ATTGAGAATAATATATTGTTCCGCCCTGTCCTTTAATACCGACTCTGGCTTTACAAGTATATTTAGAACCTGGCTCTAAATTATCATATACTTTACTATAAGGGGGAGCTATGTTGTTCACTTGATAATTCTGACTGTCACCATCCTCTCTCTCAAGAATGGTTTCTATAACATAAAACTGTCCGACATTAGATGGATTATTGAATGTATAATTTACTTTTGCCGTTGTTTCTGTAATCTCAGATATGCCCAAAGCACTTATTGTAACAGTAGCAGGATCTGTTTTAAAAGAACCTGTAGCAGTAGAGTTTCTTCCTTGTACACTAGTAACAGTCAATTTATAATAATAAGTAGTGTTTGCATTTAATCCATTAATTATATTTGTCCCAGTAACTGAACTTCCATAACTTGTAGAAGTACCATATTCCCACTTATATGAAGATAATGAATCATTAGTATCATAAGAAGCTGAATACTGCATTTCTACAGAAGTCTGAGCATAAGTCTTTACTCCATGCGAATTAATTGTCGGATTATTTCCAGTTGTCTTAAAGCTACCAGTCTTAGCTATCGATGTTCTTCCCCAATTATCCGTTACGGTCATACTGTAATAATAAGTAGTGTTTGGAGTTAATCCACTTATTGTAGTACTTGTAGAAGTTGAACCATAGCTTGTTGATGTTCCATATCTAATCGAGTAGCTTCTAAAACTTGCATTTGTATCATAAGACACATTTGGATTAAAAATTGCAGAAGTTCTTGAAGGAGAAACAGCAACACTATTTATAGTTGGAGCATTTCCCGTAGTAGTAAATTCAATAGGAGATAATCCTGTCCCTTCTCCATCATTATTATTTGTTACTTGAGTATAAAAATTATAAGATGTATTGGGAGTCAAATTGTCTTGGGTATAAGTCCAGCTTCCAGTTGCCCCATTTCCAGAATATCCAACCCAACTTCCACTTGTATCATACCAATGTATTCTCCAATAATTTGCTGGGTTACTTGAGCAGGATACATTTAATGTCGCAGATGTTCTAGTAATTCCACTTACTGAACGAGAATAAGTAGGACCTGCGGGAGAATACTGCTGAGGTATTGTAACACTTGATTCACCATTTACATTACCCCCCCAAGTACTACCAGAACAGGTTTGGTATACAGTTGTTGCGCTATAAGGACTTATAGAAAGTGTTCCTAAAAGATTTGCACTTTTTCCGTTATTACTAGCATAATAAGTAGTAGCATTTTTTGTGAAAGTATTGTTTCCTGAGGTGAAACGTAGCCATATAGACCAACCGGAAGGACCTACGTCAACATAAACATTAGCACTATTATCGCTATAATCTACACGGATACGCCAATAACAGGACCCTTCGCCATTCCATCTTTGACCACTATATACTGTTGCCATATTTCTTCACCCCCTGTTCTAACTATTTGTATCTATCCAAATTATGTATCCATTTTCTGGAATCTCAGGTTGTTGAGTTCCAACAACTAAATTAGTTGTATTCCAAGCAGTTGTCTTATCTTGTTTTTTTGTAAATTCATTCTGAAGATCTTGTTGGTCTGCAATATCTCCACTTATTTGTCCCCATTTATTATTTTTTGTAAATGTCTCATCAACATATTTCTTTGTTGCTGGGTGATAGTCACTCGTAGGAGTATACATAAGTGTATTATCTCTCGTTAATACTTGATTTTTTGTTGGTCTGTCATTTATTAACATCATTAGGTCTTCTTGGTCTTCTATATTGTTATATATATTACCCCATGAAGCTCCACCAGCAATCATATCAACATATTTTTTAGTTGCAGGATGATAATCTTTAGTTGGCTCATAAGCATTGACATTATCTAACTCTAATACATTATCCTTATCAGCTTTCTTGTTAATGTTCACATTCGCATTATCTAAACCTGTTTTTAACTCATTTATTGCACCTGTAATATTAGTTGTATCAGTTGTTGTTAAATCACTTAATGTGCCAATATCATCTCTAACTTCATTTATAGCATTTACAAAATTATCTTTTTTTGTTGTATGTAAATTTGATAACGTTCCGTGTTCTGCATCTAATTCATTAATTGCATTCACAGTGTTATCTTTTTTTGTTGTTGTTAATAATGTAATATTTCCCAAATGAGCTGAACGAGCATAATAATCTGATGTTTGATTATTTAACTTAGTTGCATTGGCAGCATGTAAAACGGTCATATTTCCATCGGTTATAGAAATGTCACCACTAGCATTTCCACGAACTGTTCCTAATATTCCATTTTGTGCTGGATAAATATTAGGTTGTTCCAAATCTTGCCAGTTGTTTCCATTCCAAATCCATTCGTGTTGTTCTTTATCAACTAACTCCCAACCAGCTTGGACTGTTGTTCCACCCATTATTTCTAATGCTCTAGCTGTTAACTTTTCAGGAGTTACATCTTTGCTATTCAAGTCAATTTTACCAATTAAAATTGTTGCCCCTCTTAATGTATCTGTAATTGACTTTAATTCATTTATTGCACTAACTGCATCAGTTTTATTATTGGTTGTTAAATTTCCAACATTACCAATATCTTTATCGACCTCATTAATGGCTTTTACTACTGTTTCTTTGTTTGTAGTAGTCAATGTATTAAGAGGACCGATCTCTTTATCTAATTCATTAATGGCATTTACAGTATTATCTTTTGCAGTAGTCGTTAGTGTACTTACATTACCAATATCTTTATCTAACTCATTTATAGCAGATACTAAATTAGTTTTACTAGTAGTTGTTAAATCAACCAATTCTCCAGCACGGCTATCTAATTCATTAATTGCCGCAACAGCAGTTTCTTTTGTAGTAGTCTCAAGCTTACTAATATCACCAAGTCCATTAATAGCATTAATAACACTTGACTTATCTGCTGTTTTTAATTCTGGAAGTTTACCAACTCTCTTATCTAATTCATTTATACCTGCCACAGCAGTACTTTTATCATCTGTTGTTAATTCCTCTATGGTTCCCAAATCATCATGAACTTCATTTAAAGCATTAACCATATTGTCTTTTGCTTCAGTATGCAACTTAGATAAGTCTCCCATCTCACCGTCTAGCTCATTAATTGCGTAGGTTACGATTTTATTTGTAGTTGTTAACTCCTCTACAGGTCCAACATTTGTATCTACTTCATTAATTGCTCCAACGATAGTACTTTTTTCAGCAGTAGTAAGATTCTCTAAATCTCCCATCTCTTTGTCAAGCTCATTAATTGCCGCAACTGCAGTACTCTTATCTTTTGTTGTTAATTCTTCTATTGTGCCTAAATCATCATGAATTTCATTAATTGCATTAACAATTCTGCTCTTATCTTCCGTGTGTAAATTCTCTAGCTTACCGATTAAGTTGTTTTCTAATATTGAAGTGACATTCATTATTGGTATCCATTTTGATATCTTTCTCCAATGACCTTCTTCAGCATAATCTTCTTTTACGTAAATAGCCCAATCACTGTCTTCATAAGTATCTCCAGTTGTTGTAGAAGTATATTTCCAATTATTATCTCTTCCATCTGCCCTACAGATATACTTGGCATTTAATAATACTCCTGAAGTTGGATCTCCATCCACAACATAAGGTATGTTTGGTAAATCACCATCATTGATTCCAAAATATCTTTCTTCGGTCGATGCCGTAACTAAATCATTCCTTTTGTTGTATTCGTACACAACACCATTCTCACTAACGGCACACCAGAATCCTTGAGTTAGTCGATCAGAAGGAATATTATTTCTGTCTGCGATAGTTTCTACTTGAGAATACTCTTTGTCAAAAATAACTCCTTCTACGGCTAATTGTAAATCTTCTGCCATTCTATTAAAATTATAATTAAGGTCGGTAGAATTGATTATTCCACCAATTTCTCTTAATTTTTGAGTTATTGCCATAATTCTACCTCCTATAAGTACCTTGGCACTATTTGCCATTCTACATTTATTGATTGTCCTTCTGGAATATTTAGCTCACAAGATAATTTGTCTAATTTCGTTATAATGACAGTAGCATTAGGATTAGAATATAGTCCGACACTCTTATCAAGTATAAAACGATTTGTTATTTTATCTATTCCTATAATTCTTCCACCTGCGCCATCTTTTGAGTTTACATTCATTTCGTCTTTAAACATAACTGTTTTTCCAATATCATCTGTTCTTACTTGTCTAACTTTTTCATCGAAACTTACCATTGTATTAGTTCCATCATTCGATATAGACGCATTCTCCTGTCTTTCAACATAATTTCTTGGTTGCAAATACATTAAATCTCCCTCAACTTTATCTGAGCAATCTACCCCGTTTAAAGTATATATATTTTCACCCCAATCAAGAATCATTTTACTATCAGTTGTCAATCCATTTAAAGTAATAACACTAACATCTCCGACAGTTTCATTGCGCAATATCATTGCCCCAGAATCTATCGCCGTATCAGTACTTATAATAGCTCTTATTTTTGAATTATATGTTCCTGGATTATATATTTGAACTTCATTTTCTCCACTTGCCATTGTCACTGACATTGGTAAACTTTCTTCTCTATATAATAATCCCTCATCATAATAGTAGTCTTGCGTGCCATCGAAGATATCTCTGTACTCATAATATTTTAAATCATCTTGATAGTATAACATTCCATAACCACAAGTTTGTCCAACTGTCGTGAAAGTTATACTGAAGTTTCCTGTATAACTGACTCCGCCTGTATCTGGATGCGTTAAAGGAATGTTTCCTAAATTATCTACAGAACTTACTTTTACCCAATAATATCTATAAGGTTCCTCTGGTCTTATTAATTTCCCAATCTTTTTTGGCCTTATCCAAGATTTCAATTGATCAAATTCAAAAGCTGATAAATTATCAATAAAACAATTATAAGTAAAACTTTTTTGAGATAATCTGGTATTAAAATAATATTTACCATCGTATCCGTCAACTTCTAAACTATTATCACTAAATTCAGGAAGGATAGGAGTGTCATAAGTACTTCCATCTGAGACACTCGCCACTCCTATCTGACTTGAATCTATTCCGTCGAAGACAAAGGTAAGATATATTTCTCCCTTATCTATGACATCCATTATATTTGCTCTTCCGCATACTGGTTCATGTGCAGCCATATAATCTTACCTCCTTTTATTTCATATTTATATTTAACTTAGTTCCAATTCCTTTTTTTGCCATCATATCATTTGCTCCTTGTACGAATATATCTAAAGCTTTCTTGCCATCAGCGGCGCTTGACATTGAGGCAACATTGAAATTAATAGAACCGAATGTAACATTAGAATTTGTTGTAGCATTATTAACAGTAGAAGGATCTAGTGATTTTGCTAATGCTCCGATTTGTTCAGTTTGGTATGCACTTAAGAATGCCTCTGGATGTGTCTTGTTACCATCTACCCAAGCTGGTCCAGTATAATCTACCATACCTCCAGTAGCATAATAATGTTCTTTCCTTGCTCCCCAAGAGCCTGGTTTTTGAAAATAATATACAGGAACGTATTGTCCGCTACCAATATCAACCATCCATTCTCCATTTATTTTTCTAATATCTCCCGCTTTATAATTTCTGTCATGACCCCATGGATCACTAATACTACCATTAGATATTCCTGAAGTGTTAAAAGTAGCAACTACTGTACCATTTCCACCGGCTGGTTTAAATTCTATTTTATCACCCTTCTTCATATTTCCAGTATATTTATCATTAACATCTTTTTTGGGCTTAAGTGTTGAAGGATCAGAGTCTCCTCCTCCAAAATTGCCTGAATATGAACTAGGTTTATAACTAGAAGCTCTACTCACTGCAGCACTATAAGCATTCGCAGCATCTGTGGCTTTTTGCCAAGAACCAGGAAGTGCTTGAATTTTAATATCCATGGCTTCAACTGTCTGAGTAACTGAAACAATATCGGAAGTTAATTTTCCTAATTCGGCTCCCATATCCGTAGCAGCCTTCATTGCATCCATTGTCTCTTTCCACTCTCTCTCCATCTCAGATTGCTGTAAAGCGCTTTGTTGACGGTACTCTTCATTCCAATGAATTAAAGTCTCCATCATGGCTTCGGTACCTTCTTCTTGGATAGCTTGAACCTGTTCCCAATACCATGTCATTTTTTCTAAACGATAATCATAAGTTTCTGTTTCGGCATCTTTTGTATCTTGCAACCATTGTTTACGATCATCCATGTCATCTTCAAAACGCTTTTCTGCTATTTCTAATTGTTTATCTTCTAAATCTTGTTGTAATTGTAATAATTGAGCATTATTTTTACCAGAAGAATCTAATGTCGCTCTACGCAAAGCTTCTTGAGCCTTGTACAATTCTTTATTGCTATTATCATCTTCCTGAGCTTTCTTTCTAGCTTCGACAGCTTTCTCAATCATATCTATTTCATCATCAAGAGCTTTAACTCTAGCATCGTGTAATATTTTTTCCCTATTTTTAATAGCGTCTACAAGTTCATTTTCTATCTCGATTTGCATTTGAACCAATTCTTCTCTGACCTTTTTAACTTCTTGAGCATATTTAGTCAAATCATTTTCAGTGTCTCTCAACGTATCTCTTTGTTTTTGGAAAGCTTCTACTAAATTGTCAATATCTTCTTTCATATCATTAGGAAGATTTTTGTATTTATCATACATCGTTAAATCTGCCCATCCGATATCTCCATTTTCTTGAATTTTAAACATCTGTCCATAAGGAGAATCTAACAAATCTCCAGCTGCTTGATTAGTCATTTCTTGTTGCATATCGAATAAGTCTTTGTATACATCATACTGTTGTTGAGCTAAGTCAAGATTAGTCATCATCAAACGACCATAATCTTCTCCGCTATAATCTTTATACAAATCCTTGAATGTTTCATTTTCATCTATTTTATGCTGAAGACCTTCAATTTTTTCTAATAAAGTCAACGTCCTTTCAAGTTTCTCATTGTAATCTGATACATCTTTTTGAGAATTATCTCCAAAAGCCTTACCCAAATTAGTTTTATCACTTTTTAAGTAATTAGCAACTGTCTCTTTTAATTTTACCTCATTATTTATTCTTTGGTCTAAATTGCTTATTTGTTGCCCCAAACTTGAAGAGTATTCCTTAAGTGATGCTAGCGTCTTTTCTTTACTTCTGGTTATCAGATTAGAAAAAGTATCAGCAGAATCATTTACAAACTTATCGTAAACCTTGGAGTATTCGCCCTTAATATCAATCCACTTGACATCACCGATATCTTCTCCATTAGCATAGGCGGTTCTCATAGCCGCAATTTGTTTGAAATAATTATTTTGCATTTGCATCATTGATGTCAATTTATTCTCTTCGGCATCAATTTCATGCATATTAGTTTTATCTAATAGTTTAATATAGTCTGCTCTGAAATCCTTTTGTAGCTCGCCATTATCAACCAAAGACTGATATTCGGCGTCACTCATTTGTTCTATCTTAGCAATTTCAGCATCAACCGCATCTTTTTGAGCTTGAAGAACTTCTTTTTGATTTAATAATTCTGCCTTGCCTCTTTCTATTGTCATTAACATGTCATTGGCTTTCAAGCGAGTAGAATAACTAATTAAATCATTAATACCACTCATAGCTTCTGCATTTAATTGTAGCTCTCCATTCTCCATAGAAAGTCCATCATTTACGCTCTCGATAGCATGCATCCATGCATCAAACTCTTCTTGTGTTTCAAATGCTTTTCCTTCAAAAGAACCCAATAAATCAAATAATTGAGTTATTCCATCTACATCTAATATTCCATTTGTATCATCTAAATGACTAGTTAAACCCAAGAAAGAATCCCAAGATTCTTTCATCTCTTTTATTTGTTCACTTAATTCATTAAAAGTTGGTACAGCATAAGATTCTATTTTACTTGTCATGTCTGTAATGCTATCCTTATAATCTTTTATATTATTTTTAGACTCTCTGATAATTTTGTTATTACTCTCTATAGCACTATTATATTGTTCCCAGGCTTTTTTAACTTTATCTTGTTGAGAACTTGATACTTCAGACTCATAAGTAATTCCGTCATTTTCATCATTCCAGTCTATACTTGCTAATCTATTGTATCTGTCTTCTATCCATTTGTTTTTTTCATCATCATTTCTAAATGAGAATGATTCCGCTTCGCTCTCTGCGACTTCTCTTAATTTTTTTAAATAATTTTCTTTTTCTTGTTTATTTTTTGCTTCATAATCTGAAATTTTTTTCTGTTGAACTTCTTGCTCACCTAAAAGTGTATTTATAGTAGATATAATAGCCCTAGATTTATTCAATTCTCCATTGGAATCTCTAAAAGAAGAAATAACATGTTTAACTCCACCATTTTTTTCAAATACGTCAGTAAAGGCTGTATCTAACATGCCTGCATTCTTTAATAGCGTCAACTCCTCTTGAGTTAAATTATCTAATTCTTTACTAAAAGCCTCTAGATATGGAATTCTTGATTGATCTCCTCCACCATTTCTCAAGTTAGATATCTCTGTTTGTATTGACTTTTTAAGAGCCTCTACTTCAGCAGCCCCATCCCAGGCAACATTTAAAGTGGCTGTTATTACACCTTCTATTTGCACATCTGTTAGTCCAGCGTCTTTTAAAGATTGTTTTAATTGCTTGTTCAACAATTCTTTTGCATCAGCGAAGGTCATATTTTTAATATATTTAGAAACCTCATTCAATGACGCCATTGCATTGTCTATTTCTGACCAAGACACATTCGTAAAATTACCTAATAGATTATTGATTGCATCGGTTGCATCTGTTATTCTACCATCTCGTCCCGCATCCATAATAGAAGTTATAAAACTATCAACTATTTTAGTTGCGGTATCCTTATTTTCATCTGCGATATCTTTTATAAATTCTTGTCGCTTTGTTTGATAAGAACTTAAAATCTCAGAATAATTCTCGTCCCATACTTTTCTATTCTCTTCTAATTGCTTTTCATCAATTTTCTCATCTGCTATTGCTCCACCGCCTACCATTGCTAATCCAGCAGCGGTTCCATATAATGATGCTCCGCCAGTAAATGGAGCCAATGCAGTGCCTCCAATTGTCAATGTCCAACCAATTATTTTGTTTATTGCATTCCACGTCTTAGCAGTTTTTTGAGCATTCTTTTGTAAATTATCAAATTCTGTTAATTGTTTATCCGCATTGATAGACAATTCTTTTTGTTTTTTATCTAACTCGTCATAAGCTAAAGCTGTGTTTATTACAGCTTCTCCATACTGATTATATCCTGTAACAATCCCAGGAATTAACTTAACCAATTCTTCCGTTGAATCTTTTAAATTCTGAGTTTCTTCTTCGGTTTTATTTAATTTACCACTAAGTTCTTCATATACTTTTAAACTATTTTTTATAGTATCTTTTTTTTGAGAAAGTTCATCCATCTCTTGTTGCAATTCGGTAAGTTTTTTTTGAGTAGTTTCTACACTAGGCCACAATTTATCAAAAGTAAATTTTATAACTCCAATCGAAGCACCAATAATAGCCCCCCAAGGAGGAGCAAATTTACCAAAAGTAGTTGCTAAACCAACACTTGTACTTAGTGCAGATGACATATCATCATCTAATCCCAAGAATGATGCTCCCATTTGTGCCAATGAACCAGCAACTAATCCTCCACCAACATTTATTTTAGAAAAAACTGCCGATATCTTTTCACCATTAGTTAAAAATTTGTCTGTCGTAATATCTTTTACCTGTCCGATAGAAACCGAATCTAAATTTTTAAAAGCATCTAATCTTTTCTCTGACAAATCTCTTGCATTTTTTACTTGCTTTGGATCGTCTAATGAAATAGAAGATTTTTTTTGTTTTCCAAGATTACTTTTGTATTTTAATAAGTCTTTATTAAGAGTCGAAACCTCTTTGGTAAGATTTTTTCTACTTTTCCTTAATTCTTCTATAGCATCGTTGTTGATATTGAATATCTTATCAGATTCATCTTTTAATACCTCTTGTAATTCGTGATATCCAATACCATACTCTTTTGCGAGACGTCCCATTTCTTCTTCAATCATTTTATCGACTTCATCATCGCCAAATAATGACAACTGCTGTACATCTCCCAACAATCCTTTACGACGCAAGCTTTCAGTAGCTTCTTCGTATAATTCTCCTCCAATCTTTTTGCTGTCAGGATTTTTTACTTTTCTTTCGTATCCCTCTCTTAAAGTTTGAAGTTCGCTTTTTCTACGTGCGCGCTCAGCTTCATTTGCTTCTAATAATTTTTGTTCTTCCGCCTTATTCTTTTTGATTTGAGCCTCTGTTTCTCTTATTGCTCTTTCTTGTTCTTGAATATAGCCATCACTATTAGTGCTCATTATATCAAGTTGCGTCTTTACAGCATCTGTAGCCTGTTCATACGCTTTTTTCATTGCTATCTGTGCACCAGTATTAGAACCAGCTTCTTTAATCTCTTGATCTTCTACTAAATCGTCACTTTGTTTAGAACGAGTCAAATTCTCTTGTGCTAATTCATTAGATTGTGAGGCTGAGGTATTATCTTCTAATGCTTGTGATGTTTCATTAATAGCCTTTGTATAATTGCCAAGTCCATCTATTGAATTTTTAATATGACTCCAAACTGAATTTGCTTTATTTCCAACGTCCTGGAAACTTTTCCCAAGTCCATTAAGATCTGAAGACAAGTCTTTTAAACCGAGTTTTTCTAAACTCCATGTTTTGAATCCTTTAAATAAATTACCAGCTTTACTCAATGTTGTAAAGATTTTGGTTAATGCCAATAGCGGAACTACTGTACTAGTAATTCCTTTTGGAATCTTATTCAACAATTCAATAAGAGAAGAAAACATATCAATTATTCTTTTTATCATCGAAGAATCTGCTATGTTTGTAGCAAATTGTTGCCAAGCATTACTTAATCTTGTAAAACTTGCTTCTAATCCTTGATTATAAGCTCTTAACTGTTTAGCAGATTCTCCACTAGCATTTTGCGAAACATCTACTAATTCCATTGCTCTATCATAGTTGTCCATTAAAGCGATGAAACGAGATTGTTGTCTATTTCCTGCAAGTACAGTAGCAATATATGCCTTATGATTACGATCTAGTGTATTCCACATTGGACCAAGTTCATTCATAATGTCTTGTAAAGTTCTCAACTGTCCAGAACTGTCTGTAGCGGCAATTCCAATACTAGTTAACGCTTTTGCTACATTACTAAATGTAGTACCATCTTCCTCTATTTTACCAATATCCTTTATTTCCTGTAAACGAGAAGTTATAGATTTCATTGCAGTACCAATATTCTCTGGCGCTTCACGAGTTACTTCTTGCATTGTTGATAGATAAGCCATGTAGTAATCTAAATCTAACCCGGCCATACGAGCCTGAGACGCAGATTTTTGCATAGCCACTGTTAACTCATCTACGCTTGAAGCAGCGGCAGCATCTAGTGCAGACATTTTATCCGCTATGTCCATTGCCTCATTAGCGCTTAATTGATATCCTCTTACTGCTGCAGTTAATCTATCTGCGGCTTCTGCAGCGTCGATTCCACCAGTCTTAGAAACTGCTATAGAAGCTTCTGTCATTTTTAACGCTTCAGAAGTTCCCAAACCTTGTTGATAGAAAACTAATTGAGCAGCAGCAACATCTTTAGTTGTTGAACTTAATTGATTTGCCAACTTATTATATGAAGATGTCAAACTATTAACTTCCTCTCTAGTTTGACCAGTAACCATCATTGTACGAGTTAATGTTTCATCGTAATCTTTGAAAAATTCAATTCCTCTACTTAATCCTGTTTGAAATAAATTACTCAAAGATGTCCCCAAGAAAGTTCCAGAAATAATATCACCAAATTTAACGACTTCTTTCTTTGCTGCTTTAACTTGATTAACCTGTTCATCAAGTGATGAACTGAACTTCTTACTTTCTCCAGTTACACCATTTAAATTTATCCCTACTCGAGATAGTATATCATTGTATTGTCCCAATATGCGATTTGCTTCTGTGCTGCTGATCATAGAATCATATTTAGAATCTGACATTTGGTTCTTAATATCTTTTTGAGCATTCCTAATTTCTTCTTGCGTTCTTAATTTAGCCAATTCTTCTTCTTTTGCGATAATTTGTTTAGCTATTTCTAAACGCTCTTGATCTTGTTTAGTAAGTTTTTCACCCGATGTCACTAAAGCTTCTGCTTTAGAGATTTCTTTTCTAGCCTGAGGCGTACTCATGTTATTTTGACTCTTAAAAGAAGAAAGCTCTGCAGATTTCTTACGACGTTTTTGAGACTCGACGTCTAATTTCTTTAATTGCTTTTCTAAATTCTGATAATCTTTTATTAAAGATTGGTTACTTGGACTTTGAAAAGACTGATTAATAGCCTCCTTCATACTATTAATTTGTGTTTTTACTTTTTGAGTCTCTTCTCCAACTGTCTTAAATGCTTTTGTAATGGCAGAAGCATCAGTGCCTTTTGATAGTTCTCTATTAAGATCTCTAATAGCATTATTATATGAATCAAAAACACCTTTCCCTGCATCTTTGCCACCAATTTTTATTTCTGGCATCCTTATTTCTTTGATGTTTTTCAAAGCACTTGTATCAGGTATATATTTGACTTTAATATTTACAGTATCATTACCTGCTGCCATTTAACTCACCCCTCTCTAAATTTATTCATTAACTTTTTCTACTTCTTCCATTTTACTTTCTAATAATTCCTTAATTTTATTTATATTTTCTTCTGTAAAAGATTGTCCTAAATCTTCAAGAACTGACATTAAGGTCAATGAATATTTAGCCTTAGCTTTTGCCCCTTCTTCAATCTCTCTAAAAATTTCTTCATATTCTTTAGAATATTCTCCCTTTTCTAATTCTTCAATTAAACTATAATTATCATTTATAAAATCTATCCAATTAATGTCTTCTGCTTCCATTGTTTTGTGCATTTCAGTATTGCCTAATAAATTGAATAAAGTTAATGCTAATGATATTTTTAGTTCATATTTATTATGGTAATATTTTTTTTCTATATTGTTTAAAGTTTGTCTAACTATAACATCTTTTGTACTTATTTTTTTTAATTCTTCTAATCTCTCTAATTTCATTTTTTATCTATCCTCCCAACGTTAGCATAATTAAATTCCATGCTAAGTTTTATTTTATTCACTGCATGCAACATTGTATCTGCTGTTGCGTCATACCATTCTTTTCTTGTTTCTAATGGCTCTTCTTCATATAATTTAAGTATATCTCCAGGAACTGAAGTTAAACTATCTCCAGTTTGTTTAATAGGCCAAGGATTGGAAGTGATTTTATTTTTTGTTCCAAGAGTCGCCTCTAACATATCAGAAACTCTTAATACCGCATCTCTTGTGTGTCCTTTTGTTTTTGTTCCTGTTTTAGAAATAACATATATAAGAGCTTCTTTTCCTTCGGCAATACCTGCAATTGTTTTTACAGCTATTGCATACCTTAATACATTAATTACATTGATAAACCTATTATCTAATAAACCAGATGGATTTGCATTTAATTTTTCAATCGCACTTGGGTTAGAGCCTGTTGTATACATATCAGTAGGAGTAATTCCTCTTGCTTTTCTATCTTCATTAACGCTATCAACCAAAGATATATAATTTGGATCTGAGAAAGCGTGTTGATGTATTATTGCAAATCTTATGATATCTTTTGTACTACTATCTATTGTTTCATCCATTAATAGATCTAAATTAGTTGCAGGTAATGACAAAATTCTTTTACCCGATGTACTACCAGCTTTCATCTGAATAGGTAGGGGATTTTTTCCTTCAGCAGTAACTTCTATATCATAAGTACTTTTCTTTTCTCCATATTTAGAATCTCCCGTTTGAGCGATTAATGATTCTGAACCCTTAAATCCAGCTATTGTATTCTGAACTGCAATTTCTTTTGTCCATTTTTTTAGTTCTGGTTGTTCCTTAGTAATTTTTGTCATATAAGTAGCATTAATTAGAGTTGAAAAATAACGCTCAAACCAATTTCCCAATGTAGCGCTTTTACCAGATACCATCATTCCTTCACTAACACCCAATAACCTATTCATACTTCTTGTTATTGTTGATTTAATCTGTGAAATTACCTCTTGATTGTTATCTGTTTTTCCTTTTTCTATAGTTTCATGTAGCGCTTTTTTACTTATCTCTTTTACAGAATCTAATACCGTTCTATTTAACTTGTCTCTGGAAGAAAGTTCTTTCCATATTTCATCGAATACTTTATTCGTATCAGTTAATAAATTATTTAAAATTTCAATACCCTTCTCTGGTGTTACTTCTTCAGATGTAAATAAACTACAAAAATCTATCAAAGCTGCATTTTCTTTCTCCTTAAAACTCTCTATTGCAGCTCTTATTTTGTCTTCTTGTGGATTAACGGAGATAGACTGAGCCTTTTTCCAATAAGGACTACAAAATAAATAATATCTATGTAAATAACCCGGTCTACCGTAGTATCCTCCATCTCTCACTTCTGCTGCCATATTACATCACTTCAATCGTAAATATCTCTTTATTTACTCCATTTTGATTATCATCTGCCAAACCTTGTACATATACCGTAGAGCCATATGCCTTTTCTGAATTATTAAACCCTATATAAAAATTAGTACCAACAGACACTTTATTAAATCTAATAATTATATTCATTTTCTCTTCTGTTAGAATATCCATCGCTTGGCATTGCATTTCTAGCGACATTATTACTTCTGCTCCAAGTTGTTTTATACTTGTTAAGGATTTTGCCTCATTCTCTTCTTCATAGAGATATGTAAATAAATGACTTACTTTTTTAATTAAATGTATTTCATCTTCAACAACCTCAAATTGATCTTTAGCAACTTTCGTTAAATTGCCATAATCATCTGTTAAATATAATAATACTTCTCCCATTGGTTTAGAAGGTAATTTAATTATATCTTGGTCATTCGTCAAAACGGTATCTGTTATTGTTGCTTTCGTTTTTTGATTCGTTTTTGTCTCTCCAAATATACTGTTAAACAAATTTAACATCATACTTCCATTCATTAAACTAAAACTAACATGTTTAATCGTTGATGTACCCGCTTCAGTGCTTCTACCGACAATATTCTTATCTCTTTCTCCAACAACGAAACTTGAAATAGACGCATTGTCTATTACCATAAAAGGTTCTCCCCTTTTTAGACATTTGTCTCCATATCGTCCGTCTTCTCTTACTCTGAAAATGGCTTTTTCAACCTCTTGAAACCTTAATCGATCAAGCATCTTATCTCACCTCTTTCAATATCCTCTCTGTCTATTAGTAGGCTTTGTATTCCTTTACTTCATTCATTGTACCATAGATTAAATTTTGTGTCAAATAAAAAGAACCTTGCGGTTCTTTATATTATATAGTAGCAGCTTCGATACATTCAGTAGCTTCACCAGTACCATTTTCTCCGTAAATTCTATAAACGATTAGACGTTTGTCGTCGTCTGCTAAAGCAGTTCCGTTCATATCAAATACAGCAGCAGTACCGTCAGCATTTAATTCAAATGTATAGTTGTTGTCTAAAGCAAATCTTGGAACTTCGATTTGTAATGCATCATTACGTCCTGTAAATGTATTGTATAATTCAGTATCTCCTACAAATCTATAAGTTTTAGCGAACATATCACTAAATACAGTAAGTTCTCTTGCTTGTTCTGGTTCAGTTATATCATAACTATAGAATACTTGATATTCTTTGTCTTTTACAATTGTATAATCACTTGGTCTCCAAGCTTCTGCATTTAAAGCAATGTCTTGAACAGCTGTTTTACTATCGTAACGAGCTTTTCTTTCGCTTATGATACCATCTTTTACTTCTGCTAACCAAAGAGTAGTTCCAGCAGCCATACTATGAGTTAATTTTAAACCTGTGTCAGTAGCTTTAATTTTTTCATTATATGCAATTCTTATAGCGCTTTGATCTCCAGACTTAACAACTTCTCCACCAGTAACTACTGCTAAATAAGTCATACTCATAACAGCATCTTGGATAGTTAAGTTAACAGCCTTGTTTGAAGCGATACGAGCTAATATTGGATTACCCTTACCACCTTGTACGTCGTTTGTATCAGCAGTTTGTTCAATTGTAGATAATTTTAAAGTATCAAATTTAGCAACTGGATTTCCACAAACTAAATCGTATAATACAACATCAGCACAAGTAACAGAAGCATATTTACGTCCCATAATTTCAAACATAATTTTTACCTCCATTGAATTATTCTAGCCAATGCTTAGTCTTTGATTTATGCTTTTTATCAGCATAAGGTGACAATAAGCAAGCTATTTGATAGTTTTCAATTTGTACTATTTTTTCTAGCACAGCTCTAAACTGTAATAACGTCATGTTATATACCGTTTCATAAGAATGTCCGTGAGCAACAACAGCAACAATTTGAGAAGCAAGGTCATCTTCGCCCTTCTCCTTTTTTATCTCAGCTAAACGTTGTTGGCCTTTAACAATCTTATCATGAACTTCTTGAGCACGTTTAGATCGCGGTGCATTTTGTATATTAGTATCTTCTTCTTTTTGCGATGTTATCTGTTTGATAACACTTTGAATCTCTGAAAAAAGTTCTTCAGTGAGCTCTATCCCAGACTCTAGTTCCCCTATAAATATAGAATTCTGCATCTTTAAAAACTCAACTTTTTTATGCATGAAGAATAAAACAGAGTCTTTAAATATTTTTTGTAAGTTTAAATCATATATTATAAACTTTTTATATACGTCCCAGTCCTCAAGATTCCACGTTTCATCTGTCTCTTCTGGAACTAAATCTTTTCTTGATAAATTCCATATCGCATAAAGATTCCCAAATCTTTCGTTTCCTAAAATAACAATATCCTTGACCGTCGGTTGGAAAATAGTAATCTTAGAATTTAATTCTATTCCTTCTCCAGTTAGTATTCTACTTATATTAATTTTCAAGGATTGTTTCATAAACCATCCTAAAACCGATTAGTCTATCTGATAACTTAGCATTTATAACTTGATCTAATCTATATTTTACGCCAGAAGTTTGAACAAATTTCGTTCTCATTACCTTATCTATATAATTACATATAATAAGAGGTCTTAATCCATCGTTAATTATCCATTGTTCTGGTGGAGTCCATACATCAATTGCTATTGTAGTTATAGCGTTATTCCTTTCATTACCAATATCTTCCATTAACAAATTGATAGAAATATAACTTGCATCAACATCTGTCTCATTATGTAATGGAATTAAGGGAGTTCTCCAAATTGTCTTATCAACAAGAGACATTTTTACTTCTGGTTGTTCTAACGCATTTTTATCTATATAATATAATAATTTTCTTATCTCTGGAGTAGAATCTAAAACAGCAGCCAATCTTGTGATATCGTTATTAAGAGAGAGAAACAAAGACGCTTCTTGATTTTTACTAGAAAAAGCACTCATATTACACCCCCTCTACACTTACAATTCTTATTTCTTTTGTATAAATGTCAGTTCCAGTCATAACAACTAGTTTTATTGTACCAGAATACTTATCTTTTATAGAAATTGTTATAGAATTATTAGTAGTTTTATATGTTCCTTTTACTTTCGATGGGAAAGTAGGAACAAATTCTGCATCTTCCTTATTGTTAAGATAATATTCTGCACTTCCATTCCATACAATTGTATCTGGTCCTATTATGTAAATATTATCCTTAATCCACTCGTCACCAGAATGTATAACAAATTCTTTATATATTAACTCATTATCCTTAAGACTAACTTTCACAACAATGTCTTTAGCGACAAGAGGAGTTATAACATTTCCTGTTATAGAAACATCGTTTGGATCTTCTACAGTTAATACAATGTCTTTTTTATCTGTAATCTCTCCATTTTTAAAGACTTCATAATTAACTTCAAATGGTTTACCAACTTCTAATATTACATCAGAATCAAAATTCAATCTAAGTTCATATCTTCTGTTGTAATTTGCTATATTATTTTCGACATCATCACCATCTTGCAATATATCATCATACATACCTAATATTGTTGTTCCATCCGTAGATAGATTATCTACGAATGTAACTCTATATGGTTGTCCGTTAAATAAGAAACGCATATCTTGTTCTAAACTTAGATTTCTTTGTGTTATTACTGTTATAGGAGTATCTACTTCTCTAGCCATAACAGGAGGATCGGTATATTTATTTTCAACTAATATTGAACTCATACCTCTTCCCTTGGCATATGCTTTTTGAGTTCTAAGATTTCCTTCTTTATCTACCCATTTTAAGTCTACATTACATCTATAAGCAGTTCCATAAAAAGATTCTTTTATTACACGAGCCTCTCTTTTTACAACAACCCAATACTCATTATCCCATTTAAATAGAGTTCCCATTTTAAGTACATCTATTTTAGATAAAACTAACACTTCATCTCTAATATCTGTCATTGCGCCAGTCATAATACCGATACGATTTGGATTCCAATCTTCAGAGTCTATATCATAAATAGATACATCCATACCATATTGAGATTTTTCTAAAAAAGTATCAAGATTAGTTCTTACTTGATTTTTAACATATTCTTTTAAACTAGAGCCAACAGTGCCAGTAACTCTGGCTTTATAATTTTCTAATACGCCCATATCTGGCACCCCCTTCTTATTGAGGTTTAGCTATACCGTTTAAATAATTTATAACATCAAAAACTCTTCTCTTATACCAATCTCCATCTAAATATTTTAATGGAGCAACCTTAAAAGCAATTGTACTTGCTGTAAGACTGTCTAAGAGTCCGTTATTCATTGTTAATTCCATCATTAATTCATCGTATAGTCTTTCCCATTCTTTGCCTTCTTCTCTCCAACAAAGCATCTTATATACCATAGATATTATATGTTCTCTAATATACTTATCTTGCATTATTCATTACCTCCAAATGTAGAGATATTGATAGTTTTATAGCCATATTCAGTAAGTCTATTTTTTAAGCGTTTATAATATCCATCATGTAATTCAAGCAAATTCTTCATCGTTTCATTTGGTGAATAAGTTTTAATACCTGCATCATAATATTGTTGTTCTATTAATCTTGTTGAGTTTAATTGTTGCTCTGTCCAAGAAACAACCATACCCCAAGCCAAACATTCTATTTCATGATCTGATAAAGATTGTTCAAAATACCCTTCTTCATCGTTCCTTGCATGAAGATCATATCCTGGTAATACTCTATATTCTGTTTCTTTTGCTATTCTACATAAATAATATATTGATCTCTTTAGAAGAGGTAATAAATCTGTCATTAATTCTTCTTCTGACATTACCGCAAATCTATCATCTGTTACGGCACTAAGAAAGGATTCGTATATCTCTATATACTTTGTTCCCATTTTATCCCTCCTTATTCTGATAATATTTTTTTAACTAAATCTGTGTTATATCTATCATTCTTTGCAACAATTTCTTTGATTGTATCATAGTTTACTGGATTTTTTAAAGCTTCTCTTATTTTATCTTCTTTATCATTTTTAATCCAATTATAGAAAGTAATAGCTTTTACAATAGGAACTTCTGCAGTTTCTTCTTCTACATGAATTTGATGAATTCCTGCATCTTCTTCAACTTCGCAAACACGATTTCCTAAAATGTAATCTCTTTCTTCATCACTAAGAATACTTCCATATAACATTTCTTCTGTGATTCCATCTACTTTTATTAATCCTTGGCAAATCATTCTTTTGCTAACTGGATTATCTAAGATATTCTTAAAACTATCTAAAGATATTCTTAATTGACTGTTCATAGGAATATTATAAAATCTTCCTTGAGTATCTCTTAATCCAACTCCGCAATCGCCAACATTTAATAATCTAATTTCAATAAATTTGTTATCCATTTTTTCAACCTCCATCATCTCTTTTACGGATTTTTTCTTTTCCTACAGTATAGTAGGCACTCTCCGTGTTAATAATAATTTAACATATTTTATTCTTTTTGTCAAATGTTTTTATAATAAATAAAAAAGAACCTTTCGGCTCTTTTTATATAACTACGCTTCTAAGCTTGTGTCTTTGTAGATTGCCCAATAATTGTGAGATAATACAGCAACATCGAACATTTGTTCAAGACTAATTTCTTGAGATAAAACTGCGTCAGTGAAGTTTCTTACGAATGTAGGACCTTCGAATGCAATTTTAACTGGTTTTTCAGCTCCAACTGGCATAATGTATGCATAAGCATCATTTACGATTGTTTCAGTGTTAGTATCATCAGTGAATGATTGGTTAAGGATTATAACGTTGCATCCTTTGTAAGTTCCAACGTATCCTTGGTTTCTTACGTCTTCAACGTCTCTGTCGCTTATTTTAACAGTAGCCCATCCTGGGTTATTGTATAATTTACTTGCGAAAGCAAATGTACAATAAATATTAACGCTGTCTCCATAAGCTCTTACAGTGTTGATTAACTTATCGAATTCATCCATAACTAATCCAGCACCTGTGTATTTGTTTGCAGCAGGTCTATCTGGAGCATTGAATGAAGCGATTAAAGCTTTTTGAATTTCAATATATAATTTTTCTTCTAAAGCTTCTGTTAATACATCTAATAGTTCAGACATTGAAATTCTTCCTAATAAGAAGTCTTCAATTTCTAATCTTGTAGCACCAGCATATACTCTTGGTTGCATTACTAATTCTTTGTTATCTAAAGTAAATGTTTTATAAATACCTTGATCTCCTGCTTTAGTAACGAATTTTTTACCTCTGTATTTACCAGTTCTTACAGTGAAGCTAATTTTTTCTCCATATCCTTTTCTTCTGATTTCAGCGAAACCACCGAATTGTTCTAATACCTTTCTTGGTATAACGATATTAGCTACTTCTTCGATTATTTCATATAAATCAGCTGCATGTTTTCTAAGATATTTGTAATCTTGGAAAGCACTTAATTGTTCACGAAGTGAATTTTCAAGGTCAGCAGCAGTGAATTCAGAAGGGATATTTTCTTTAGTAATTGTAGCAACTGCTAAGTCAACGATATCTTTCATGTTATCCATATCTTTCTACCTCCCTTACGCTTTATTAACAACAACGTAGAATCCTACTTCGTCATTTTGCATTGTACTTTTCTTAACGATGAATTCGCATTTAGCATCGTTATTTTTTGTATCTGTAACTTTTATCATTCCGTTACCATCTGGATATCCATATAAACTTCCTTCTTTTGCGAAAGCATCATCGAAAGCTTTATTATCAGCATAGTCTCCAGAAATTAAATTAGTGTGGAAACTGTCTCCTTCAGATAATTTCCATAATCTTGGTAATTCTTCTTCATTGTTTACGTTGAAAACAAAATGATTAAGTCCTCTTTCTCCTGCTCTGTAATATCTTACAGTTGAATGCATTAAATAAGGACAAGAAACTTCTTCTTTAACGATTTCGTTTTTCTTACGATCAATGAAAAGGATCATACCATTCTCTAATGTTTCAATTCCATCTTTTACAGGTGTTTGAGCTTCAATTTGTCTTGTAGCTTCAGAAGCTAAGAAATTGTGTTCAACAACACCATGACCAGAAATCTTATATTGAGCCATGTTTAATTACCTCCATTTAATTTTTCTTATTAGCAGCTTTTGTAGCTCTAACTAATTCTTGCCATCCTTTTTTAGTTTCTTTTTTAGCAATGCCATTAAATGAATATATCATACCATTTACTTTATTTTCATCGCTTTCTTCTTCAACCAATACTTGTTCAGCAAGTTTTGCACCTAAAGTTGATTTTAAATCTTCTACGCTATAATTACCAATATTTTCTTTTATGTCAGACATAAAATCACTATCGTTTATTTTAGAAGAGAATTTATTAATTAATTCTTCTTTAGCTGCATTTTCATATACTTCTAATTTTTCTGTTAATTCAGCAACTTTAGCTTTTAATGCTTCTGTTTCATCTTCAACAGTAGATTCAGCTTCTGTTTCTTCTTCTACTTCTGGTTCTTCTTCAGACTCAGCAGTTTCTTCTTCAGCTTCTTCTTCGATTTCTTCTACTTCTTCAGCAGTTTCATCTCCAGAATTTTCAGAATCTTCGTCTTCATACTTTTCTTTTTTCTTTTTGCAAGCATATTCGTCTTCAGATTCTTCTTCGGCTTCAGTTTCTTCTTCTGTTCCTTCTTCAACACCGTCTTCAGTAGGAGTAGCTTCAGCCGCTTCGTCTTCTGTTACTTCAACAGCTTCAGTTTCTTCAACTTCAGGAGTTTCAGTTTCAACAGTAGCCTCTTCATTAACTATAGTAGAATCTGTTTCATTAACTTCAACAACATCTACTTTTTTTTCTGTGTTTGGCATATTTGTACCTCCTATATTCGATTCTTGTTCTAACGCTTCATAAGCGCTAAGCATATTCGCATATGCTTGAAAGAACTTGGCATCCTTGAAGCAAGGAGTGTGTGCATCACCAAGAACAGTAATTCCGAAGAATTCGGCATTAGTAATTCTTAAATAATGCTTGTCATCATAAATCTCAAATTCACCGTCCATAGTTTCAGGATTAAGTTCCATTGATAGAGATTTCTCCTCTTCCAAAATTTTTTGGGCTTCAGGAAATCTTCCGTCCCATATTACAGCATCTACTTCATAGTATTTCCTTTTTACAGGTAAACCATAAACTTCTTCTGTAACTTCTACCCTCATGGGATGAGGATCTAATGGGACAAAGCCGTAAGCTATTTGACCCTCGCCGTGTCCTTCAAAATCTCCTTCCTCAGAATTATATCTTCCAACAATAGGAGTACCAGGAATGGTTTGTATCAACTTTTCAGCTACGTCTGCATCAATAATAGTACGATTGACATTTGGTCCTTCATAGAATACTCTTGCTCTTCCCAATGAAAATTGACTATTAATTTTAGAAAACTTAGTCATCTTGATGTCTAGGGCAGCATATTTTGTTAAGTCCATATCACTTGCCTCCTTTATTGACTATCCTCTTTTTTAAGAGTTCCGTCTGTCTTTTCATCTGTTGATGATTGTGGTCTTCCTCCCTCAACATTACTAGCTGCATCTGCAGTTTGTTGAGCAGCGGTTCCACCCTTTCCACTCATTGTATGAGAACTCATTAGGGGAACGAGTCTTTTGTCGAGCTTCAATAAATCATTTTCCAAATATAAAAGAGACTCAAAGTGTCTTTGCTTAACACCAACAGCTATTTGAGGAATGATTTTGCTGTATCCATACTGCGCATTCTTCAAATAAGTGTCCATCATTTTCTCCCTATTACGATAGGAAATCGGTAAATATGAAACTACAAAATTGTAAGTTCTTTTTCCTCTTGCACCTATCTCGGCATTACAAATAAAAGATAACCATGTACTTATTTTTTCCATAATGTTCCAAATAAATGATTCATCTTTTCTTGCTGAGAATTCTAACACTCCAGCAGTGTCCCCATTGAAAATAGCTTGAGGAACACCAGCTTCATTGTACATCTTTTCTTCAAATTTGTCAATAAAGTCCAAATCATTTTCTCTTGAAGTATCGGATAAGTCTAATACACTTACGTCTGCTAAAGATGTTAAAGCATTTACTCTTTCCATCTTCTTTGTGATTTTCTTTAAGTTGTCATGAAATTCAGCAGCAAGCGCTAAATCGATCTCAGGATCTCCATTACTATCGATTTTAACATGTTGGAACAAGATTTTTTGAAGACTATCTTCAATATAATTATCTCGTACATCTTCGAATTTTCTCATTCTAACAATTTGTCTTAATATGCCGGCAAAAGGAGGCATTCCATTATAACTTGTAAAGCCAATACCATGTACTGGAGTTATTAATATTTTTCTTTCTCCATTATTTTTCCAACGGTAATAGGCAGTTCGCAATCCTTTAGGATATTGCTTTAATACATCCTCCTTTGTTATATTAGGATCAATTGACACTAAAGATGCCATAACTTGGTCAATAAAACTCATATCTAATTCAAAAATTGGCATTTGTCCATTTTTTGCGTTTCCAATTATTTCACAATAATCTGATGGTAATTTGCATAATTGAAAATATGGTTTTCCATCCATGTTAATAAAATCATAATAATAGAAAACCCTACCATCTACAAGAATATCGATTAAAGTACGTACAGTAAAGTCTTCTACTTTTATCTCATCGTCTAAAAATGCTAAAACATCATTATACTCTTTTTCTAATTTTTTCTTATTTATAGTTCTTCCTGTACTTGATAAATCAACAGGAGACACATAATAATAATTTAAAAATAGTGTTGCATAATAAAGTATAATTCTTTGATATTGTGGTTCATTATAATAAACCCTTGATAAAGTAATCCATAGTGGATCTTCTGGAGATAATTCCATTAACTTCTCATAAGTTATACTCTTTGGATTGTATCCCCTAACACGGTCTAGGTCTAAAACTTTATCATAACTAGGATCATATTTATTTATTGCTTTAGCCAATTTTTGGAAACGAGCTATTAATTTGTCTTTGTCTTCAAAAGTATTGGTTTTTTTCTCTTTTTCCATTTTCTACACCTCCTAATTATAAAAAGAATATTGTCCTAACGTACCCTTTCCGGCACGTTTTTTTAATTCTTTTTCTTCTTCTAGACTTATAAACCACAAACCATAAATAAATGAAGAAACTAAGTCTTTTCCGATTGTTGTCTTAATCTTTTGAACATTTATATTACTTGTCGCAGTTTCAATATTAGCCTTCAGATTAGCCAATTGATCCTGCAATTTAGTTGTAGATATATAAGGAATTAACTGAGTGGCTTTTTTGTCTACTTTCATTTTTCTCCAATAATCAAACTGAGCAAAATAAGTTCTTGCTTGTCGTTCATTAATAAGGAGACGAACTCTGTCTAAACTAAGCATCAAATGTGCATTCTTATAATAATCTGAGTTAGCACCTGGACTTGCCTCGACGCCATATAATTTTCTTATACATCCTGGCATTTCGGTCTTTTTATATTTTGGCTTATTACTAAAGCCATATGCAGGATAATAATCGCCATCTTTTTCTTGCTCAATTATTAAGAAATCAGCAATACCAGCTCCTGGTCCATTTATATCGACAACTATTCCTCTAAAGTTAAATATAGAATCAAGCTGTTTAATTTTAATAGATTGGTCTTGGAAATGTCTACCTATTCCGGGCATTATTATTATATTAACCAAGTGGGTGACAAATCTTTCTCCAGATGTATATGTTTTAAATATCTCTAAAACAGTTTCATCACTAAAACGACCAACATCGACACCAAGTGTATAAAAAATATCGCTTCTATGCTCCGGTTCAAACTCGGGTCTTAATATTTTCCTACGCTTATCTATTAAATCATAAGAATAATAACTTTCTTCACTACCACCAGCCCATCTTGACATATATTCTCTTAAAAATGTTTCCAATTTATAAGTACCAGTAGATTTAATTTTATCTAAAATTTTTCGTTTATCTAATAGTCCGTGCATAACCGGAATTCGATAATCTCCTCCAAAAACAAATACTTTATCTGGTTCAAATACCATATCAACTAACATCTCAACTGTTAAATTATAAGCATAGGTATTTTTATATCCAGCAGAACCAATCATTATTTGTGAAGCATGCGGTTCTGTCGGATTATTCTTACCACACATTGTTTTTCTGTTAACATTTAATAACGGAATAACAACATTTTCAATTTCATCTTGATTTGCTAATGAAAACTCTTCGATTGTACCTCCATGTCTACGTCCTCCACGGGCACTATCTGTTGTAGAAACGATATCTATTGCGGAACCATTTCTGAATTTTAACTTAGCTTGATCTTCTCCACCTGTTGAATAATGTTGTTTTTGTTTATCAAAATCAGCTATATCAAGCTCATTAACAAAAAATGGAATTAAGTAATAAACTTCATTCATTTTTTCCTTTGTGATCATTGCCGCTTGTTTTTTAGTATCTGCACATAAGAATAATTTGCTCATCGGCTGCCACATTGCTTTCATATTTATTGATATGAAATTTAAGAACGATTTTGAATAAGCACGAACAAAAATTCCGCTAACTTTTTGATATCTCGCCATAACTCTTAAAAAAACTCTTTGATAAAAGAATACTTGCTGTAAATATGTATTTTTCCTTTTTACGATATCTATAAAATAATCTGGATAAAGATACAATATTCGCATTGCATAAGTTATATTATCCCAATTATTCATTACATAATCTGGCGTAACAACAATTCTTTTTATATCATTACGCTCAGAATACATATGATGATAAGCATCTATGAATTCATCTAAACTATTTTTCATATTCTTTACTTATCTCCTTAAACATATCTATTAGTTCTTCTTCATTTAGAGTTTCATCTTCAAATCTTTCTTCTTGAGCTTCTTGTGTCTCAAACATGCTCTCTATATCTTCTTCATTGACGTTTGTTCCTGAGTTTTGTTCCATTAATTTAGTATTATACATCTGAGTAATTTCTTCTCCAGAACCCGCAACTATTGCAGCAACATATTGTTGAAAATTTCTTATTGTTGCATCTACAATATCTCTGCTTTCTGTAACTTTATAATCCATTAACCATCCATGCTCTTCTAGAAAAGCTATTAACTCACTTAAGGATTCAATAGTCTCAGTATCATTTTGTACTGCATTTTGAATACCAGATTCTTTCATTAAAGATTGATAAGAACTTATTAATGTTGATACTTCACGAGTGTCTCCAGAAGCTAACTTTTTATCTATTAAAACAGATACCAAAGCAAGCTTACGAATCATGTCTCTCCTTGCCTCGTCCCTAAAATTATAATAATTTAAGGTGTTCTTTTCATAGCTTTCCATTTTCAAATAATCTTCTACACCAAAATCGTCATATGAGCCCCACTTCTTTCTTAAATAAATAAATAAATCAGCAGATAATGTAGGTAATTTGCTCAATACGGAGTCAGTCTCTCTCGCTTTTTCCCATAATAAGTCATATTGTTTCCAAGATGATTTGCTATATTCGCTGCTTTTAACGGTTTTAATATATGTTTCTAAAATATATCTTTCATTATCAGATGTTTTCGATATTTTTATCCATTCTTCAGCCATAAATGCTATATCTAAAAACTGACATAGCTTATCGACCATAGTTAAATCTTTTGTATTTATACTCTCTAAAGCACAGTCATAACAAATTGTGCTTACTCCATCAGTTCCAAATAAACAATTTTCACCACAAGGAACCAAATCTTGGATTAATTTTATTTGAGAACATTTGCCGCATCGTCTTGTCCCATAATCCATTTATATCACCCCTTTAAGTGAATTTTTCTACCAGTTCCATTTAATTTATGTAAACAATATCCACAACTTTTTGCAAATGAGAAAAATTCATCATCCCATCTTTCTTCTTTACATCTTATACATTTTCTTTTTCCAGTTTTATGAAAATCTCTTCTTGCATTAATCATAGCAGCTTTGGCTATTTTCTTACTAATTGATTTTGTAAATAGAGTGCTAATATAATTATCATTATAATTTACATTATATTTATCTCTTACATATGCTCCTATGATATCATTTCTTTCTCCGTTAATCTTCATTTCCAATATATCCCATATACAATCACTAAATTGTACTCTTGCAATAGCTCTATCTAATAAATCATATATTTCATTCCAATCATCAATAACTCTGTTCGCATGCTCATATCTTATGGTTTTATAATTTTTCATTAGTAGATAAACATGAAGAGGATTTGATAAATCTATCATTTTGTCTTCATCGGATTCGCATATGATAAATTCTCCAACTCTTAGCCCAAAATACATATCATCATCAGGTCTAATATTAATAAAACCTTGTTGTTGTGATTGCATAACTGGACGATATGCATCTTTTAAAGTATATTGTTGTAAACATAAATCTATATACCAATTTTTGTAGTAATGATGATTTACATAATTAATTTCTAATGGATTCGTAAAATCTCTTTCCCTTCTTCCTTTTAGACAATCATCTAAATAATCATATATAACCTTAATTTTTTCCATTTCTTTCCATAAATCTTGCATTCCTGGAATGTCCTTATCTTTTTCTTTATCTATAAAAGGTTTATAAGTTTTATATATATTCTTATATTTTGCATTATGAAATGCCATATCAGCAACTCCATTTTCAACCATTTCCTCATAAGAAACACTTTTTTTCGAAGGTTGCTTCAACTCAACATCACAATCTACATCTGCAGAATAAAGTAAATAATTAGAAACTTCGTTCAATTGTGTCGGACTCAAGTCATTCAATAGTCCTTCACTCTCTAAATTCTTTACACAAGCAAGTCTGTCTTCATAGGCTTGTGCTGTCCAATCTAATGAATATACAATTTTTTTCTTATTACCTTTAACTTTTATAGTATTAGGATCATCAACTTTCATGCCAATCCCTCCCTCTTACTTATATATTAACACTCTAGAAGATTTCTGTAAAGAGTTTTGTGTAATTTCATTTCTAGTTTATTTCAAAATCAAAAAACTTTACAAAATAAAAGTGCAATATTATAATTATATACAATGAATAATACGAGCGTAGCTTGCGAAGCGAGTATTATTTTCTATATATATAATATAATAAAAATATATTCTTTTTCTTTTTGTTTCTTTTTCTTTTTCTTACATTAAATAAATAAAAATTATTTACAAAACTGTCTAATGAATGATATAATATAAATGTAAAAAGAAAAGAAAGGAGTAATTCTCATGATTGTAAAAAAGAAAATACTAAAGTGGCTACATAAAATTATAATGGAAATTGCCACATCTGATGATAAAACACTAGATGAAATGGGCAAGCAATTGTTAGAAATAGAAAAAAGCTTAATTTCTTATCAATATTTTTCATATAATAAAAGATCTAGATAAATTTTACAAAAAGACTTGATTTATTATAGAAATATATTTTATAATATAATTGTAAAAAAGAAAAAGAGAAAAAATTAAAAAACTTTTTTACAAAAATTCTTTAAAAAGACTTGAATTTATATATCATTTTCATTTATAATATATTTAGAAAATGAAAAAAAGAAAAAATGTTAATTTAAAAATATTAACTTGACGGCTTGTCCCGTCCGTGCGATTAACAATTACACAAAAAGTCGCAATGATGGTAAACCATTTATCGTTGTTTAATACAACGGTATTCACCCCTTTCTTACGCTCATTGTGCTTAGCCACGCAATGAGCACTTAATTGAACTATACAGGTTTTTTCCTGTTTAGGATATAGATATGCAATAATTGGTGTTAGTCTTAACTAACAGGGAGTGGAGAAATGGAAAAAATAGAAAACTTAAAAGACTTAGCAAATTATCTTCGTGAAAACATTAGTGATAATGACTTATTCACAAAAGAAGATGTGGAAGCTAGTCCTTATGATAATTTCCAAAATGGATTTGAAAGCGGCTATGCTAATTCTTATGCAAATTTACTTTGCTTATTAGATCCCGTTTTTAAAGCCGAATTCGACTCTAAAAATGCCAAAGTAGAAAAGCCTGCAGAAGAATAAAAATTTGCAGGTTTTTTTCTTAAAAAGCTAAGGAGGTTTATGTTATGAAAGTAAGAGAAACTCTTAAAATAGAATTAGATGCCCTTATGCAAGACCTAATCGGTAAAATAGATACAGACAAACCCGAGCTTACGGTCAATGAAGTGTTTGACCTTGCCGAAAAATGTAAGGCATTTGACCAAAATACATATGTTTACTCAAATGACACAGAAACACTCTATGATTTGCTTGTATATAGTTTGGGCTTATGCAACATATGGGCTAATTATAAAAAAGACAAACCCGATGCCCAAATTACTGAAGTTAATTGGTGTATTATTGAGTTTATGAAGCATATGTGGGGACTAGACAAAATCCGCACAATGGCAGCCGGAAAGCAAGGTGATTAGTTTGGACTATCAAATCCGCAACGCCCTAATAGAATTGCAAAAATGGGCAGACGTATCAACGCCAGAAGACATAGAAAAATTCTATCGTGAAGGATTTCCTTACCATCACCCTGTATTTAGTATTTTGGATGCCGATAACTTTTTGTTTATCACTAATGAAAATCCATGGCGTGCTATCCCTGTTTTTTGCTATAACAAAGACGAATGTCGTTTAGCTAGATATATGAACAATATTTATAAAGCAGGTGGCCTTATAATGCGTACCTATAATGGTTTCGTCGTACGTGATTATATGGGCGCAATTGACAATGTCCAAAACAGTGATGTCCTTACGATATTTAGCTCAAGTCCTGTTATTAAAGTTGTACCAAGAAAATCTATTGCCGCATGCGACATAAAAGATGAACACCAGTTTTATGTGACAAATAACCTTAATGACTATGTGATACAAAATTCGGGCGAGCTTAGTATTACGCCAAATGGAATTGAATATATAGAAAAATATTCTGGGAGTTGGCGCAAACATGTAATTGCAACACCAACGCAAATGCTTGGGCTTTACGGTAATGACTTTTGCCGAAAACTTTTCAATTTTATTACGAAAGAAACAAACGACCCAATCGAGCGTATGTGCCAAGAAAGGCTAAAAAAATTTTTTGAGGAGGACTTAAATGAATAATGGATTTAATACAATTTATACAAACTTAGACAGTCATAATTGGCAAACAATGGATTTTGCTACTACCAGTTACAAAGTTAATGTTAATGTTAAGATAGAGACTATTGGCGGCAGGGTTGAAGATTTTGCAATAGAGCCAAATGAGAAACTAACCATAGAAGCTGATGACAGGGCACTTTTTCTTGTTTCAAAAGAAAAACGAATTCCAATCGCACCGCTTAACGATATGACTGGCGACTATGGTAGATATTTTATGCAAAAAGACAAAATTGATGGAATGGTGCATAAGGCAAATGAATTAAAAAGCAGTCCCGACCCAATGCAACGTGCAATTGGACAGGAATTAGTAAAAATATTAAAAGATTACGGATTGGTAAGTGTAGAATGAATAAAAGAAGAAAAAGAAGGTCGAATACAGTAAAAGTTGGACATTATAAGACAAAAGACGATGATGCCGGCTGGATACTTAATGCCCTGCTCCTACCCAAAAAGAGAAGAAGACGAAAGTATATATGAGATTTGATATGCGAGTGAGCGATTCGTATAAGTGCAGAAAACAGAAAATTGAATAAGTGATTCCGGGCATGAGAAATTGAGTGAGTGAGATAGCAGAAATTGAGTAAGTGATTTCGTATAGGACGCATGTACCCATAACAACGCACCCAGGCGTATCATTACTAAACATATCCCCCCTTCAGCCGAACGCTTGTTCGTTCGTGTTTATGTTGGCACTCTCGGGGTTGGAATGCTAAGACTCAAACACTTGTTCGGTGTTTGGCAACTTGCAAGGAATAGCAAACATAAGTTTGTAGCAAAAGACTTTTTAATTTCTAAAAGTCTTTTTTTATTTCCTATCGATTCAACCCTATTTTTTTAATACACCACTAGACGCATTTTAAGGGCGTTTTTAGGCGTGTTTTATCTTTATAATATAATTGGTCTTTTTATTCCGTTTCGTTCGTATCGTGCTATGCTAGGTAGTACTGATAGTGTTTTAAGTGTTTTGGTTTGACTTTGTCTTTGACTTTGTGTTGTTTGTGTTTGACTTTGTGTTTGTGTTTGTGTTGTTTGTGTTATAGTTATTATAATAAAAAAGACTTTGTTATTAGTCTTTTGATTTATCGTTTATAATACTATTGCACTGATGTTGTACTTAAGATAGTTCTTTGTTGTGTTGTTGTATTCATTGATGTACTTTTTAGCAATTCCACCAAAGTTTTTCCACTCAATAAGGTTTTTTGTGTAGTCATCAATTAACATAAAATACTTGAAGTCCTCTTTTGATAAGTGGTATTTATTTATAAACATTTCGGCTTTATTTTCCCCAAGTCTTGTAAACATAATGTTGCTTTTTGGTATTTCAGGCAAGTGTCTTTCAATCCATTGTAGTTTGTCTTTGTCGGCTTGTTCATTAGGTGAAGCACTAACAATAAAAATATCTTTTGTGTCAAGTTCGTTGCGTTCAACAAGTTGTTTAATAAACTTTGTCATTTTACTGGGTTTCAAAATATTAAAGAAGTTTTTTTCAGTAGCAAATCTTTCAAGTGCATTTTTTTGTTCGTGAAAGTGTGCTAGTGTGTCGTCCATATCTAACACCCACTTAATAGGTAGGTTATCGGCTTTTCTCATTTTAATCAATTCCTTTCAATTTTTTGTAAAGACTATTTGCAATAAATAGTCTTTACTTTTTCAGTTGATACTGGAAGTGGTTTTGCAAGTCTACTTCCAAATGGCAAGTCTATGAACTTAATTGACTTCTTGTCTTTCAAAAGTTCTTTTGCTTTTGACTTTGTCATTAAGTCTTTTCTTGCAAGTGTGATTATTGCACTTTCAACTTGACTTTCAGTTTGTTTAGTTGCTTTTGCAATATCTTTAATGTTTGTCATTATGTTTGCATATTTCATAATGTTTTTATGGTTTCTAGTAATCATTTTATCACTTTCCTTTCCTTGATTACATATTAAGTATACCATACTATTGGTACAATGTCAATACTTTTTTTAATTTTTTTTTATTTTTTTTCTAGCACTTACAAGGTTATTTCTCAACCTTGCAAGTGTAGTATTTGTCGCCTTGTTGTGTGTAGTGTGTGTTTAGGCTTTCAACACTTCCACATCTTTCAATTGCTTTATTGTATTCGTGTTGGTCTTGTAATTGTAATAACTTGAAACAACCAAATAAGGCAATACCACAAGCAATAAATAATAATGTTTCCTTAACCCAACTTTTTAACACTCTTTTCTTTTTCATTTTTAATCATTCCCTTCTTTATCTTACATATATATTATACCAAATAAATGGTATAAAGTCAATACTTTTTTAAAGTTTTTTTCATTTTTTTGTGATCCAAAAGTAGATCGTTTTTTTTTTTATATATTATTATTCTCCCCCATTATAAGTATACCACTCTTTGAGTATAAAGTCAATACTTTTTTGCAAATTTTTTTAATTTTTTTTTGCACTAAAAAAAGATACCTTAATCGGTATCTTCATTTATTTCATAAGTTGTAACTTTGATAGGTTCATTTTTCTTCAAAACTCCCTTTGTTGCGTTTAGTCTTGCAAGTGTAGCACAAGCACTTTTTTCACTAATGTTGCACTCTCTTGCAATTTCCTTATAACTTACTGGTCTTGCAAGTTCAACAACCTTATCAAAAACCATTTTTTCGTGTGCTGTCATTTCAACACCCTTTATATTAAATAATTCTTTTTTTGTAGCCATAATATCACTTTCCTTTCTTTGCTACTTGTAAATAAGTTCTTTTCTTATTTACATATTTATTATATCAAATATAATTGATATTGTCAATAGTTTTTTTTAACTTTTTTTAATTTTTTTTATTAAGTTCCTTTCCTATTGACAATATTATTATATCAAATATCTTTTTAAAAGTCAATACTTTTTATGCAAATCTTTTATCAATTTTACTATTAAGATTAAAAGCATTTTCTAACTTATCTTTTATTATAAGTTTAGTTTCTCTTTTTTCAAGTTGTGTTTTCATATCTTTAAAATTTCTTTTTAACTCTTTTACAACCTCAATTTTAATACTTTTGATATTGTTTTCATTTTCAGTTAAGAACTTATCAAAATATGTTCTTTTATCTCTTATGTGTTCTTTTGTTCTTTCGTCAAGTGGTCTTGTTGATATTCCAACATAAGTAGCAACCTTTCCATCTTTCATAGTTATTAACCATTTATAGATTAAGTTTGTTTTCTTTAAGTCCTTTTCTTCCATTTCAATTTTAAAGTTTCTATAATTCATTTTTTTTCATTCCTTTCTTGATTACATATTAAGTATACCACCTTATTAGGTTAAAGTCAATACTTTTTTAAAAGTTTTTTAATTTTTTTTAACTTTCTTACAACTCACCCAGGCGTGTCATCAGATCCACCCCTAGATCTTTTTTTTATATTATTATTCTCTCCCATTATAATTATATCATTTTGTGAAACAAAAGTCAATGCTTTTTTGCGATTTTTTTATTTTTTTGTACCTGATGCAATAATAAAAAAAGATGCACTAGTCGGCATCTTCAAATAAATTAGAGTATTTCATTAGCATTATGAAACTAAATAAGGCAAGTATTGTTAATATTCCAGTAATGATTAAATAACTTTTAATTTCATTAAATGGGTTGTCTATTGTGTCAATTGTAGTCATTATCCAAAAAAACCAAATAGCAACAATTGTACTGAATACTTTTTCAACACCTTTCTTTAATACTCTTTTTTTAGTTTTTTGATTATTCATTTGTATCACTTTCCTTTCTTAAATAATCATTTGTAAGATATGTCTTTCTTTATCTTACATATATATTATAGCATAGTATTAAGTCATTGTCAATAGTTTTTTAAAACTTTTTTCAATTTTTTTATTCTAGGCTTTTGTCTACAACTCATCCAGGTATATCATTTGGGTTAACCCAAAGGGGGGCGTTTATGACACGCCAGGCGGCGTTGTTATATATATATCATCATCATCCACCCCCATTATAATTATAGCATTGTTTTGGTATAAAGTCAATACTTTTTTACAAAAAAAAGAAAGTTTTTTTAACTTTCTAATTTTGCAAAATCACGCCAAGTTGGTTGTGTATTGATAGGGAAAATTGCTTTTTTACCTTTGCAATACTTAAAGATTTCTAATTCAATTTTGATATCTTCAAGTCCTGTGTGATTTTCTTCAAAATCAATATTTTTATCTATAAATGCGAAGATACTTTCGGCAGTTTGTCTTACTCTATTACTATCAGTAATAAAACGACTAACAACTTTTTTATCTTGTAATTTTGTGATGTCTTTATTTTCTTTACAAAAGTTTTCATATTCTTTTGTAGTTGTAATAGTTTTATAACTTAACATCATTGTATCAATTATATCAAGATTTTCAAATGGATTTTTAACTCCAACATCTTCAAATAATCTTTTAAGTGCTTGATAATCAAATTGTCCATTGTGTGCAAACATATATTTGATATCATATTTTTTAATTATTTTAGCAAATTCTTTTGCTATTTTTTCTACACTTTCAACTTTAACATCTTTTGTTTTAGTGTTTAAAAGTGGTTTATAATGTCTTTCATATTTGTTAGCACTCCAACTTGATAAAATAATGTATTTATTATTTACAAACTTTCTAACAAGATAAGTTCCTTGTTTTTCGATTTTATCTTCTTTATTATTGTAAACAACATAACCGATATCAAATGGCATTGCGTTTTGTAAGTCCATAATAGTTTCAGTGTCAATTCCTAAAATATTTTTAACCTTTCTAACATTGATATTTTTTTGTTTTTGTGGATAACCTTTTGTTTCCATTTAATTCACTTTCCTTTCTTAATTACATATTTATTATAACATACTTTCTAATCAGTGTCAACACTTTTTTAATATTTTTTTATTTTTTTTTCTTTGGTGTCTTTCCTTGATTACATATTAAGTATATCATAGACCAAATCAAAAGTCAATACTTTTTTTATATTTTTTTTAATTTTTTTTGGGTGCATCCCAACCCGTACAACTGATCCTGGCGTATCATCAGATGATCTAATGGGGGATCTTTTTTATAAGGGGTTCTCTTCCACCTCTAACATAATTATAGCAAAAATGCAAGTGAAAGTCAATAGTTTTTTGTAATTTTTTTAATTTTTTTTGGGGGGGCTAAAAGCGAACATTTGTTTGTATTAGAACATAAAAAAAATATAGAGGTTTCTAGTCCTCTATATCTTCGGCGATTTCGTAAGTTGTAACCTTTACGGGTTCATTTTTCTTTAGAAGTCCGTGTGTTTTTTCAAGTCTAGCAAGTGTTGCTATCGCACTTTTAGGACTTACATTGCAACTTGTAGCAATTTGATTATAGTCAACTTTTCCAAGTTCTACAACCTTTTCATAAACATTTTTTTCGTGTGCAGTTAGTTCTACACCTCTTACATTAAAAGTTTCTTTAGTTTTTGCCATTTTTATCACTTTCCTTTCTTTTTGAGAGTGGCTATCTCTCATTTACATATTAATTATAACATTTATTAGGTCAAATGTCAATACCTTTTTTAACTTTTTTTAATTTTTTTTGAGGGGGGAAGAAATTATTTTCTTCCCTTTCTCTTTGTTGTTTTTTTAGCAAGTCCAAGTCTTTCCTCTTTTCTTGCTTTTTGCATTGCCTCTTGCTTTGCTCTTATTTGATGTCTTTTTGCAGGTGTCATTGCCATTTTTATCACTTTCCTTTCTTTATTACATCTTAATTATACCATAGGTAGAAATTAAAGTCAAGTATTTTTTTTACTTTTCTTCAATTTCTTTCGTAATTGTTTCTAATAATTTTAAAAGTTTAGTATCTTCTATAAAGAAACAATCGTTATTAGGACAATACCTTAAAATATAATTATAGATTATTTGTCCTAGTCTTTGTTGTGGGTAAATTCTACATAATTCCCCTAACTTATTTAAAATCAATTCTTGTGTTTCAGTCATTTTTAACACCTTTCCTTTCTTTATTACATCTTAATTATACCAAATAAAGAAAAATAAGTCAAGCATTTTTATAAAAGTTTTTCAAGTTTTTTTATATTATAATAATGAAAGACAACTCATCCGGGCGTATCGTGAGATCCTCTCCCGGATCAAAAAGATCTTACAACTCAACCGGGCGTATCAGATCTTGGGTTAACCCAACAGAAGCTACTAAAAAAAAAAAAAAAAAAAAAAAAAATACTTCCCCTTTAATTATATCACACTTTCCTCCACAAAGTCAAGTATTTTTAATAAAAAAAATAAAAAAATTTTTTGTCAAGTATTTGACAAACATTTGTTCGCTTTACAGTAAATAAAAAAAGAGGACTATTCGCCCTCCACATCAGCAACTTCGTAAGTAGTTACTTTTACTGGTTCATTTTTTCTTAATAAACCGTGAGTTTTTTCTAATCTTGCTAATGTTGCAATAGCAGATTTAGTAGATACATTACAAGCAGTTGCTACTTGGTTGTAGTCAACAGTGCCTAACTCCTTTACTTTGTCATAAACATTTTTTTCGTGAGCAGTTAAGTTTACTCCTCTAACATTAAATAATTCTTTTGCTTTAGCCATTTTAATCACCATTACATTAACCGACTAATTTGTTAATGCCCTTTCTTTTTTTATTTACATATATATTATATCAAATTCAGATTTAAAAGTCAAGTGTTTTTTTAATTTTTTTAATTTTTTTACTTTTCTTTTATTTCTTCATTTGATATATTAATTATACTACATCTTGTCCTTAAAGTCAAGTATTTTTTTATTTTTTTTGAGATTTTTTTTCTTGCCAATTAATTAGTTGTTTTTCTATTTCGGCAAGTTCAATTCCTATCTTGTCAAGTTCAGCATCATTACAAGTAATTATTTGTAGCATTAGATCGTGCAATTTTTTAATTAGTTTTTGTTTCATTTTTACCACTCTTCCTTTCTTTTTTATTTACAATATAATTATATCAAATTATGGAGTAAAATGCAAGTCTTTTTTAAAAATTTATTGCAAAAATTATCCCAAGGGCAAGAGATCCGGTCAAGGTGGATCAGATCAGGTGTTGCCACCTATAATTTGGTAGCAGGGAGCTGGCATTGCCACCTATTTGGAGCTGGGTGGGAGCTGCGCTTTTCCTACCGGAGCTGCGCTATGGGAGCTGGAAGGTGGGGGTAATGGGAGCTGCTAAAATTTTTCAAAAAATACTTGACTATTTGGAGCTGAAAGATGTATAATTATATTATAAAGAAAGGAGGAAAAGAAAAATTAAATATGTGGGCAATAGTTAGACCCGAGCCGTGTAATGAGATTTAACTGCCAGAAGAAGGGGAGGGGGGAATCTACCCATTTTTTGCTAGCAAATATTTCCCAGGAAATAATTCATTGCCACCTATCCCCTGGTAGCAATTTGGAGCTGCGCCCTCATGGCTAACCCCTTAGGTGGGAGCTGGGATTTGGAGCTGGATCAGGCTAAGGGAGCTGGGATCTATTTTTTTTTTTTTTTTAATAATACTCCCCCATTATATATTAATTATACACCCGTTTGCAAGTAAAAGTCAAGTCTTTTTTGCAAAAAAATAAAAAAGTTTTTTTATCATATGCAAGTACCGTTTGTCAAGTCTAAAATTAAAAAATAAAAAAAGACAAGGCTCTTGCCTTGCCACTCGTATTATGCAACCAGTTCTGCTGTTCTTTATTTACCCTCGCAGCCCCTAACGAGCAAACCTACACTACTTGTGTTTTTGGTTGGGGCAACCACAAGCAACCCCTTTTATATTGTGAAGAATAAAAACCTATGTTATAGGAGCTCGGCTAAGCCGATACTCCTATTACTATTCAGCTTCAGCTTCGTCAGCTTCAGCTTCTACTTCATAAGTTGTTGCAACTTTTGGAGCATTTTTCTTTAGTAATGAATGAGTTGCTTCTAGTCTTGCTAATGTGCTTGATGCACTCTTTGGACTGATGTTTAGTTTTTCAGCAACCATCTTGTAGTCAACTACTCCGTTGTCCCTTACGAATTCATATACTGCTTTTTCATTTGCAGTAAGTTCTTTTCCCATTACATTAAATCTTTCTTTAGCCATAATTTTCACCCTAATATCCAACCTTATAGCAGCCAATTGGATACCCTTTCTAAAATAAATATTTTTTGCTTCTAATAAACCAGAGCTATTATGCTAAATGGTGAAGGATTAGAAGTCTTTTTTATTTTTCCTTTTTCATTTTACATTTATATTATAAACTATGTTGCTACCTTGAATCAAGTCTTTTTTAAAACTTTTTTCAAATAATTGGTAGCAAATAATAGTTGTCCAATTCAGCACCAACTCTTAATGGTGAGGTGCCTACCAAACTATCCCTTGGTTGCAGGTGTGGGATTTGAACCCACGGTCTACTGGTTATGAGCCAGTTGAGATAACCACTTCTCCAACCTGCGATATTATATTTTTTCTTTTGTTCCTTTCATTTATATATATATTATATAACACTTTGGAGGAAAAATGCAAGTATTTTTGATTATTTTATGTAGAAAAATTATATTTTGGCTATTGTCAAGCCCATTTCCTACTCTTTTTCTCTCCTTTTCTTATTTACAATATAATAATAAACCCAAAAGCTAGGAAAATGCAAGTGTTTTAAGCAAAAATTTGCTAAAAATGTTGACAAAAGGGGGCAAGAAGTTGGCCACCAACTCCCATCTCATCTTCTCTACTCTCCACTTTTCACCACTTTTTCCCACAACATAGAATTTCGCTACATATCTTATACTCCTCTTTATTTTTATCACTTCAATAGGAGCTAGCCTTTTTTATTACTTTACAAAACAGCTACTTTTATGGTATAATTAAGAGTTTCAGAGGAAGCTTGCTTACTCTACCACCTTAATAAATAAACTCCTCTTTCCCTATCCACCAAGACTAAATATCTCATCTCTATTAGCTCATCTCTCGACCTATAATATTGATCTTTCTTCATTTCTTTTTCTACCATCTTTGGGCTAAGAACAACTCTATCTTCATTATCTTTATGTCTAACGCAATAACGCCATAGTTTAAATGCTCCTGCACTAAGCAATTGAGCTGCAGTCTCTTCTATGAAATCACACATCAATAAATTCCTCCTGCTATTTATTATATTATATATTTTATTATATTTATTTATTATATTATTGGTCGATAGTCAACCTTGGTAAGTTCAAATTTCAACCTTGGTAATGACACTCTTTCAACCTTGGTAGTTCATTTTATTCACTGCTACCAAGGTCGTATATTAACCTTGATGAGTTAGTTTAATTATTCTCATTTTACCCTTGCCCCCATCAGCACGCACGTTTGAAGTTTCTCTTTTGATAAGCCCATATACTTTTTCTAATCTATCTAGAGCCAACTTAATCTGATAAATACTAACGCCAAACATAAAGGCAAACTGTTCATTGGTTACAAAGCAAGGACACTTATTTTTTTCATATTCTTCCGCCTGTGCTAAAATTGCTTGTTCTAATATAGTAAGCCCTTTCCCAAATCGTTCTTTATTAAGTAATAGGTAGTGCGTTGCCATAAGCGTTTCCTCCTTAGTCCGTTCGGTTTTCCCGAATGATATAAATATTATATTACCACAATCCCGTTTTTGTAAAGATAATTCAATCTAGCATCTTTTCTAGCAAATTAGGTCAAAATATTTTAATGATAAATTATATTAAAAGAATATTTAAAACAGAGTATGCTAGTTAATTTGGTCAAATTGGGGCATCTTTAGGTCAATTCGGTTTTTAATTTTTTTAAAAAAACAAAAAAACGAGGTGGCAGCACTTAGCTTTTCCTCCTCGTTCAAGTTATTTACTCTTTATCTAAACAAATCAGATCAGCTGGTTCGCTTTGGGTAGCTTCGTCCTAATCGTCATTAGGCTTTGGCTGCCGCCAGCAGTTGATCTATATCTCAGCTCGCACACTGACGTAAAGCTAGCTTCGTTCAAGACTTGAGTTTCTGAGTTAGATTTGTTTGGGCAGCTGGTATCTTCTACCACTTCCCTAAGAACTTCTTGTTCTTTGAAAAAAGAATATTTAGTAAGTCCTCCTTATACACACTATATCCCAGCCAATATTCACACACAGGGGACTAACCGCCCTTGGTGCATGCCTGCACCTCCACGTTTAGCCAAAGCCATAGGCTTCCAACTTGCCCTGACAACATCTCTCGTTGCACCTTTCACCTGCGATAGACATTTACACCTTTTGTGTACAGTAAATTGCTTTTTTCGCACTAAACGCAATCATAATTGTTAATAGAAGCGTAAATTTAGGCTACTTGGACTGCCGTCTGTTCTTATACACATCTTGCGATGCTTCAATTACGCAAAGGCTTTAGCGATCTTCACTCATTGCCCTTACCACTGTCTCCAGTAGTGGGATATGTGGGTACGCCCATGTTGGTCTCCCGATTTGCCCCGAACAGTTTAGCATTGTTTTTGACACTGATATAGCTGCACCTATAACTCCCTTGCTACTGAGTAGCTCCGAGCTGGTTAGTTACCTAACTAGCTAAGGATTTCACCTGTTCGCATCTCTGCTGATCGGAATTCTATCCCTTGAGTTATATTCCAGCCAGTGTGGTCGACACACTGTTTTTCATCTGGTTCTAAATATTCCCTTTTCAAAGAACAACGCACTTTAAACCCTAACGAATGGAAAGTGCTAAACATCCGTCCCAGCCCCAGTGGGAGTGGCTCATATTTTTAGTAATATAAGCAACTGAACAGTCTACGATCAGTCAAACGGCTTGTGTTCTTAACAATAGTATTAGGAGGGAATCCACAGTTTGGAGCTGATATTTTCCCGCCACACCTAAGAGCTATTGTCCTACTACGAGTTGCTTTATCCTTAGGTAATATACAATTCGGACAACACATAACGTTTTGCTACGGTTCTTTATAGTGCCTTTTCCAAAATGGGTAGCTATTGTGTAAGATACATAAGTATCGGAGTTGCCACAACGGACACTTTAACTATTTTTTTACTTCCTTCGGGGCTTCCCCTCTTTAGGACTCCACCAGCGTAGAAGATTGCTTTTTATAAACTCCTTAGGACTGAAAAATCTATAGTGAAGGAAAGTGATAAATCCTTTTTTCAGCCCTAAGCAGTCTATAAAAGATAGACTACTAATTATGAAAGGAATGTGTCTGCAATTCGCTTTTACCAAATGTCTGTCTTAAACAGTGAATGATGGTTGCCTCGTCACCAAACTCGGTTGGTTTGCAGAATAACTATTTTTTTCATTCTTTATAAATATATTATACACTACTTGAGGACTAAAAGTCAACTCTTTTGTGAAATATTTTTGAGATAAGTTTTTGTAAGGCATATTTATCAAACTTATCAAAAATCTATGCCACATTCTTTTTAAACAGGAGAAAGAGTAAACTCATTTCGCAAACTGTTATGGCTCGTTTTCCACAGTGCTTAATTAGAAGGATCTTTCTCTTATGGCTTTGGCTTGTGAATAATCACTACCTACCAGCCTTACTAATTAAGTCTTATACATTTCCTTTTTATTCTTTTTTTATTTACAATATAATTATATAATAATTATCTCATAAAAGTCAAGTATTTTTTTAATTTTTTTATAGAAAATTTGATAGCCTAACCCTTACTATCTTGGTTCATACTCCCTAATTGCCGACTTTATACTGCGTATCGCTTCACCCAAAGGATCATCTCAAGCACGTATAGAACCTTCCCAATCCTAACTTTCTGCTCATAATAAGTGTTGCTTACGCACTATTTAGTCCCGTGTCCTCTGTTGCTTTCTAAATAGCCACATCTTATGTCAGTTGAAAGATGGCTTTAAACTGACTGGTAAAACCACATCATTCTTATTTCTCTTTCATTTTATATTAAAATTATAAATCATTTTACCACGAATGGTCAAGTCTTTTTTATAATTTTAATTAAATATTTAGTAGCCCGCCCAAGGACTTTCACCAAGGGACGCCAACTCGAGGTTCAAAACAAATTATTGCTAGATGACCTGTTCGATTACCCTCTATATGAGCTGACCATTATTTTCTTTAGCGTGTCTATATTCCACCACGGACTAATTATTACCTTACTCTCAAAGTCCCTACTTGTGCAGTATTGTGATAAACCGAAGTTTAAAACTTATTACTGGTCAAGTTTTTGCCAATGAACCAAGCAATTTTGATTCACCCACCATCATCTGCAAGGTTTTCGCTCAAACCCCAACCCCCTGAAAGGTTATTAGACGAGCTATGATGGTGCCACCCTCTATCGTCCCGATAGATCCTATTTAAGAGGCACTGAAACGGCTGAGCCACACGTGTTGTTAGATACTTCCGATTGGAAGCAGTGCTATCTCAGATCGCAGACAGGCGTGCCATTCAGTTTCTTGACTTACCCTGCTGCTACATCGCCACAATATGTTAGAGAACTTAGATGCCTTCCGTCCTACAAGCCTTCAACTCGGACCGCCGAGGCTCTTCCCCATTGGCTTTGAGGCTCTTCCATACACCTTTGGGTTCTTCTCTCTAACACATTGTGCCGATGGTTTCAACATTCTCTTATATGAAAGAATGATACCCCCTGAGATTTCATTCTCTCATATAAAGGAAAGTTGTTATTGACATTTTCCTTGGTTTGTTATTGCTTATCAACAAAATCTTGCGTCAATTCGCAGTTATAATGTCAGCGTTGGGTCGCCTACCCTCTGTCAGCTTGCAGGTTTCTGACTCCATCTTCAAGTTTGTTTTAGATTTATAGTAGGGATTACTTCATAACAGGTTCAGGCTTACTCTGGAACTCTTGTTCCTACCCCAAGAGGTTAAGTCAAGTTTAGTTATTTCAATCTCCAGTTCACATTTCAAACTTGGTAAATTGTTGAGAAAGGAATTATAGATACGGTGCCGATTTACACTATAACACTTCTTAATTTATTTCTCATTTCTTTATAAATAAATTATAAACTTTTTTGCTATAAGAAATCAAGTATTTTTGATAATTTTTTCTTAAAAAGTTTGGGAATTGAAACAAAATCTTCCAATTACTTGACCTTTTGCATTTAGGATTTGACCACTTGTTGCACCCTTTTTTTGTAATCCATTTTCTTCAAGAAATTTGTCAAGACTTGCTTTCATTTCTTTTAACAATGTCCCACCAGTTGCACCAAAATATTTTGTACCTGTTGGGCTTACATCTCTTGATAAGAATTCAATTTCATAACTATACTTTTTATTCATAACTATCACTTTCCTTTCTATAAATAAAAAATCTTTTTTTCTTTTTTACAATATAATTATATAATATATTCGTAGGACTTTGCAAGTCTTTTTTGAATATTTTTTTCAAAAATTAAGTAGACATTTTCTTTCTGGAAGAAAATGAATAAAACACCATCAAGATTTCTTTATACTTATTCTTGATTATAAGAAAAGCTGATGCCAAGACCACTCTCATCTTGTGCCTTAGGGTTTATATTCAGCTACAAATAACACAAACACGTGGTCGGCAAGCTATGCCACGCCTCTTCTGCCGGGCTATGTGTCATTACTTTTACAAAAGCACGAGTGAGAAATGACCGCTCTCATTCATTCCACTTTACTTCGCCCTAACTCACTATTGCACTTCAGAATCTAATAGATATCCTACTGGGCTCAGACGTTCTCGCATCAGCTTCGGGTAATCACTCTATTGAAAAATATAATCTTAATGAATGACCAGAGTTGCACTGGTCTCAACCCCTCTCAGTTCAATTATATTTTTCTCAACTTTTGTAATTAAATTATAAACGATTTTGCCATCTTCGGTCAAGTCTTTTTTTATTTTTTATGACGAAAATTACAAAATGTCTGTTAAAGGTCTTGATGCAGGATCAACCGTGCGACCTTAATAACCATAAGAAAAAATGATAAGGTGGTTTAATAACCTATGTTTCACCACACGTTCACCGATTGGCTACGGCTTAACGGAGAGGCTCGGTCCTCCCATCGCTATCTATATTTCAAATAGCACACATATCATTTTTAAATCTTTGAATCGAGCATAAATCCACGTCCTTTGTTCAGTCCCCCACAATTTCTTTCAGCTCGGAATCGGACTGGTTGCCAAAAAGCTGGAGCAGTAGAGATCACCAACTACCGTTGCAGCAAGTACACTTATACAGTGTGCTTAAGGACAAATCCCCAAATTAAAATCTTACTAATTCCCGCTGGCACCCTCCTGCTCCATTAATGCAGTGTATGCCCCCACACAACTCCAGATACTATCGCTTATGTCTATGAAGTAACACGCTCCATATCACGAACCCTACTAGGTGATGTCCTAAAGGACCTCCAACCTTTCGGTCAGTCTGGTGAGTTAGCTGTTTACAGCCCAGCCGCACGACCGCCGTACGCCAGTCAGGAAATATTCTTTTTTTCTTTTTCTAAAATAATTATAACACAATTAGGTGGCTTTGTTCAAGTCTTTTTTATTCAAAATTGCTTAAAATTTTAAACTTAGGATTTGGGTCGCCATCTTTGCAAGTGCAGTTATATAAGTATATTTCGTGGTTGACAATATTAGCTATGCTAAATAAATCATCATAACTGCCTATTGAATACCAAGTAAATGCTGGATATATGATATGTCCTTCTTCATCTACTATATCTTTTTCTGCATATCTAAATATTTCCCACATAACTATCACTTTCCTTTCCTTGAGGGGCTATTATAGATATTTAGCCCCATTAACTAATTCAAACTCCCAATTTTTGAAGTTTTTGAAGTATGATTTAGCAAATCTTTCAGCATCTCCTTCACAACTAAACCAAGTTGCTTCATTTTTGTCCTTAACCCATTTGAAGAATGTTTTGTAAGGGTCTTTTGAGTGTCTGCTTTCATCTACCCCTAGATAAATTGCTTTGCCTTTGTATTTGATTATAACAAAATCTAACATACTATCACACTCCATTCTTTCTTTCATTTACAAATATATTATATCATTGAATGGTACCTCTGTACAAGTATTTAATTTAATTTTACCTTTCTTATGGTGTAGAATTCTTGTGTGCCACTTTCATAGTCTACGGTTAAGTTTTCATCACCCATAACATAGGTGAATTCATATTCCATCTCGTTGGCATCATTTCTTATTTCTTCAAGTATTTGACCTAGCTCAGCTATTGCTTTTTCTTTTGATGTATGCAAAGCGTGTGCATCACTCAATATTAAAGTGCTTCTGCCTTGGTCATCTTCTTCAATTCCAACGACTAGGTAAAAATATCTATCTACTTTCATTCTACCACTCTCACTTTCTATACTTTTTTTCTTTTTCTATAATAATTATAATATAAAACGGTATCTCTGTTCAAGTATTTTTGATAATTTTGAGTATTAAAAAAACGCATTAGTTTTTATCATCTGGTGCGTCTTTTTCATTTGTATCTTTTTTATTATATTTAAAAACTTCTTTTCCATCTACGGAGATTTTAATATCTACTTTATCAGCAGTTATAATAGCATATACAGTTAAACATAATATTATTAAAAATATGCACCCAAGTATATCCATATTTATCCTCTCCTTTGTTTTAATTCTTCCACCGTATAAAGATGTAAGGTCAAATATCTATGACAAATCGGACACAATATCATTAAATTGGTTATGTCATTATTTGTCCTATCTTCGTCAATGTGGTGAACTTCTAATACTCGTTCATCTTCACACCACCCACATATCGCACACTTATGCTCATACTCTTCAAAAGCTCTAGGTCTGTAATCGTATCTTCCGTCTCCAATACCATAGTGTTTTGGCATTATTTCTTTAATGCCACCTTTCAATGACTGAGCTCGATCTTTATGCTCACGACAACAGAAATATAAGCCAGATTTAGAATTTGATAGTCTATTATTAACCTTTTCAAATGGTTTTCCACAATAGGCACAGACTACCATTACTCTCTTTTTAGCATTTTCGTGGGCACATTTACAAGAGCAATACATCTGACGTTCTGCCCAAGAAGCCCTAACTAAAAATTCTTTTCCACAATAAGCACAGGTTTTCCTTACTGCTCTTCTTTTCCTTCCATCTTTTTCTAATATATACTCTTCCATACAATTCCCCCTCATTATTAAAGGAGATATTGTGTGGAGAAACTCTAACTTGGTGGAGCATCGGGGATTCAAACCCCGCTGATTTCCTGATTGCAAGTCAGGTGACCACATCAAGCAGTCCCATGCCCCATAAAAAAACTGGTGCTGGAGGTAGGATTTGCACCCACGAAGGTTTCCCGATTGATTACAAGTCAATTCCATTTGTCTACTTTGGTACTCCAGCGTTATAATAATAGTATTTAGAATGCCCTCGACTCAAAACCCATAAAGATTTTAAGTCGAGCGACATTTATTCAAAGATAAGATTGGTGTTTTCTCTCCCTTTCTCACTTTGGAGGTTGGTCTTGAGTAAGATTGGTTCTATCTTCTCTCCACTTCAACGCCATAAGTTATTGTCTGGGCTTGTGAGAATAGCTACTTCTCTACTAAATCTTATCTTTTTATAAATTGAATTTTTCCTTTTCAATTTACAATATAATTATATAATATTTTTCTATCTAAAGTCAAGTGTTTTTGATAATTTTAGGATTGCTTTATTTTTTCTTTTGAATGGACTTCTACTTATAGGCTATACTTCCACCTTTATAGACCGAGCCTAACATAAAATTATCTATTATTGTCTTGGGTTATTAGCCCAATAATTTAAAATATATCTACATAGTTGTTCGAGATTTGGTAAAATTTGATCATATACGTCCCACTTTTCTAATTTATTGCAGTCAGTTTCAAACAAATCTCCAATCATTATTTCATATTCGGCTTTTGACCAGAAAGAATACATAGCTTCTTTTCTTACAGCTTCTTTGAAATCTTCAACTGAGTTCCATATTTTATTTCTTAATTTATCAATACCTTCACTGAACCTAACACTTTGAAAGATGTTAAAATTTTCAATCCTTTTTGCATTAAAATCATAATTAAGCACATACCATTTCATTTTTTCACTCTCCTTTTCTTTTTTACAATATAATTATATTACATTTATCTACACTTATGCAAGTATTTTTGATAAATTTATAAAGATAATTGTTTCTGTAGTAATTCTTTGGCTTTAACATAAGAATTAAAGGTAAAACCATCATAAGTATCTGTTTTAATAAGATGGTCTGTATAAGGTTCCATATCACTATCGTCGTCCAATATAACAAAAGCTGGACAAGGATGCTCTTTTAACCAAGCGTCAATTTCCACTCCTCGACATTGGTTAAGCCAAGGAGTAGCACCTATTATTCTTATATTTTTTGATAAACCAGAGTTATATAAACATCTACAAGCAAGATCGTAGTCTTTACGCCAAGTTGAAGTTATAACAATATCCGCAGTAAACTCTTTACATAGCTTATCAAGCCATAAGACTGCTTGAACATTGGATACTCTTTCATCTTGAGGATAGCATAAATCAAAATAGTATCCGTCTTTTTGTAATAGTCGCTTTGCTTTTACTGGTTCTTTATAAATCACAAGAGTATTGATCACTCCATCATAATCCAAAAATACGACAGGATTATTCATTTGGTGATTTCTCCTGTATATCGCAAACAGCTGCCATATAAAAATTATGTTGGTTGCCGTATGCTTGATTCATAACTTCTGCCCATCTACGCATAGAAAGCATTAAAAAGCCATCATTAAAAATCGGAATTGCAAAATTTTGATGAGTATCTCCACATATTATGTAATTATTTTTTACTATCTCTTGTATTAAAACATCTTGGTGAAACTCATCAAAAGGAGCCTCATGAATTTCTGGAGTATAGCCATACATAGCATCTCCAATTTGTATTTCCTTTTGTATTTGTTCCAGATCTTCATATGTCATCCATCTAATAATTTTGGGTTTCAACATATTAATTACCTCCTTTAATGACTTTGGGCATTACCTATCAAAAGCTGTAGACGACACCATCTATTTATATTCATACGGTCTGAACAATAAGATAAATAAGCAACAAAAGAATTCCACTGTTCTTCTCTTGTTTGATCTCCCATTTCATTGTCTAAGCGTGTCCATATTGACTGAAGTGCCTCAATAATCTCTTCTTTAGTAGATGTTTCAAAAAATTTTGCCGTTAGCCTATCCCACTCTTTTTTTATTTCTCCAATCTCTTTATCTAAGTCCTTAACCTGCTCACATCGTGCTAGTAAATTATCATAATCTTCAAAAGTTACTCCCATAATATCAGTTCTCCTCATTAATACTCTTCATAATTTGTAAGTCCTTCTTTATATTCGTCCTCTTTCCAATATTCAAAAGCATATTCGTATCCATCCCAATTGTCTACTCCCATTGCTTCTAAAGCTGCCAACCTATATCTATCTTCCAACAATTCAAGTAATTCTGTTTCTGTTAGTAAATATCTTTTTTCTGTCATTTTTTTATCACTTCCCTTTTTTTATTATTTATTTTATATTATAATTATAAAAAAAAGACCTGGCATTCGTCAAGTCTTTTTACAAATAATATATGGATAAACGCATAAATGCGTAAAATTCTTGGTGGAGAATTCGGGTACCGCCCCCGAGTCTTACTATTCTATTTACCATAAGTTTCATTCTTACTTCACAAGTTTCGGTTGCACTCGTTCTATCCAAACCTCATACCCTTGCAACAAATCTCATAAGGCTGGTCATTATCTAAAATTAGTTTACATCAATTAGCCGACAATGAAAACTAACTGAGCATCTGTCTTTGACGTTGATACGACTATACTTTTTCTGACAGCTTACTGATACTCATATAGAAGGTTGTTTTAGACTACGCTAAGCAGTTAACTGCAAATAGTGATTTAACACTATTAACAACTTTTGAAAATAAGTTTCCATTTATTTTTGTTTGATTATTTGACGCATAATTGCGACTTGTATTATGATAATTTCAAATAGCAATCGAATACTATTTATTCCCCATTACAATAAAAAGAATCATACATTGGAGCAAACGTTTTGATTTTATCGTGAGTTAAAATTCCTATCAACTTTTCACTATTATCTATTTGCTTAATATAAATTCTCACTCTATCAGTAGTTACAGCTGCCCTTCCTCTTGGCTCTGTCATTTTTTGTGCGATTTTTTCTAAATATTTTTCATCGGTAGTGTTTATTTCTACTGCTCCTGATTTGCCACGAATAACAAAAACAGGCTTACCATCTACTATTTTTGGTTTTGTATCAATAATACTTCCGCACCAGTCCATATGATATTCGTTATGAATGTCAGTGATTATTAGATGAGTCTTGATCATCACTTCATGCATTCTTTATCATCTCCTTTTAGAGAAGTAAAAAAATTTGCCATATCACTATTCATTTTACTTGTCACAACGTCTTTGCCACGAGGGGCATCTTTAGATTTATGGTGAGGATTAGTATCTTTCCAACACTTTAAGAAATGTTTAGATACTTTTTCTTCCGTTGAAAAATCTTTATTACAAATTGGACATATATATTTCATATAGACCACTCACTTTCTTATAATTGGCTGGGCGACCTAGATTCGAACTAGGGGAATGCAAGAGCCAAAATCTTGTGCCTTACCGCTTGGCTACCGCCCAATAATAATTGGCAGGGAGAGTAGGATTCGAACCCACACTTAACGGGTTGGAGCCGTTTTGTCTACCGTTAACTATCTCCCTATTGATAAACGGCATATTTAATAGTAATATTGCACCTTAGGTCAAGGAGATTTTCTCCGTGAATTACAGTCCGTTACCAGAGCTGCGCTTTCGCTTCAAAATTCAGTTATGGGGTTACCCCTCATAAGCCTTGATTACCACTTAGTATGCACTTTAAACTATTAAATTTAACGCTCCGGACTATTTCAGTAGTTAGCCAAACTGAGCAAAGCTCACCGGAATGACGCGCCGCTATAAACTAATTGGTGACGAGTAGGGGATTTGAACCCCTGAATGCTGCCGTGAAAGGGCAGTGTGTTAAACCACTTCACCAACTCGCCATAAATGTCCTACGGCTTCGAAAGTTTCGTAGGATTGGACTTATAAATAGGGCTTTAAGGACTTGTACTTCGTCCAAAGTTTCCCATTTAGCCATTAGTTTTTGAGGATAAGAGAAGATAAAATCTCCCTTATCTCCACCACGTAGTCGCCCTTATACTCTCAAAGGGCAGTAGATATATTGTCACCAATATATCATTCCTTCTATTATAATGCCGAAGATAGGCTGGGACTACGACCTCCCATATATAAAACTCTTATAAAAAGAGTATATATCTACTGGAGCAGCGTACCCGAATTGAACGGGCATCTTTACCTTGGAAGGGTAAGGTCCTACCATTAAACGAACGCTGCAACTATACACAACTTAACGTACCTTGTCAGTTGCCACGGCTCTACATCAAGCTCTGCGTTCCTTTTAAATGGCGAACCACTCTTCCATAATATTCAAATGGCGGTGCGTAGGAGAGTTGAACTCCTGTTGCTAGAGTGCTTTACCCCTACAATTTTCATTGCCATAATAAATATGTTTGGGGTCTGGACTTTATCTTTACCATATCCTATGAATGTTAGGTATTTCGTGTAAAGTCTCTACACATACACTATCAAAATCAAAATCACTAAAACAATTATATTTATGTTTATTACCAGCTATACCATTCCCCGAACGAATAGAAATACATTTCTTTTCTTCAAAGAATACAGAAGTAAGCAGGCAATATTCTTTTGTAATTATACTATAACAGAAAATTAAATCTACTTCTTCTTTCGTATATGGAGAAGTATTCTTTCTGCCAGAGGAGTGATTTATGGGAAAAGTAATGGCTCCATTCTCATAGGTTGAAGAGCTTTTACATTCCACTCTTAGTGGCGTGTTATTATATATAATAATATAATCATATAAATAACTACCAAGTGGCTTAAAACAAGGAATATTCTTTGATGACATTAAGTATTCAAAGAACGTTTGCCCTATTTGTCCCTTTTGATTTGAAATAAGTGCTTGCTCGGTATTATCATATTCCACAGAATTACCTCCTGCAGCTTTTAGACTTCACCGACTTAGCGAAATCCACCTATAAAGTTTCCCTTACAGGGTGCCACCATTGACAGTCTAGCGTCGTAACCGTTGGACCAACGCACCAATAAATGTAGAATGGACAGTATTAACCGACTGCCTGCGGGATGATACTCTTTTATGTGTCCCGAGCAGGGAAAGAAACCATCTACCTAGCCTCTCAAGAAAACTAAGGTCACATACTGCCATATTATAAACCATTGTATACCACAGTAAATAATACTAATACACAGTATCTGTCCTATGCAAAAGACCATAATTCTTTTTCCTAATACTGTCAACGCCGTTTCTTTTATGTGAAACGATAATATCCAAAGCCATAAAGGAGCTTCTACCTACCTGTTGACCAAGGCTTGTCGACAATTGTCGTACCACGGGTCGCATTTGATACAATCTCTTGCGTATATAACAACGGCTATCGTTGGGAGCCACGTCTCACCAAAGGTGCCATCTCCCAATATTAACGGGGTCTTTTGTTCAGCCGTTATTATTAAAAATCATTGCCTTTCTACACTCTCCCTGCGGGCAACCTATGTTAAGACACATCTTAACTTCGATCGGAACTATTATCGGAATAGCTATTACCTAAGTTCTACCGAGCTTTCACTGTCAGTCCAAAGACTTCAGAGGGCATCTTATATAAATAGTATTTATCTTTTACTTTATATCTATTGCTTCATATTGGACTATTGGAGTAATTTTATATTCATTTAAAATTCTACCTTGATAAGATTTCTTTTCACTTTCTACCAATCCATTTTCACGAAGACGAAGCATATTCCAAGTAATTTGATTTATAGTAAGTTTTTTTAGCTCCTCGTCATCTGTTTCATCTAACATCTGAGGACCAAAAGCCCTACCTCTAAAATCACTTTTTAAAACTTTCAAAATAAGTTTTTGGTTATAGGAAAGCTTTATACTTGGAATATCATTAAATATTACTTTCATTAGTTTAAGAAAGTAATCTTATCTGCAATAAGTCTTAATCCATTTTTGCTTCCAATTAAATGACCTTTTACTCCAATTATACTGCCAACTCTGATAAATTGTTTAAGATTTTCATACATACTATTTGTTACTCGAAAAGAAATTTCGTTAGCATCATCATTAGTTAATCTAATCTTAGATACAAACATATCTTCTTTTTGAGTAAAGTCTTTTATTAAACGACCTATTAATACTACTTGATTCATAATCTCACTTTCCTTTCTTTTTTTTATTTTACAATATAATTATATAATGCTTCTCTATTTAAAGTCAAGTATTTTTTTAAAATTTTGGTAGGGGATGAGGGACTTGAACCCTCAATGTGTTACCACACCAGGGCCTAAACCTGGCGCCTATGCCAATTCGGCTAATCCCCTATATTAATCTATGGGTTCTCCAAGAATATTATCATGTTCGCCTTTTCCATTTACATATATAACTTCCTTGTCATCACATTCAATAGCTTTTCGAGCATAAGATACTAATTCATTTATTAGACCTTTTAGACTATCTACAGTATTAAAACCATCATAATCAAAACCTAAATTTATAATAAGCTGACAATATTTGTCCTTTATTTTTATCTGTCTTTCTAAATCCATTAGTATCAACTCCTTTAAATTAAAACATGGCGCCGTGCACAGGATTCGAACCTGCAAATCGTTTCCGATCAACGGTTTTCAAGACCGCTTCCTCACCGCCCGGACACACGGCATAATAAGTTCAGCCACTTTCTTTTATGTGATAGTGGGAAATATCCAGAGGATTGTGCGATTCCTCCTAACTTTCAAGAACTTCTTTGAACAGATGTCGGCAGAGAGAATCGAACTCTCTACAGTATACTTTAAAGCTTAGCATCCAGCTAACCGACATAATAATCTGGTGTCCCCTACAGGATTTGAACCTGTGACCCTTTGATTAAAAGTCAAATGCTCTACCTACTGAGCTAAGAGGACATGGCGTTCACGGAAGGCTCTGCCCCTTCGCACCGATTACTCGATCTAACACATTAGCAGTGTGTCCCCTTCAACTGACTTGGGTACGTGAACATTTTTAATACCATAGATGAGAGAAATATTTAATAAACAATCTCATTCCATAGTTTATTTGTTTTTGTCTATTTTTGCTTCTTGCTTTTCTTTCTTGTTCAGAAACAATTATATCCCTATCTTCATGGATACAATATAACTTAAATGCTTTTATCATCTTACTTAAGATATCTTTCCATTGTTCTTCTGTCATATAACTTGGGTGTCCATATAAACAATTATCTTGAAAATATCTTAAACGTCCGTAGATATATATCGCTAAAGAGAAATCAAGACTGAAAAACTCGATTCCACTAAAACCTTCTTCATCGGGAATATTTCTATCACAAATATCTTCATATCCCTCAAATGGAAAATCTGTTGGTTCTAAACCTAATTCTTTATAATAATGTGTATATTTCATTTTTACACCTACTTTCTTAAAATGTATAGACTAGAAATATAAGAATCTTCGCCTGTAAGCCCCATTATTCTTATATGTGGTAATGCTTTGTACTCCATTTTAAACAAAACCCAATTCTAATCTAATAGATACGCTATTGCTTACAGACTTGGAGTTGCGTATCCAAATAATAATCTCAATGGTGGCTACGCAAGGATTTGCACCTCGGACACCAAGATTTTCAGTCTTGTGCTCTACTACCTGAGCTACATAGCCATATTGGTGGGCGAGGCGAGACTTGAACTCGCACGCTTTTTTACAAGCACGGGATTTTAAGTCCCGGGTGTCTACCGATTTCACCACTCGCCCATATTTTCTTTTCTTTCTTTTCTATAAAAATTATAAAACATTTTGCAACCTAAGTGCAAGTCTTTTAAAAAATTTTTTGGTGGATGAGGGGAGACTCGAACTCCCAAATCATTCAGACACAAAGGTTTGAGCTTTGCATGTTTACCAATTTCATCACTCATCCAAAATGGTGGAGGCCGAGGGTATTGATCCCACTCGGTGCAATGCAAAAGGTTTTACAGACCTCCCCGTCTCCTTAACGGACTATGCCTCCATAATATGGAGCACCCAGGTAGATTTGAACTACCGATCAAAGTGTTGCAGACTTCCGCCTTAACCAACTTGGCTATGGGTGCATTATATGGTCGGATTGGCAGGATTTGAACCTGCGAGTTCTCCTGCTCCCAAAGCAGGCGGGGTAACCAAACTCCCCAACAATCCGATATGGTGTCCCTGATAAGATTTGAACTTAGATTAAAGCCTTACCATGGCATCGTAATACCATTATACTATATCGGCATAATGGCTATCGCCATTCATCTTTACATTCTAGCAGTCCATTATCAAGTTCCCAATGGCAATTAGGACATAATCCTACTAAATTATGTATATTATTAACTACTGACATAGGCGTATCTAATGCAAAACTCTCTATTGCATCTATATGACATACCTCATAATGTTTATCATAACCACAATTCATACATTTTTGTGGTTTATCTGACCTACGATATACTCTACGAGCTATATCCCTAATATGAGCATGCGCATCTCTGTTTTGTTTATATCTATTTAACATATCGCCATAGGTTATGGTTGACCAATCAACATAGCTTTTATTACATTTTTCACATACCACTCTATCTTTAAAAATATATCCTTCTCCTAGCAATGTACCACAATCTCTACAAAAGTATTGTTTCTTCTTCCTTCTAGTATTATTATATTTAGCCGAGCAAGAAGAGCTACAAAATTTAGGATTATTGGTATATGTTCCACACTGTAAGCAATTCATAATTCCTCCAATAATAATGGCACCCCCTGAAAGAATCGAACTTTCATCGAGGGCTTAGAAGGCCCTTGTTTTATCCATTATACTAAGGGGGTAAAATAAAATGGCTGGAATGGTGGGATTCGAACCCACGACCTATCGGTTAACAGCCGAGTGCTCTACCAACTGAGCTACATTCCAATAAAAAACCGTAGATACTACTAAGCATCCACGGCTACCCTATATATAAACATAAGTCAAGAGATTAAGAGTTATCTCCTTTCTTATGGCATTGCCTATATAGAATATCTGTGTATGCTGAAAATACAGAACTAAATAGCGGTCTGTTATTACAAATATTTAACGAATTGTTTAATTGATAACCTAATTCCATATTTTCATCTCCTTTTTTTATTTTACAATATAATTATAAAACTCTTTTGTTTCAAAAGTCAAGTATTTTTTTTAATTTTTATCTTCATATTTATAGGGAACAGATAATATTTTCTCTATAATTTTTTTACTATAATTACATTCATATATAATAACTGTTCTTAAAAATCTTTCTAGTTTTGGTTGCCAATATCTTTTTGATGAATGAACTTTCGTATGACATTTCTCACATAAACGAATTAAATTCCATAAAGAAGTTGGTCCCCCTTCGCTTCTGTATAATATATGATGAATGTGTAAATTTTGAGTTGAACCACACAATGCACAATAAGGACAGTGTTCCACTATGTATTCATAAATTTGTTTTTCTGTCATATTATAATTCTCTAAGCGTATCTAAGCCTACTTTAAAGTTTTCTAATTGTTCGCACATTTTATCATAAGGTAAGCATAGTCTTGCACATTCGTTTTTTTCAGATGAATGTTGCTTTTGCAATGAAATAACTCCGTTAGCAAAAATCTTCTTATCTACGAGAAACATATCAATACAGTCGTCTGGCTTAATTATAATCAATAAAAACTTATCTACATTCCTTTTTTGACCAAAATGTAACTGATTAAAGGCAACAATGTTATTATGTCCAATACTTGCTACTTTTAATTCAATTTTAACTTCATTTTTGCCCATTATATAATCATAGTTTTCATTAGTTCTAATCCACTGTGTTTTTATTCCTTCTGCATTAAACAACCAATAAAAATATTCCTCCATCATAGTCCCTTTTCCTTTGGCATTTGGTAGTGTTATATACGGTAAGTAAATACTATTTTTATATGCTTCTGTCTGAGAGCTGGTATGTTTTAGAGCCAATTCTTCTAATTTTTTTCTCTTCTCATCTAACGTCATTAGACACACTCCTTTCTAAAGATCTAATATTGTCATTACTTTATTTATATTAGCAATATTAAAAATATTACTCTTCCAGTCATAGGAACGATCTCTATATACCTTAAATAATATACTAGAAAATTTCTTCATACATTCATTGTTTAAAACCTCTAAAGCAAAATCTTTTTTATTGAGGTCATAATTAGCCATTCTTAAGGCGTTCTCAGCATCATTTATATATTCTGCTATCTTTCCCTCTATGTTGTGTATGAAAGGCTCATATTCAGGAAAAAAAGCTACTAAATCATCCTGTTTATTTTCAAGGACAGCTTCTAAAAAACTTCTTTGAGATAAAGTGTTGTTTCTCAACAAATGCATTGCTAAATATTCAGAACCCTTCACTTTCACTCTATTGAAGTTTTCATCTACTAAAACAAAACCTTCCTTATCTGCTCCAAGTGTTTTTGCTACATCAATTGCTTGTTCCACTGTTTGAATATCGTATAATTTTGGACGAGAGAAGTTATTGTTTAAGTTCTCGTCATTAAAATCATATGGAGTCCATTCTTGTCCAGATTGATTATTTCTAACCCCTAAAAAGAATAATTCAGTGTTTTGATAAGGAACAACTATTCTGTTTAAAGGAGATACTAATTCAAAGATAAGAGTATAATCTCTATACTTTTTAAAATCTTCAAGTTTCATATCAGTTTCATTCAGTGCTTCATTAAACAAATCCTGATAAGTCTTAATTTTATTAACAGGCAATAGAATATCTGCATCAGCTGCATCTATCATTCCATTGGTAGAAACTCTCACATTACCGTTTCTATCAGACCATACTTTTATAATTGATCCATCAACCTTTTCTAATGCTCTTATGTTTTTTGTTAGTTTAGCGGCATGAGGTTCTTGTACATTAAAAAACTTATCAAAAGCACGGCAGGCAACAGTATAATCATTAAGATCTATAATTACTCCTCGGCTTTCCTGAACTATTTTCAATGACATGTCGCTCTCTAATTGGTTATACTTAAAAATTGCGTAATTATCTTTTTCTTTTATAGATAAACAATAAGGAGATTGAGATAGCAATTCTCTCCAATTATCGTTTTCTTTTAAAAATTTTATTAGTTCCATAATTCTCAATCTCCTTTCTTTATATTTATATTATATAACAAAATGCAAGAAAAAATCAACTATTTTGGTTAATTTAATCTTCTATTGCGTCATAGTTTTCTTTTAAATAATCCCAACATTTTTCTGGTGAATCTATTACTACTTCATTTGTTAAATCGGAGGTCAAATAATAACTAAACTCACCATTATACATAATTTCTGATGTACAAGGAAAATCTGGACAAATTATGCTATCATATGTGGCATATTCTAATAAATCAGTTGCTAATACTATATATTCAAATAAACTAAAATTACCGAAATCACTACCAATTTTTCTATATAAGGCATCTATTTTATCGCAAGTATTTTCTATTTCTTTTATTTCATTGATAAAACTACAATAACTTTCTTTATCCAGAAACTCTACTTCTGCGAAACTTTTTATTATTCTATCTAATAAGTCTTGCATTACCTTAATAGAAAAAGTTCCCCCTAATTTTCTCATTTCTTTATCAATTTGTTCTACATACTCATTTAATTCTTTTAATCTTGTTTTGCATGATTCTAATTTTTCTATTCTTACTAACCCCATATCATATTTGTTCATTTAACAACGCCTCCTTTATCTTTTGTTTTAAATAAAATCCTATCTCTTCTTCTAAGTTTGCCTCTTGAAATTTATAATGTTTGTTATCAAGAATAGCCTTTGCTTCTTCTATCTTTGTTTCTATATCTTTTTGTATTTGTTCTATTGTTAGTCCATTTAATCCTCTTTTTATTTTTTTCATGTACTCTGCTCTTTCTCCGCTATATCTTAAAAAAGGAAAGTTTAGAGTATTTTTGTTTTCTGCATATTTTATAATGTCATATAATCTAACTACATGATGGTATTGTTTTGGGTCGCACCCAAATTTACTAAATTCTTTCTTTTTACTTGGGTATTCGTGTAGAAACGCTTTTTGTTTTTCATACATACCCCCCAACAACGACATTTGGTTAGTCGGTATATAAGAAAATAGACATTTTAAATAAATATCTCCGATAAAATACGGAGTGTGAAACGGTTCAAGAAAAGAAAAATTTCCCTTTCTTACTACATTATAAAAAGTAATTAAATCTTTAACATCACAAGCACCATTATCAAATTCTTTTACAAAACTTATGTTTCTTTTAAAAACTATATCATCTATTTTAGGTAGAACAATTGCTTTAGCATCTATATCCGAATATTCATCTGAAACCCCATAGTTTTGTGATCCATAAAGTGCAATATAAAGCACATTATATCCATCTTTTTCTAACGCTTGTTTATATTTTAATAGAGTTTCCATAATGTTTTTCATTTTTTTCACCATTCCTTTCTTTTTTATCTATAAATATTATAAAATAAAGACCTAACACTAGTCAAGTCTTTATTTTATTTTTTCAATAATTTCTTCCCATTGCCTATTGTCCCAATTATAATATGGTTCGTGATAAGAAAAATCTTTAAGATATTGTTCTTTGTATTCTTTCATCACTTCTACATATTCTTTTAAAAAGTCTTTGTAATCAAAAATATAATGAAAGTCTCTTGGTTCATCTACATACATATAAGAACAAAAAATGTGAATTTTATCTCCCCATAGAGCAGTGTGAATCCACACATCTTCTCCCTCTAAATCAAATTCTTCATCCTTTTTATTACTAGTATCATCATAATCTAAATTGAATAAGTTATCTAGTTGTTCTTTTACGTCGTCTAGGTAAGAAAAATGAAATACTTCTCCATTCTTATCTGTGAAAGCATACCCTTCATCTTTTCTTTCTCCAAAAGAAACAGTCATCCAACCTGCATAAATAGAATATATATTAAACATATCACACATCCCCTTTCGGTCTTAGTCTATCTCCTTCTGTTAAAAGCTTAAGAGCTTCAAAAAAGTCATCTTTTAAAGAAGGATATTTATTTTTTAACTTCTTTTTCATACTTTCAAAATCCTGAAAATTAAATATATAATCGTGAAATTCTATCAACAATGCAACATCTGCATCAAAATCCCTGCTAATAGTATCTGTCAAATATAAATATGTACTTACATTAGGATGCCCGATAAAGTGATTAAAGCCTTCCTCGTCTGTTGTTTTGCAAAATGGTTTCCCCAAATCATGGTATATAGCTGCTTTGCAAGCTTTACCATTTTCTTTACAATAATCAGCAGTTCTTAATATATGTATTCCTAAGTTTTCTGAATGATGTCTATTATGCTGGTCATAGTCCATTAAAAGAGCAATTTTATCTCTTTCAAATCCTCGCCTTTTTGATTCAGTCCATACATATTTTATATCATCATAATTATACTCATATAAAGTGGGAATTTGAAAAGATCTTATCATTTGTTTTAATTTATCTTCTGGGAGATGTCTTTCTTTTCTTGTTTTATTTCTATATAAAAGGGTTTTAATAGAACAAACACATACTATAACTTTAATATATTTAAAATATTTTTGCATTTCTTGTGCCAATGTCACACGTCTGCCTCTGTTAATATTAGTTGCATTATAAATAACATTTTTATTTTCTTTACCAGCATTTCTTGTTCTCCTGTTCATTTCTTCAAAAACTTCTTTGTTATGGGTTTGATCTTCATATCCATATAACTCTACTCGTAAATTATCACTACTTAATATTAAAGCATTATCAATATTATTCTTTATAAAAAAATCTTTACCTGAAGCTGGTAAACCAACCATTATTGTAAGCGTATTATTCATAGCATCACCCTTTTTCTTTTTTTATTTTATCTATTATTATTATAAAAAAAGAACCTGATAATTGTCAAGTTCTTTTGATATTTTTATCTTTAATTTTTTATCCCCTTGTAGAGCATTTACTTTTGCTATACTCTATTACTTTACCATTTTCTCCAACTACCCAATATTTGTAAGAGCTCTCAGCACTTACCCAGCCGCTGGAGCTATGATAACCGTCATAACAAAAAACTTTTTTTCTAGGTGTATCATAATTCATGGTACAACCTAATATTAGAAAAAGTGTCAATATTAAGATAATAACCCTAATTAGCATTGATTTTTCAATACTTATATTTATTTTTCCTCGATTAGAGGAGGGATATTTGTCATCTTTTCTTTTCATTCTTTCTTTTCTCATAAAAATCTATCCTCCTTGCAGGATAAATTAAAGATAAAAACTCACCATCCGAATTCCATCCAATGCTTACTAAACAAGTCCATAGATTCTTGAACTTTTTTTAAATTATCTTTGACTGTTTCTACGTTACTGGTATCCCAATCAAATATATGACGGTAAAGTTCAAAGCCTTCTAAGATTTTATCTATGATGGTAAAGTCATAGACAATTATTTTACTTGCTTCTTCTTTAAACATTTTTAAGCGAGGAATTATAAATTCAATAAAAGATAAATCTAAATTCCAACACTCTTCACTCACAGGATTGGCATAAAAATGATTTGGTTTTTTCATATGTCTATCATACTTATCTCCAAATATTTTTCTAATCAATCTTAGCATTTCTGCTCACCTCCTTATGAGGCGGAACCCTTATGGTCTTCTTGTGAATATTCTACCAATTTACCATTCTTCAAACGAACATACTTAGAAATTATATCTCTATAATTTATTACAAAACCTTCTACAGGTCTATTGGTTTTTTCTGTATATTCCTTATAGATATTATCAAGTATTTCTTTATTTGGCAAAGTTTGTATTTCACAAACAGTTGGAACTATTCCAAGAAATGAAGGAAAAATCTGATCAATGAAAGGGTATATAAATAAGTCGTGATTGTATTTAAAATTGCACAACTCAAAATTCTCATTTATATTTGCTTTTGCAAACATATACCATTTTTTATCAAATGTTCCTTCTGGATATTTAGTAGATCCCATTCCCATCCACTCGCCACATAGAGCAGAATTGTCATAAAGGTTCTCTTTTAGTTGATTCCCGTTATCTTTTAAAAACTGATATAGTCCTTTATACATTATATCTCTATACTCATCAATTTCAGAAAGAGAAATTATAGTTTTTCTTTGGGCAAACCATAATTCTCCATCTTTTTTAAAGAAAACTAAATTTGAACCGTCCATTTTTTCTGTTAAATAAATACGGTCTCCTCTTTCACTAATTCTCTCTGTTTTTGGATATATACTCTTTTTAATCATAATTTTTTCTCCTTTCATTATTATAATATTATTATAAAACTTTTTACTATCAAAAGTCAAGTATTTTTAATCATTAATTGGTTCATCATCGATCACGACCATGTTTACCTTATGTGTCAAGATAGTGCAAGAATCTAAATAAGTTACATCACCACCAGGACGTGTAAATAGTGTTTCATTATCTGGTTCTAAATGATAACATTCACGGATAGTATCTGCGTCAATATGACCAAGATAAATATGTTTTCCTGTGTCATTTCTTAAGAAAGCTGCGTCTTTAGGTTTTGCCCAATGACAGTCTTTCCATCCTTGTAATGGAGTTCTCCAATTACCATGAGTGCAATCTATCATACCGTGAGTAATAATAGAATTTTTTAATTCTAAAAAGTCTGGTAAAGATTTAAGCCAAGGTAGTAAGTCAGGAAATTCTTCGTTAATTTCTTTTGATGTGTCTTTAATAAATAATTCCCATTCCTTGTTCCAATCTTGATCGCTCATCTTTCTTTGTTCATCTGAGCTATACTTTAAATTAATCATTGTATCCCAACCCATTGTGCGATGTGAAAAATCATCTATAGTAGCACTTAATCCATTTCTGCGATAATTGAAAAAACATAAGTATGGGTTATTACATTCTAAGAAATCTATTAACATAAAATGATGATTCCCTGTAAGAACAATGGCTTTTTTCTTGTCAGTTAATTCTTTTAAATAATTATATAGAGCAATAGATTCTTGCCCTCTATCAAAGATATCTCCAGCGACTACTAGAATATGATCATCATTTTTCTCATCAAAGCCACTATCATTAATAGCATTAATTAACGCAGTATAATCACTATGAATATCAGAACATAAAAAATACTTTTTCATAACTTTTTCTCCTTTCTCACTTTTCTAAAAATATTTTATAATAAAAAGGACTCAAAAGTCAAGTCCTTTTAAAATTAAAATGACACCCAGTTTTTATTTTATTCTGTTAGAACTCTGGTGACTAAAACTAACATATCGGATAGCGACTCCGAAACCCCTTTTAGTACCGTGCCCATCACTCGTAGTGCCATAGAGATTTTATTCTAAATGACCGCACGTCTTTCTACGAGCTTAGAAACTTTAAGTTTCACATATATTATATAATAACAAATTATTTCTGTAAAGACTTGTATTTTTGTTTTTAAAAAAATTATTATTATAATAATGAAAAGAAAAAAGAAAAAGAAAGTATGCAAAGAAAAAAGAATATATTATATAATATAATGTATATTAAATATATAAATAATGTCGCTCATTCTATTTCGCTCCATTATTTATTATAATATAATTATATTGCATTTTTTATTTCTGTAAAGTTTTCTAAAAAACTTGACTTTTCCAAGTAATATATCTTATAATTTTATCAAAAGGAGTGATTATATGAATTATAATGTAATGTTTTTAAATATTTTTTCTTATACTGACGGAGAAACAGATAATACATTTATATTCCCAGTTGCATTTGATCCAAGAAAAACACATACAAGACAAAAATTAATAAAAGTATTTGAAGATATCGCAAAAGAACATTTCCAAACTTATGGTAATTGGTTCGATACAGATAATTTAGTTTTTAATGAGAATACTGAGCAACAAAATCGCTGGCGAAATGAAGATATCTATTATTTTAATAAAAATAATTTAAAAGTGATAAAACGATGTTATGTAAGTAATGAAAATAATGATGATTGTTTTCTATATCAAATAATAGAAATAACGCCTTTAAATATAAAAGATGATGGCTCTGAACTAAATGTATTCGCAGGATTACGAAAAGATAATAGAATTGGTAATAAATGCCTTGGTCATGGTTCAAATAAAATAGAAAGTACATTCAAAATAAAAGATTATTTATGGGCAATTAGATATACCACAGTACCTTCCTATGAAACGGATTACAGAGATGAGATATCGGATACTATTAGAACTGTATCTAAAAGTCTTATTGCACTATTGTTTGAGGAAAAAAACAATTTTAAAGAAGAAGCTGCAAAATTTGCTTGTTCTGTCTATCCAGAGTATAATTTTGATGAAAGACATTCTTGGCTTAGAGAAGATTTCCGCCTAAGAATAATGAATTTAGAAAAAGTAATAAGAAATAAAGATGAAGTTTCAGATCTTATAAGATATCCTAATTTTTCTTCAGTAGAAGATGATGATGGTTTTTATTTCTCCAGTAGTATAATAAAGATTCCTATTATAAGTGCTCCTATTTAATAGAAACGGGAGATGAATAAAATGTGGGGAACAATAGAAGGAAAAAAGATAAAAGAAATTAAGGAAAGTTTTTGTTTGGGAGAAGCCTGTCTTATATTTGAATATGACAAAGACACAGAACGAACAGTCGCTTTTAAAACGGCTGCTGATTTAAGAAAAGCACAAACTTTCTTAAATACGAATAATAAAAATTTTGTAGTTGAAGTGATTGGCAATGAACTTCATATAAAAACGACAGAAAACATTTTGGTATTGAATGTGGCAAATGAAACTCACGCACTTAGACTAAAAGAAGTAATAGAAAATATTAAAAAATAGAGTTATCAAAAACTCTTTTTTTATTGTATAATTTTATAAGAAAAGGAGAATGATAAAGAATGAGCGTTGTAATTAGTGCTAAATATAAAGATGGCATAGCAATCATAGCTGATAAGCAAGTAACTTGTGGAACAACAAAATCAAATAATGGAAATAAAATACAATATTTTAAATATTCAAATTCTGCTATTGGAGTTGTTGGATATTTAAGAGATTGTAATATAATGAGAACAATAGAAGAAATATTACCTTATAAAGATATTTTAGATAATGTTTTAATAAATGATTTATATGTAATAAGAACGATTATACCTGTAATATATCATTCTTTACAACAAAACAAAAGAATAACTGTAACGAACGGAACGGAGAGTATGGATAGTGTAATGTTATATTGCACCAAAGATAAGATGTTTGAAATAGGACAAGATTTTTCTGTTTTAGAAATAGATGATTATTATTATGCGATAGGTTGTGGTGATGATAAGGCTTCTGGATTTTTATCTTCAGTTGGAGATACGAGCAATTTAACAAAGGAGGAAATTACAAAAATACTTCAAGAAGCGGTAAAAAAGGGCTGTGAAAAAGATGTTTACATAAATGACTATACCGATATAATATTTTTGGAAAATAATAAATAATGAGTAATTTTGTACAAACGGCAATTCAATGTCCAGAATGTGGAACCATAACATATATAAATAGAAAAAAATCTTTAAAGAAAAAAATCGGACACTTAAAAAAACTTTATTGCTATAAGTGCATGAAAGAAGTAAATCAAGTGGAAGTCGGAGATCCTACTCTTTATTATATTGACAAAACAACTAATTTAATTCCGATAAATAAAAATAAGGACAGAGTAGTGTGTAAAGAAAAAGAATTTAATGATTAAAAAAGACTTGACTTTTTATAGAAAAAAATTATATAATTTTTTTATAAAGAAAAAGTAAAATAGATTGGAGAGTAAAAGTTGTGGCTAAAATAGAGCGTACGGTTAAAGATCAAGTTTGTGCCAAAATGTATAGTACCTTGCATGACTTTTGGTATGCTTATTATAAGTATTATGGTGGTAATGTGGATCTTATTGACAACTTCATCAGTACAGCACTAAGAAACGGCGTACAAGGTGCAGAAGATTTACTTGATGATTGCAGAATAGCGTTTGATAAGATACAAGAAATTTATAGAACTAAATACAACTTAACAGAAGAAGATATGGAGCAAGTAATGAAAGACCACTTTGGAGATTATACTTTTATGTATAATGATATAAAGTATGTAGAAGATTTAGATGCAATATGGAACGTTTGCAATTGGTATTTAGATTATGTTAATAATGATATGACAAGACAAGAACTATTAAATTTATTAGAAAGTTAAATATGCAAAAAAGTAAAATAGATTGGAGAGTGAAGGCATGGCTAAAATTCGTAAGTTAAAAAAAGGCGAGTGTAAAGATATTGTAGAAGTAACTATTCAATTTGAGAATTGTGAATGCTATACTTTTACGAGAGAAGAAATTAGTAATATATTTTTACATAATATTGTTAGACATATTAGTATTTGTGCTAATGCTGTAATTGATGACAATGAAGCACAAGATATATGGTTTGTACTACCTTATGAAATAGCAAATAGAAAACAAAAAGTCTTTGGTTTTGGAGAAGAAGAAAGCTTAATCCAGAGGCTGGGGTTAGATAAAAAGAAACCAATCAGAGACATTACTCATTTTTATCTTAAATATAATACAGGAGAGGAAGAATCTGTTTCTTGTGTATGGGAAGGTGATGGAAATTTTGATAATCCAGCACAAAAAGCAGAGATAATAGAAGATAGAACTGACAAATATGTTACAATTTCTATTAGTAAAGATAATTTATAAATAAGAAAGGAGGAAAGAGATGAAAAGATATGTAATTTCTGATACACATTTTAATCACTCAAGAATTCTTGAATATTGTCAAAGACCTTTTGATAATGTAGAACAAATGAATGAAGTTATTATAAATAATTGGAACAAAGTAATAAATGAAGATGATATCGTATACGTACTTGGTGATTTTTGCTTTGGTAACAAAACAATGTTGAAAGAAATTGTTTCAAATCTTAAAGGTAGGAAAATTTTGATTTGTGGAAATCACGACAATTTAACCAAAAACGCTTATTATGAAGCTGGATTTGAAACAGTAACAAAAAGTCCAATCATAGTAGATAGTGACTTTATTCTTAGTCATCATCCAATTCAAGGAGATCTTGGAAAATTCTATAATATTCATGGTCACAGACATAAGCTTCCAAGTGAAGCCCAGTTTAGCCCAAGACATTTTGACATTGGTGTAGATGACCACAATTTCTTTCCTCACGAATTAGAAAAAGTTGAAAAAACATTGAGAAAAGGAGAGAGGAAAACATGTCGTACAAACATGATGAGAATGAAACGAAAAAAATCGTTAAAAGAATTATTATTGGAGTTGTTTCGTTAATAGTTTTTATTACATTACTTTGTAGTTTCACTACTATACGTTCTGGAGAAATAGGAGTAAAAAGTAGATTTGGTAAAATTACAGGACAAACAACCGCAGAAGGAATTGTATTTAAAATTCCCTATATAGAAAAAATTACAAAAGTAAATATGAAGGTTCAAAAAGCTGAAATAGACAGCACTGCGGCAACGAAAGATTTACAGGATGTGTCTATGCGTTTTGCAATAAACTATCGTTTAAATCCAGAAAATGTTGTGGAATTATATAAAAAAGTTGGAGCGAATTACGCCGAAATAATTTTAAATCCAGCTGTACAAGAGGCATTAAAAAATGCTACAAGTGCTTATACAGCAGAAGAATTAGTAACAAGACGAAGTGAAGTATCTAAACAAATAATTGAAGACTTAAACGCTAAGGTTGAAAAATACGGAATTGTAATTTCAGAACTAAATATTATTAACTTAAATTTTAGTGAAGCATACAATAATGCAATAGAGGCAAAACAAATAGCAGAGCAAGAAGTTAAAAAAGCTCAACAAGAATTAGAAAAGACAAAAGTTGAAGCAGAGAAAAAAATAACAGAAGCAAAAGCTGAAGCTGAGTCTTTAAAATTGCAAAAGCAAGAAATAACAGATCAATTATTGGAGCTAAGAAGAATTGAAGCTCAACTAAAAGCTATTGAAAAGTGGGATGGAAAAACTCCTTCTACTGTTATTGGTGACAGTATTCCGTTTATAAACATAAAATAATAAAAAGACTACACAAAAAGTAGTCTTTTTTTATATAATATAAATGTAAAATGTTTACAGAAATAATTTTAAGTGTTATACTTAATTTATATAAAAAGAATGGAGGAAATAGAAATATGGAAGAAGAAAAATATACAACAGCACCTATGGATACTGAGATTGAGGTTTCATTAGATAAAGCAGATCAATATGAAGAAGCACAAAAAGAGAAACCTAAAGTTGATTTGACAGAAGAAGAAGCTAAAGTAGCTGCTGAAAATGTTTCAAAGTTAATAGATGTGTTGGATAGATATAAACCTATAAACCAAAGAAGAAAAGAAAAATTTGATAAAATAAAAAAAGAATTAGATGAGCTTCCAGAAGGACATTATAAAAAGAAACAGTTGAGTTTCAAATTATTAGAATTAAGTAAAAAAATAAGCCCAAAAGTATTTTGGGATTCAAAAACAAAAGGAACATACAGGAAAAATAGCGAGTAGTTTATAGCCTATAATAAAACTCATTTTATGAAAATAAGGACTGGCGCCCTTATCTCACTTGAATAATAAGAGAGCGAAAAATTATTATTTATTTGCCCAAGTAGGCAGGAGTGATTTATATGTTTTATGATTTATTTTTTGACAAAGACTTTGCTAAGGTTAATAGAGCAATTAGAGATAGTCATCCTTACCAAATTTTAAAAGATGATGGAAAAGATGTCATTGTTCTTAATGCTCTTGGAGTTGCCGAAGAAGATATAAAAGTTGAAGTAAAGCAAAGTACTTATGACGACAGAACTAATTATTTATATATTACAGGAGAAACTGATAATGAAATAACTGGAACTAAATACAGTATTTCAAATCGTTTTACCTTAAATAGATTAAAAGTAAAAGAAATTAAATACGAATGTAAAGACGGTCTTTTATATGTAGATGTTTTTTATAAAACAGAACCTGTAAAAGAAATACCAATCTCAAAGAAGTAAGAGAACGATATAGTATTTAAAAAATCGCTCTCTTATTTTTATTAAAAAGAGATTACAAAAACTATTTTTAAGTTATATAATTATATTGTTAAAAAGAAAGATTATATAAAGAGAGGTAGTCAGAAAGATTAGTATTACAGACTAGTCTATGGTTGGTTTTATATAATCGGGGGATTCTTTGGCTTATATAAAAAGTTTCTCCAGACAAGAATATAGAGCCTGTGGTAAGCTCATTGATGAATGAAATCATCGTGGTATCAGTTCGAATCTGATTGAAGGTAGTCAAAAAAGTCCACTTACTATCCGCAATATAGTCTGTGGCACTAAATAGAAAAAAAACCTTATGGTTTTTATATAAATAGGAGGAAATAAATGGAAAAACAAGATCTTGTTCAAACTTGTAAAGATTGTGGTAAAGAATTTACTATCACTGCATCAGAGCAAGAATTTTACGAAAGTAAAGAATTAGCATTACCAAAGAGATGTGCTGATTGTAGAAAAGCTCGTAAAATGCAAACTCAAAATGAAGCTAAAATTCAAAAACAAGAAAAACCAAAACAATCATTAGAAGAAATGATGCGTTCAGCTGGAATATGCTAATTCATCATTAAAAAAACAGCTGGTAAAATTTACAAAAAATACTTGTTTTTTACTAGCTTTTTATTTTATAATTTTTATGAAAAGAAGTGATAATATGAAAGAAAATCTGACTTCAATAATGAATGAATTAAAAATTGGTCAAGTTATAAAATCTCAGGATGGAAGAGAATTTGTCTTTATAGAGCCGAAACGAACTCGAGCAGTTGTTGAGGATAGAGAAAGCCATAAGAGATATATTTTAAAGGGTGTCGTAGAAATAACCGATGAAATAGATCAAGAAGTTGTTAATAAATTAGAAGAAAAAGCAATACAAGACTTTATGAATGAGCGTAAGGTTAGGAAAATGAAAAAGAATCAACATTTCATTGGAATAGATGATAAGGAATATAGTTTTATCAAATTTAATAGAACTAAATTCGTATTTAAAGACACTAATTCCAGTAAAACTTATACTGCTTCTCCAGAATTTGTAAAAAATATCTTGGAAAAAATACAATAAATACTTGACTTTTTATAGATAAACATAATAAAATATAAATGTAAAATAAGAAAAGGAGGAATTTTGTTATGGTAGATGTTTATGTTGCTCTAAAACAACTTGCTACAGGATTGGACAAGGAAGATTTACTAAAGGTAATCGCTGCTTGGTATGCAGAATATGAATATGGTGTAGAAGTAGAAGAGGATGATCTTGCTGATGTAATAGATTACATTGATATAAATGAAGATATCTTACTTTCTATTGAAAATACATTAGCAAATCTTGATAGACAATTCGGTGAAGAAGAAGATTATGAAGATGACGACTACGATGAAGATTATGACGAAGATTATGATGATGATGATGATGATTATGATGATGAAAATGATGATATAGATGCTGAAACAGCTCATCTAATGGAGATAAATCGTAGAAAAAATGAAGAAGCTCTAGGACTATAATGTCTTATAGTTCTTTTTATGAGAAAAAATTATCAAAAAAAACTTGATTTTTTCTTGTAAAAAGATTTATAATATATTTATAAGAAAAAAAGGAGAATGATAGAATGAATGACTTATCTAAAAAAGCAATAATTATTTTAGACATTTTAAAACGATTAAATGCAAATGATGAAGAACATAAAACTCATATTTATGAGATCTTAGATAAATTAGAAGAAGTTGATCTAAAGGAAATCCTTCCAAACGAGGAAGATTATGAATTAGATTGCATTGCTTGTGAAATGACACAAAAAAGTGTATCTACTACATTAGCATCATTAGTTCGTAAGGGGTATGTAAAAAAGACTGGAGTTAATGGAGTTAAAGTAGGAAATGAAATGAGAAACATTAGAAGTTATTATTTAACAAATAAATAATAAATTTCTATTTGTTATATATTTTCAGCCAAAATAGTTTTTGTTAAAGTAATAAACGACTATAAAGGTGCCTGTATTTTGATGGGTCTGTACGAATGAAATAACTTAACTATTAGTCGGTTAGTAAACCAAACCAGTTAAACTACTGGAAATAAGGTTATTGGAGAATGAGAATAGAAGCTAAGGCATAGTAAATCTTTTTTGATTAAGGGGATTTCGTTTATAGATTCTTGTCGTTTAATGCAAGACACGATTTATTCGGATGTCGAGTATGTGAATCTCGTCCGCTCATTCTCCTATGTTTTATTAAAAAAGAAGAAAGGACTGAGTGCATGACATATACTTTTCGTATAAAAAACAAGAGATGGACAATTAAGTCTGCACATCAAGGCGATGAACATTTAATAATGAATGGAGAGCCATGTATAGCTCAACTTTATAAACAATTAAGAATTATTTATTTTGATGATGGATTATTAGATGATTATGAGGAAATGAGAGAAACATTGGTTCATGAATTAGTTCACGCATTTATTATGACATATGCTATAAGTAATAAGCAATTCAGAGATGAAGAATTTATTTGTGAATTCATAGCAGTCTATGGAGAAGAAATACAGAAGTTAGCAAATGAGCTAATGAAAGTATTATATGAAAATGAAGAAAATTAAGATTTTATCTTAACAAAAAGTTCTTTGATAATATATAATATATTTAGATAAATAAAGAGATTTCTTATGCGTAAGTAGGTTCGCCGAACACTCGTAGATGACATCTGGCTAAGACTATATGGATTATATAGTTGATTTCTTGGGCATCCAGCTGAGCTGCAGAATCCTAAGAAAACGCAATATGATGTGGAATAAGTTAATGCAAACTCTTAGTATATTGGTAGTCAATCCAATTTCGTTTCTTTATTTGTCTAAATATGTTATATATTATCAGTTAAATGATTACAAGATATAGATCACGAGCTTTTTAACTCGAAGGGGGCAGTACCCAACGTAATGGAGCTTAGGCGTGTTTGCTCGTTAAAATACACGACAGTATTTTCTTATTTAAGAATACTGAAAACTCAGCTATGGAGTCCAGAAAAAACATAGTAGGGAGCTCTATAATCCCCTTTGGTGCGAAACCGACGGTCGAGTAATTATAGCGTTCTGGTATAATAGTTAGTTCTATTCTTGTAGGACGTGCAATTCGTCACCAGATAGTACCTTACGATAACAGGTACTGTTTTTTTACAAAATTATAATTTTTTGGTATAATAAATACAAGAGGTGAGAAAAATGCTTCAAGTAGTTTATTTGCCAGGGCAAAATATTGAAATAGAAAAATTTATAACAATATCCTCTATGGACGAGTTATTAGATTTTATTAAGTTCAATAAAATTAAATTATTAAGTATTCCTGCTACAAATGATGCCTTAGATGTACTTGATTGTATCATAGAAAATGAGTTAAAAATTGAAACAATTCATCTTCAACAAAGTAATGATTTATTATCAAGATTAAAGATATTCTTTTATATGGCAAAAGCTTATACAGAAAATGGCATAAAAAGAAACATCATACTAAAGCATGAGTATTTAGATAATTTTTTAGAAAAAAATAAGAAAAAAGACTAAACAAGAACCGCATATCTATTATATAATTATATTGTAAAAAAGGAAAAGGAGGTTTCCGATGAAAGATAAAATGATTGTATTAGTTTTTAGAGTACCTAAGAACACAGTTAATTTAAACATTGGGGAACACGTTGAGCTAGAATATGATTCTGTAAAAGAACATTACTGCTTAAATACCGAATTTGCAAGAGTAAGCAATCAACTATTTACTCCGAATTCTGATGATGTAAAAAGTTTATTGGAATTTGTAGCAAAAAAAGATGGAAGAATTGTTTACATCTGGGATAACGAACGTAATATCTATTTAGATAATACTATCGTTGAGGTAAAGGCAGTTAATGGAGAATATATTATTGTAGCTCCGTCAGAAGAAAGTCAATATCTAATTGGTGAAAGCATAGATCAAGAGCCTTCGATAGAAGAACTTTTAAAAGGTCTACTTGGTGATACTGAAAACGATATGGCTTGTGAGAAATGCTGCGACACTGAAAGAGAGTGTACAGTAGCAGAAGAGAATAAAGAAGAGAAAAAAGTAAAGGAGGAAACAAATATGTTTTCAAATCTAGGTTCTAGTTTTGGAAAAATTGGTTCAGACCAATTCAGATTATCTATTAACGGATTAGCAGTAAAAGGAAAGGATGGCAAATATGTTACATTCAATCCAGAAACTAGAGAGTTAGTAGAAGTTACAACAGGTTTCTTTGATGATATGAAAGATTTATTATTCTTAATGCCAACAACTGAATTAGAAGTTGGAGATATTATTATTCATCAAAACAAACCTTATTATATTACAGTATCAAAAGATAATGTAGTAAAAGGTATCGATTTTGAGGACGCAATTGAAAGTACTTTAGTACCAAAAACAAATGTATTCGGAATGAAATATTACACTAAGGTATTTAATTGCTTAGGAACAAATAATATTTTAGGTACTGATATCGCTTCAAATCCTATGATGGCTTATGCGTTAATGGGTGGAAAAGACTTTGATCTATCTAAAATTATGATGTTCCAAGCTTTATCAGGACAAGGAAAAGGTATCGCTGATTTCAGTGAAAATCCTATTATGTTAATGGCATTGATGAGTAACGAAAACGGAAAAAATGATCTAAGTGATTTTGCTAAAATGCAAATTTTAAGTGGATTATCTAATAAGAAAAAAACTACAAAAGAAACTAAAAAAGAAAACTAATTATTAGTTTCTTTTTATAGGATAACCTAATCTTTAAGTTATTCTATAAAAGGAAATTAAAGGAGGTTATTTAAGTGGCAAAAGTAAAAACTAAGCAAATTAACTTTACGCTTCTTTACGGAGTTGTCTACAAGAAAAAGAAAAATACTCTTTATATCGACTATGGATTAGGAAAAATAAAAGTATTATTAGATGAAATGGACGACGTCGATCAAATAGAGGTTGGATATACGATAAGCATATCTGGTTTCATTAAAATGAGTTGGATTAAAACATATTTAGTTGCTCAGCAAATTAGTATTTTTGATAAAAAACCTCATTATATCAATTTAGGAGAATAACATATGAACAAAAACACTAAAAAGATCATAACAGGGATGACTGCCATTGTGCTTATTATGCTTATTACTTCAATTTCTTATGGGATTGCTAGCAAAAGACAAAAAGATAGAATATCTGAATTAGAAGAAACGATTAAGGCACAAGAAATTCTATTGAAAGAACAGGATATTATGTTAAATGAGCAAAGTATTATTCTAACAGACACCGCAGCTTCTCTTGAAGAGAAAGAACAAGAGCTAAATACCTGTCAAGAAAACTTAAAAAAAAACTAAATAAAACATCTAGTTATCGATTAACAAGCTATTACCCTGCGGAAACTTCAAATCATACAGGAAGCGGTTTAGAAACGAAAGATTTTCAAGTCAATGAAAAAGGATGGTATACTTACCAAGGAAAACTAGTGTTAGCCGGAGCTACTGTATATCTAAAAAGTCGTTATGGAGAAAAGATTGGCAAACATTATTTCCGTTATTATGATAATGTGCTTGTAGAAATTGATGGGATTCAATATGATGGTATAATTTTAGACAGCTGTGGAGCTTGCTCCTATGTCCAAGAAAATAGACTTGATTTATTCGTAAGAGATAAAGACTCAGTCATTGATAGAGGATATAAAGGAAAGAATATGATTAAGGTGGTATATAAATGAAAAAATTAATTATAGCAAGTATAGAAACTGATGGGCATTCTGGGACTAGTGTTTTTTTGACAACTAATGAAAAATCTTATAATGAAGCCATTCGTAGTTTATTATATTATGAAGATGAACTAATCTATCATTTTTCTCATGAGAATAAAGTAGATGATAATATCATAGAACAATGGTATGATGGAGACCTTGGCGAAATGAGTATAATGGTTAAGACCTTTAATACAATAAAAGAAATAGAGAATAAGGAGTTCTATACTAGAACAGGTTAGCTAGCAAAACAGAAAAAGATTGCTAGCTTTTTTTATTTTTTAATCTTGATTTTTTATAGAAAAAAGATTTATAATTATATTATAAAGAAAAAGGTGATAAAAATGAAAAAAAATATAGGTGATGATTATATTATATGTCCCTTTTGTGGAACGCCACAAGACAGATATACGCTTTATAAATATGATTGCATATGTATGGATTGTGGAGGATTTATAGACATGGATGATTATGACTATGGAGAAGATTATCCCTGGGGAAGTTCAGATTGGGATAATTATGATTATGAAAAAGACGACATGTATATAGAATATATGAAAAGACATTATGGTAATCAAGAAGGGAAGGGGAAAAATATGAATGATACGAAATTTGACTTAATAGATAAAGATGATGAACAAATTGGTACTTTTGTATTAAGGTTTATTACATCTGCTGACTACGAAACAATAAAGAAAAGTTTTGAAACATTAGATGCCAGTATAGAATTTATGTCATTAGTTGGACAAGAAGGTCCAATATCAAAGTTTTTAAAAACTGCAAGTGGGCAAAAACTAGCAAAAGGTTTAGACATTAAATCAGATATTGATGAATATGTTGTTCAAGCGTCTTTTATCTTTGGAGATGATGGTGAATCTAAAAAAACCTTAATTTCAACTTTGTGTAAGGCATTTCCTTTGTTTATTGTTAGAGAAGAAGATAGTTCTTATATAATGGCAAATAACAAAGGTTTGGCAAAAGGTTTTGTCGAATTGTGTAATGAAGATGAAATAGAAATATTAAGTATGTTCTTAACAGGATATGAAAAATATAAAATATTAGTAAATTATTTATATTGGTGTGAGCCTTATAAAAATTCAATTGCAAAAGACATTATGGTTCAATGGGATAATAATTCACTAATAGGTTTAGATACACTAAGAAAAGTAGACGAAGTCCCAATTATCTGGCAAGAATATCTGGCAACATTAGATGATATCAAAGTATCTAAAGATGATAAAGATAATGGAACAGTTATTAGTTTTGAACAAATGTTAGAAGATGTAGTGGAAGATGGAATTGACAAAAAAGATATATTAGAAGAAGAAAATCTTATTCAAGTAGTTTCTTTAAGAGGTGTAGCAGAATATGCTTTAGGAGGAGATGCAGATGATGAGATTAAGAAATAATAAATATCTAACAGAATTATTAGAAAGTTCTAAAAAAATATGGAAAAGTAATATTCCGAGTCTTTCACTTAATCAGATAGAATGGAGAGCAGAAAACACAGATAGTGTTATAGGGATATTAGGAAAAAAACATTGGTTCTCTCCATACAAACAAATGATTTTGTTAAAAACTAGTGATAATACGTATGTTTTGTTTGGACCTGGGACACGAAAAGACGAATATCCCGTTTATCTATATGATATTATGGATATTGAAGAATTTGTAAAAAGATATCCTGTTCAAGTTTTATATACAAAAGAACATCAGAATGCTGATGAGCTATACGAACAATTAGATAAGATAAAAGATAAAACAACAAAAGGTTTTATAGAGACACGAAAAAATATGAATACAATGATATTTGAAATATGTTAGAAGAAAGGAGAAAGTAAGATATGCTAAAGAATAGTATTAATATGACTTCACAAAGTATTTTCATTGACAATTTTACACAAAAACAAAATTTTTGTTATAGTATATTGTATTTTAAAAATATAGAAGGAATAACAAATCAAGGACAAATATTAGATTATTATTTCCCAGAGAAAAACTTTCTACTTCTTCCGAGAAATATAATAACAAAAAATACAACAAATAACGATGGAGAAACTTTTACAGAAAATTATTATACAACATTATTTTTAAGCTGGAGTGAAGAAAAGTCTTTGATAAAAAAATTAGAAGAAATGTTGGAAAAAGAAACTAATATTGATGTGTATGATGGAGTAATAAATTCAAAAGGAAAACAGATAGCAGTTTTTAGAAAAAATAAATTTAATTCTTTAAATAATTGGTCAGACTTTGATGGAAGATATTCTTATATTATCAGTCATCAATATAATAATGGTGTTTATGCTTATAGAATTACATCAAGTGATAGTATGAAACAAAACTTGAAACTTTTAGAACAAAAAGGACTAAAAGAAAATACAGTATTAGATTTAATATTTACAGGAAGAGATTCTAATAAATGGCATAATACTTACAATTTCGGTAACTTCAAAGTAAAAGACTGCATTATAACAAATAGAGAACAAATAATATTATCTAACAGTAGGGGTTTGATAGATCTAAAGAATTATGAAAATATATCAAATGGAAATGGAGTTTTACTTTTAAACTTTTTACCAGATTATATATTTCCTGCTTATATGGAATATGATTATTATTCAGGAATGAACATAAGATGTATTAACTTTGTTCCAGAAGATAAAACGGAACTACAAGAAGACGGAAAACTAATAATACAAAAATATTTTAAAAGAGTAGATCCATCTTCTATTGTGGTTTTACCAAAAGATGAAGAAGTAAAAAAAGAAATAGAAATGAATTTGTTGACAAAGAGTGTAGGAAGTTTAAATGAAATTTTCATTGCTTCTAAGACTTCAATAGAAGATATTATAAAGAAATTTGATTCAAGAAGAACTTATACCATAAGACAAGAGTTCTTGGCAAGAAAAAGAGATTTGATAATGTCGATAGCTCAATGCAGAAGAGAGATAAATGACAAAAAAGAAAAAATTGCATCAATTGAGTATAGGATTAAAGAATTTATTCCTTTCCCAATGATAGATATAAAATCAGTACAAGATTATAATGAGCCATTTTATGATGTATATTCGATGTTATATAAAGAAAATGGTCAATATATAGTAAGAAGGGATGTGAACTTAAATGAATTGGAACAACGTTAGTAGGAATTTGCCAATTATCAAATTACCAAATGGAGTTTTCTATGTTTTTGATAGAATGTTTAGTTCAGTTGAAGCAAATCATAGTTTATTCTTTGCCATGTATGGAGTTAAGAGTAAAGGGACAACATTAGTCATAGATTATGATACTACTGGAAACTTTTCATATGGCAATATTAGAAAACATCTCGTAGAAAAAAACTTAAAACATTTCGATAGAATATTCATAGTAGTAAATCGTATAATGAGGAATCTTAGTGATGGTAACATGAAGAGACATAATGCAGATGCTGGAATAACTTTTAGAGATATCTCTTCAAAAGTATTACTTTTTGATATAGATAAATGGGAAAAATCAAATAATATAAAAAGAGAACAAATCAATTGGTTTTATAGCATAATTGGACAAATGATGCAGGACAACCGTTTTCTATTAGGTCAAATAAATGATAGAATGTCACTTGCTGAAATGAAAAGTCAAATTGCGGTACTTGAAGATAAATTAGAAAAAAGAAAAGAAGAATTAAGAAATTTACAACAACCAGAAGATGTCAGTAAAACCAATTTAAGAAATATTATGAATATGAAATGGATAAACAAAATTGAAGCAGGACCAGAGGATTCTTTAAGAATACTTACAAATCCAATGGCTTGCACATATGTTCCAAATATAGCAAGATATATACCGTTACGATATTTTGAAAAAGAAGATATTTTATATCGTATAATGAAATATCAAATGTTAGGAAAATATTTTATAGTGTTACCAGATTATTATATTATATCAAATAATTTCAATATTAGAGGAGAAAGAAACGATCGTTATCCTAAGACTAGAGTTAGAAACGTAATGATAAAAAATACTTATTTTCACGGAATGGCTTGTCACATCGGAAACGGTCAGGCTTGCGTGGGAGAACTTGGAGCAGCAATATCTGGAGCAAGTAAGAATGGATTAGATATGTTATTGATGTCATTTGAAGTTTATCTTCGTTCAATCAATCTTCCAGATGCAGCTGGACAAAGATATTACGTATTACCAATGGGAGATGAAAATGGAAATATTGAAGTATGGCCTTACGTTGAGGATATAGCTAAAAGAAATAATGTAAGTTTAAAAGATTTAGATCGAACTTTAGAAGGATACGAGAAATTATTGAGTAATCCAACAATGGCTAATATGTGCGAAAGTTATGGAAAGTATTTTGATGGTAGTTGTGAAAGTTGGTCAGAACAAATGCAAGAATCTAACTTAAAACAATGTTTAGATTTAATACATCAAAGAGAACCAGATGTATATGAAAGAATAATGGAGAGAGTAAGTAAAGGAGTGGTGTTATAATGGCTATAAAAACTATTGAGTTAGAAGACCAGGGTCTTAGATATAGATTATATTTCTTAAAAAAAGCATATGATAAAATGAGGTTATATGTTGAACTGTGTCAAGATGAAATTGGTTGGTTGGGATATGTTGAAAAACTACAAGACGGCCAAGGATACATGGTAACAGATGTATTCTTAGTAGATCAAGAAGTTCATGCGACAACAACAGAGTTATCACCAACGGCAATTATAGATTTTTATAATAAACTTGATGATAAAGGAAGAGCTGAATTTCTATCTAAGTGTAAATTATGGGGACACAGTCATGTCAATATGTCGCCATCTCCTTCTGGACAAGATGACGCACAAGGTCTTGAACTTTCAAAAGATGTTGATGATTTCTATATTCGTCTTATAACAAATAAAAAAGGAGAATATAATATTACATTTTATGACAAGACTATTAAAGCAAAAGTAATGACAGATGAAGTCATATTATATAGTCCAGAAGGCATTGAATTGAGAAAACAAATCCAAGACGAAATAAAAGAAAAAGTAAAAAAGAAATCATATACTTCAACAACTTATAGTTCAAGCAGTAGTGGTTATTCTTCTTATAATAGCAGAGATGATTATTGGAAGGGATATAATTCTTCAAATAGAGCCTTACCAGCATCAACAACTTCTAAAAAGAAAAAAGTCGAAGTATCAAAAATAAACATAGATGATGTCTTTGACAAAAAAGATTATCAGCTAACATTTTTGAAAGAGTTAACTACATAAAATATGCAAAAAGAGTTGACTCTTTCTACCTTTAAGTTTTATAATATATTTATAAAATAAAGAAAGAAAGGAAATGATAAAAATGGATTTAAGTAGAAGTATTGAAGTTTTCAATCCTGAAGTGTTAAATGATGAGGTCCATATTATCGGAGTTGGGGCTACTGGTTCATTCGTTTTACAAACTCTGATAAGATTTGGGGTAAAGAAAATAAATATTTGGGATTTTGATAAATATGAAGCACATAATGTAAATAATCAAGCTATTACTCAATCTTGTTGTGAAAAACAAAAAGTAGCAGCTCAAATAGAATTATGTAAAGAAATAAATCCTGAAGCAGAAGTCATTGCCCATGATCAATTAGTAACACCAGAAGATATTGAAAAAATGAGTGGATATGTTTTCTTATTGGTTGATTCAATGAAATGTAGAAAAGAATTATTTGAAGCAATTAAGAAAAATGAAAAAATTAAATGGTATTGGGAATCAAGATTAGGTAGCGATCAGGGAAGAGTTTATTGTTTACCTATAAGTAAAGATTTTGATTATTCTAAATATGAAACTATGCATTTTTATAGTGACGATGATGCAGAAGTATCTGCTTGCGGAACTAGTATTACTATTGTAAGTATAGTATTGGCAGTAACATCACTTATGGTAAACCAATTTATAAAAATAGTTATGAATAATTTAGACAAAGAACCGTACTTAAATAATTTTACCTTATTCGACAATATGCTTGGAGTATATACAGAAAATTTCGAACAAAATGTCGTAGAAACAGTAAAAGAAGTTACGGATGAGATTATCTTCTAAAAAATTTAAAAAATAGATTACAAAAACTTCAAAAAAGTTTTATAATATAAATGTAAAAGTTAAGAAAAAGAAAAAAACTTTTAAGAAAAAAAATAAAAAAATAGATTACAAAATGTTGAAAAACATTTTATAATATAAATGTAAAAAAAATAAAGAAAGAAAAGGAGAAAAGATTTATGAATTCAAGAATCACAGTAGAAGTTGTTAAACTTCCAACAGCACGTAAAAACGTAACATTATTTGCAGGAGACACAGTTGCAAGAGCTTTAGTTGAAGCTTTCGGAGATGAAGATTACAGCAAATACACAATTGTTGTAAACGGTTCAACTTCAAGTTTACAAACTCAATTAAGCAACGGAGACAGCATTACAATAAGCAAAATGGTTAAGGGAAATAACTAATTATTATAGTATTTCTTATACCAATATACTATAAAAGTAGAGGAAAGTAAAAAAACTCTACTTTTTTTGTTTAATGTAGAGAGGAGGTATAATATGGAAGAAATTTTTAAATGGAATGAGGAATATAATTGTGAAGTATCTAATATGGGATATATTCTTAGAGAAGATGGTACAATAAGTTATCCTTCTATACGAGCCGATGGATATTATATCATAAAAGATGGAAGAGGTAGGACAGTTCGTATTCATAGACTTGTAGCAAAAACTTTTTTAGACAATCCAAGCTATTTGACAGATGTTAATCATAAAGATGGAGACAAAAGTCATAATTCTGTAGATAATCTTGAGTGGTGTGATAGAGGGTTTAACATAAAACACGCATATGACACCGGACTTAGGGAAATAAAACGAGGAGCCGATAGCCCTAATACAAAATTGACATTAGAAGATGCCCAATATATTTATGACCATTATCAAACAGATGGCTATAATTCAAACACAAAAGAATTATCCGAACAATTTGGCTTGACTCCACAATCTATAAGAACTATTATTCGCGGAGTAACAAGTAATGGCAAACCGATTTGGGAAGATGTCGTAAGAGATAGAGATTTTCCAGCCAATAACAGAGGAGGGATATCTTCTGGACGAGAAAAATTATCACGAGTTACTCCTAATATAGCTAATAATATGATGGGAATTGCTCGTAAAGTAGCTCAAGTGGATTTAAAAACAGGTGAAATATTAAAGACTTTTAATTCTGCTAATGATGCGACAAAACAAACGGGAATAACGCACATAGGAGATGTGGCACTAGGAAAAAGACATTCTTCAGGAGGATATGGATGGCAATATATAGATTAGCCATTCTTTTTTATTGCCCAATAATAATTAAATACTTTCTTTTCTATTTATTTTGGTCAAAAAATTTTTTAATATAATTATATTAAAAGAATAAAAACAATAAAATTAAGTCTATTTTAACTATCAAATTTGCTGAAATAACATAAAATTATTTTTAAAAATAAAAAACTTTACAAACCTAAAATCTTATGATATGATATATATGTAATTGTTTTTTAATAGATTAATTTGTAGATAAAATGCTTAAAATATTTTTAATGAATCATTATATTAGAAATATTTTTTTAAGCAGTCTTTCTATATAATTTGCTCAAAAAAGACCAATTACAGGTCTTTTTATTTTTAAAAAAATTAAAGAATTAAAAACCTTTTACAAATTTGTGGAAAAGTAATATAATCTTTTTAGAAAAGGAGGAAGAGTATGAAAGAAAATATATTTGATTTACAAACCGATATAGCCAATTTAATTATTAAGCACGGATTGCAGGACGGAGAATATGCTTTTATATTTAGAAACGGGAATTTAATGGTTGTCGATTTATCTCAAATTAAACTTCCTGAGAAAGAAGAAAATAAAGATTCACAAGAAACAGAAAAAGAGTTATAATATATTTGAAATAAAAAAAGGAGGAAAAAAATATGAATGAAAAATTACAACCTACTCAAAATATTGTAGAGCTTCAAGGATTATTAGTAAATAATACTCTTGAAGTAAAAACAGACAAAAATGGTAGAAAATTTATAGGAGGAACATTAGAAATTAATACAGGGACAGCTACAGATGAATGTATTATACCAGTAGATTGTCTTCAATATGAATTAAAAAAAGATGGAACAAGAAATGCATTATATGACAGATATGTACAAATGATCAGTTGGCCATCAGCTGCTACTGTAGGAAATGCTGAAGCAGTATGCGTAAGTATCAATAGAGGAGAAATTACAGATAATTCTTTTTATTCAGAAAGAACAAATAAAGTTGTTGAAGGATGGAGATTAAGAGCTGTATTTATTGATCAAGCAACAAAAATGGCTCCTAGAAACAATTCTTTTACAGTACAAGGCGTTGTAGATTCTGTGAAAGAAGTTGTAGATAATGAAGGAGAACCTACAGGAGAATTAAGAGTTGAACTTTTAACTGTTGGTTTTGGAGAAAGAATTACAAGAGTACCTATGTACGTAACCAATAAAGAAGGTATTAAATATATAGAAAATAATTGGAATCCTGGAGATTTAGTTACTGCTTATGGTGAAATAGTATATGAACAAAGAGTAACTGAAGTTGTACAAGAAACAGCTTTTGGAACAGGAAATACAAAGAAATACACAGATGTTATTAAAAGATTAGTAATCAATAGCGGAACAAGCCCAAAAACAGAAGACGAACATTTCTATAATAGAAATAAGCTATTATCTTTAAGAGCAGCAGCTTTAAAAGACATAGAAGAAAGATATTTAGCCAATAAAGGAATGAGCAGTAATAATAATTCTGGTAATCCATATTTAGATTTTTAATAAAAGGAGGAATATAAATGGCAATAGATATTTGTAATATAACACCTAGTAAAGTAAAACCTGGCTTAGAGGGAAAGATAATTTTACTTTCAGGAGAAAAGAAAACAGGTAAAACAACTTTTCTAAGTAAATTACCTGACTGTTTAATCATAGGATTAGAACCAGGCACTAATTTATTATCAGGAGTAATGGTTCAACCTTGTAATAGTTGGACTGAATTTAAACAAATTGTTAAACAATTAAAATCAGACGAAGCTAAGAAAAAATTCAAATATGTTGGTATCGATCCACTAGGTATCTTATGGAATCTTGCAGCAAAATTTACTTGGATGCAAAAGAACGATGGTAGTGATTTAAGTGATTATGAAATTGGTCTTCATCAAAACAAATCAATGAATGAATTCTCAAGTGCAATTATGGATATTGCAAAAGAAGGATACGGATTAGTTATGATTAGTCATATTACAACAAAAGATGTTCCAAATGAACTTGGCTTCAAATATGGAACAGAGGTTGCACCAGATTTACCAAAGAGACCAAGAAGTTTTGTAGAAGGATTGGCAGATTTAACAATAAATGTAATAGCTGAACCTAATGAAGAGGGAAAAACAATACCTTATATGTATTTAAGAGAAACGATAGAAAATGGAATTAGAGTTAAGGCCGGCGGTAGATATAAAGATTTACCAGAGAAAGCAGTATTTAGTTACGATAATTTAGTTAAAATTATTGAAGAAGCTGATAAGAAATTAGCAGAATCTGGAGCAGATATGACTGGTACAAAGACATCTATTCAAGAGGCAATTGTCGACCCAATAACAAGAGAATGGAAAGATGTTGTAAAAGAAGTTAATGATACTTTAAAGATAGTTGCAGAAAAAAGCAATAAGGGTGATACCACAATATCTACAAAAGCGAAAGCTATCATATCATCTTATTTGGGCGAAGGCAAAAAGATAACAGAAGCAACACCAAATCAGATTGAATTAGTAGAAGCTGCTTTGGCTGATTTAAAGGCATTAGTAGCGTAATTTAAACGCTACTTTTTTTAGATAAGAAAGGAGGGCAATATGCATATCGTTAAATGTGTATTCTGCCAAGAAAAATTTGATAGGGATAAAGAAAAATATCAAGAGATTGGATATAGAAGGTACGCTCATTTACGTTGTCATGAACCAAAAATCGACGTAGATGGGACAGCTTATAATATGATTATTCAATATTGCTCTCAAATTTTTGGTGAAAAAGCAAATTTTAAACGCATAGGAAAACAAATAAAAGATTTTATATTGCAAGGAATGACTTATAAAGGGATATATTTGTCTTTAAAATATTGGTATGATGTTAAGAAAAACGGAATAGAACGTTCTAATGGAGGCATAGGAATAGTTCCATACATTTATAAAGAAGCATCTGCATATTGGAAGCAAATTGGTCCAAAACGTGTGCCAAAAATAGAACAAGAAGAAGTGGTAATTACTTACCGTAAAAGAAAAAGTATTTTAGAAAGTTTGGAGGGATAGTATGGATAATAAAGAGATGACCGAAAAAATAATTTTATCTTTTTTAATGCATACTCCTTCTTTACTTTTTGATGACAAGTATCCAATAAAAGCAAAAGATTTTTCTAAAAAAGTATATAAACAAATGTATTCAGCAATGCTAAATTTATATGCAAGAGGAAACACTGACATACAGCCACAGGAAGTTATAATGCAAATAGGCAAGAGTGCCAGTGCTTTCAAAGAATTCCAAGAAGCACGAGGAGAAGGATTATTAAACGAAATAAATAATCTAAATTACAATGCATATGATTATGACATTCAATATAGTAATTTAAAAAAGTATTCTTTGTTTCAAGATTTAAGAGATAGTGGAATTGAAATATCCGATCTTTACAATCCTCTTGCTGAACCTGATAAAGCAATGGCTATGGCAGATAAAATAGATAATATGTCTTACAAAGAGATAATAGACCATTATAGAGAAAAGATCGCAAAGATAGAAGATCGATATGAAAACTTTATAGAAAAAAGTGGAATAGAAGCTGGAGAAGGCATGGATGATTTACTACATTCTTTAGAAGAACAGCCCGAAATGGGAATGCCACTAATAGGAGATCTTTTAAATACTGTATGTAGAGGAGCAAGAAGAAAGAAGGTTTATCTTAATTCAGCTAGCTCAGGAAGTGGTAAGTCAAGAATGGCGGCAGGTAATGTTGCCAAACTTGGTTTTCCGATGTATTATGACGAAAAAAGAGAAGCGTGGATAGAAACCGGTATGCATTGTCCAGTATTATTTATTACGACAGAGTTAGAGCACCAAGAAGTGCAAACGATGTTTATTGCTTATGTGTCAGGAGTTAATGAAGAAAAAATATTAAATGGAAAATATGATACAATAGAAGAAAAAGATAGAGTAAAGAGAGCAGTTGAAATAATCAAAAGCTGTCATAACGTTTATATTGAGTTTGTACCTGAGCCATCGATTGATTCAATAGCTGCTAAGATAAGATTATACGCATTGCAAAAAGATATTGAATATGTTTTTTATGATTATGTTCATGTTTCTGGCGCAACTTATCAAGGGAAAAAAGATATGAGAGATGACGTTTGGTTAATGTTATTTGTTGATAAATTGAAACAATTGGCAAATGAATTAGATATTCATATAAGCACAGCAACTCAATTAAATGCTTCTTCCTATGAAGATAGAGAAATAAAAAATGAGGCTATGATTCGTGGAGCTAAAAGTATTGCAGATAAAGTAGACTTTGCAATGATAACAACGACTATTGTAAAAGCTCAAGAGAAAGAAATTGCGAGAGCCTTAGCTACTCAATTAGGCACCCCTGAACCAACTCAAATTTTAGATGTATATAAAAATAGACGAGGCAAATGGAGAAACATAAGAATTTGGAGATATACAGATTTGGGAACTTGTCGAAGTCAAGATTGTTTTGTAACAGATACAAGTAATAATCCTATTGATATGAAATCAATTAAATTAAAAGTTAACCAATTAGTAAGTGAAGGAGCTTTTCCGGTTATTGATGAAAAAACTGGGGAAATAATAGAAGAAAACAGAAAGGTAAGTGAGATAAGTGACTACTAAATATAATAAAATATTAGATATGATAACAACAAGTGACATTGTTCAATTAGTTTCTAAATTTGGTATTCCAGAAACATCTATCCGATATTATAATAATCAACTTATCATGCCAACAGGATGCCATAATGAAATAATTGGAACAGCAAAACATAAATTATATTATTATGAAGATAGCAAAAAATTTCATTGCTATACATGCTGTGGCTCAATGAATCCTTTTGAATTTGTCGTTCAAGCTTATCGTACTAGAGGGATAAAATATTCTTTGTCAAATGCAGCAATTATTATTGAGAGGATTATTCAGGAACGTTTAAGAGATGGGTTTGCCATAGTTACTCCACCCTCAAATGTGAAAAAAGAGATTGAGGAAGATTGGCATAAATCATTAACAGAATATAATCCTAGTATAATGAATTGCTTTTCAAGAAATAAGAAATATTTAAAAGTATGGGAAAAAGAAGGAATAAGTTTTGATGCAATGGATAAGTTTGGAATTAAATTTGATATGATTAGAAATCGTATGGTAATTCCAATATATGATGACAAAGGAGTTTTTGTTGGAGCTAAGGTGAGAAACTTTAATCAAGAAGACATTGAAAACGGACGAAAATATATGCCCCTTATTCACAATAACGAAATTTATACTTATGATAAGGGAAAGATATTATATGGACTTAATTTTAATAAAAAGAATATTAAAAACGCAAAAAGAGCAATTATATTTGAATCTGAAAAATCAACCATATTATATGAATCTCTTTATGTTGGAAATAAAGCTGTATCAATAGGAGGAAGTAATATTAGCATATATCAAACAGAACTTTTGAAACAATACAAAGTAGAAACAGTAGTTCTAGCTTTAGATAATGATTATTCTTTATTGCCGAATGAAAATGGTGAGTATGATAAATATTTTGGATTATATAAAATGTTAAAAGAAGCAAATAAGTTAGATGCCAAAGGTTTTAATGTTGAAATAGTTTATGACTGGGAACAGTCTTTTCTAGAAAACAAAGATGCCCCTATTGATAAGGGCAGAGAAATTTGGAATAAATTATATAGAAATAGAAAAAATTTTAATGAGTTAAAAGAAAAATATTTAAAGAAAGGAGAGAAAAATGAAAGAACTAAAGTGGAAATTGAGGACTTTTGATGACATAGACTATAATAACATTAACCCCGGGCTTCTGCTTAGAGAAATGTTAAAATATAGAGGAATAGAAGATCCCGAAAGTTGGCTACAGGTATCAAAAGAAAATGAGAATGATCCAAGTCTATTAAAAAATATAGATGAGGCAACCAATCTATTACAAAGTGTTATTATTGGCTTAGAAAATAAGCCAAGTAAAAAAATATATATACAAGTTGATGCTGATACAGATGGTTTTACAAGTAGTGCTATATTATATGAATTTATTAGTTCAATAAGTAATTGTGAAATAGAAATTGGTATACATGAGGGAAAAGAACATGGATTAGACTTAAAAGAAGCATTAGCAAGTAATGCGAATTTAATTATAGTTCCAGATGCATCTGGTAATCCAGAAGATTATAAAACTTTAAAGAAAAAAAATATACCAAGTATAATTTTTGACCATCACGATTATCCAGAAGAAGATTTTGATACAATTGTTGTCAATTGTAACTATGATCCATATCCAAATAAAAGTTTATCTGGAGCAGGAGTTGTATTAAAAGCGTGTCAATATTTTTGTTATAAATATGATATAGATTACAACTTTGATAGATTGTATGCATTAGCATCTATAGGAATGGTTGCAGACGTAATGAGTTTGCAAGAATTAGAAAATCAATATATTATTAGATATGGATTAAAACATATCAAAAATCACGAATTTTTCAATGAATTATTAAAAGATAGGATGGGCAATCCTGTAGAAGTTGTAACAATTAAAGACATAGGATGGTCTATAGGCCCTAATATAAATGCAGTAATACGATTAGGTTCAATGGAAGAAAAACAAATGTTGTTTAATACATTAATTTGTCCTAATGAAAATGTTAATAGTCAAAAACGTGGAGCTGATGGAGAAGTTGTGCCAAGATATATTGAAATGTGTCGTATTTGTAAAAATTTAAAGGCTAAACAAAATCGACTTGTTCAATCAGCATTAAAAATAATTGAACCAGAAATAAATTTAAAACATAATCTCATATATTATATTGATGAGGAAAATGAATTACCTTTTGAGTTATCTGGCTTAATAGCTAATAGATTACTAAGTAGTTATAAAAGACCAGTGTTATTATTAAAGCACTTTCATGATTATGAAGATAATACTATGCCAGATTGTTGGGCGGGTAGTATGCGCAGTATAACTGCTGAAGGATTTGAAGATCCAAGAAGCATATTTAACGAAATGACAGGAGTTAGAGAATTCGCTGGACATGCAGAGGCCTGTGGAGCAAAAATATTTAAAGACAGTTTTGATGGGTTTTTAGCAGAAGCATATGAAAAGTTAGATAAGATAGATTTTGATAATCAACTTTATACAGTAGAAGCAGTAATCCCATGTCGACCTTTCAATGAGACACTAGGAAAACTATTTGCTCAAGAAGATATATGGGGAAGTGGAATTGAAAAACCTCTTATGATGATTACTGATATAGATTGTATCGGAGCTGAGTATATGGGAAAAGAAGGACAACATGTGAAAATCAATACACCCAAGATTGATATTGTTATATTTGATGATGTAGACTTAGTAAATAAACTAAAAGATAGTAAAAATTATATTATGAATGCCATCGGGACTATTTCTTGGAATGATTGGGAAGATCAACCTAAATTACAAATGATAGTAGAAGGATATGAATTAATAGAAAAACAAGGTAACGAATGGAATGTATATGATTTTTAGGTTAATGTTTACATAATCTAGTTTTAAACATTATAATATTATTGTAAAACGAAAAAGGAGGATTAAAATGATTGAAAATTTAATAGACAAACATTTAAAAAAACAAGGTTTTATTAGAGTTCCTGCCTCTTGGTCTGATGATTATAAAAGATTAGTTGAAAAGCATTCTGCTGTATCTAAAGTCGTTAGAGAACTAGGAAGAGAATATAATGAGATATTAAGAGAACTTGCAGAATGTAAAGGAAGTACTTGGATAAAAAACGCTTTAAAAGAGCTTGGAGTAGAATTTAAAAAAGATATTAATAAAGAAGAGTTAATAAATCTTTATGTTCAAACATTCCAAGTTGAATTTGAAGATGACTTTGACGAGGAGATAACAAATGATGAGACTAATAAATAAGATATTATCTGCAAAAGGACTAAAGGCAGTAACAAATGGCGAATATGAAAATATTCAAAAGTATCGTGTAGCCAGAGGAGAATTAAAACAGACCATAGACGATTATAATAAAATATTATCTCTTTTTGTAAAAAATGCTACAATAAAACAATTAAAAGATATTTTAAAAGAAAAAAATATTGAGGAAATTCCAATAGAAAAAAAAGAATTACAACTAAAAGTAAGTCATTTATTGCAAAAAGAATTTAAGTAAAATACTTGACTCGTAGTATCTATATATATTATAATTATATTGATAAAAAAGAATGAGAGGTATAATATAAAATGTGTTATTCGGGAAAATGTAAATATGAACAATACTATGGAGATTGTGGATGGGATTTTAATCTTGGTGATGTCCCTTTAGATGCACTATGTTATCAACAAAAAATATATACCTGTCTAAATAGAGAAAGTGAGCGAGTAAAAGATATGAAGATATTAAATAAAAATAAAAAATTAAAACATTCAAAAATGTTCATCGATTTGGATAGCTACAGAAAAATATGTGAAAAGTATGGAACTACGCTTACAGAACACTTGGAAAGAATTGAACGTTATCAAAATAAAGATGATGCAACTCCAGATATGCAAGATATTTCAATTATGTATGACGTATACATGTACATCACAAAAGTAATCCGTCCAAGGAGGTAAAACGATGTCAGAAGAAGAAAAAAATAACATAAAGGTTATTGCTGGACATAATTCTAGTATTCTTCAACAGATAGAGAGATTACTCACTTTTGTTGGAGAAATAGGAGCAATAGGCGAATATGAAAAAAGAGGTTTCACTAGTATAAATGTTAATTTAGTTTTAAACGAAATTAGCAATAATCTTAATAATATAACTCAGAGTGTAAGAGTTATAGAACAAGTATCACAAGAATTATTACAAGAATATGACAAACCAAAAGAATAACTTTACAGTTATTCTTTTTTTATGATATAATATTTTTAGAAAAAGAGATTAAGAAAAAAGAATTTGAGGAGGAAACGATATGAGATATGCTAATTTACATTCCCATACAGATTATTCGAACACTAGGCTTATTGATTCAATAATTAAAATTCCGACTTTAATAGATACTTCTCATTCATTAGGATTATGTGCAGTCGCTTGCACCGATCATGAATTTTTAGGAGGACATTTAAAAGCCTTAGAGTATTTGAAGAAGAAGCAGTCTGAAAATCCAAATGACGAGACATGGCAAAATTTTAAAGTCGTGTTGGGTAACGAAATATATTTATGTCGTAATGGTCTAGATAAAGATACTGTTGAAAAAGGCGAAAAATATCCCCATTTTATTCTATTAGCTTTAGATAATGAAGGACATCGACAATTAAGAGAATTAAGTTCTAGGGCATGGGAAAGAAGTTATATGATGTTTTTAAAACGTGTCCCTACGTGGTATTCTGATTTAGAAGAAATTATTATGCCAAATCAAGGACATATTATAGGAACTAGTGCCTGTATTGGAAACATATTAGGGATATGGTTTGAAAGAAAAGAATTTGATAAAGTAGAGCAACATCTATTATGGTGTCAAAAAGTCTTTGGAGAAAACAATTTTTATTTAGAAATGTCTCCAGCAGCATATGAAGAACAGATTGAATATAATAAATATTTAATAGAATTACACAATAAATATAACATTCCTCTAACGATTGCAACTGACGCTCATTATGCTAGACCAGAAGATTTCCCGATACATGAAGCTTTCTTAAAATCAAAGGATGAGGAAAGAGAAACTGCTGATTTCTACCGATATACTTATCTCATGTCTTCTGATGAAATTTATCAACTAATGAGTTATCTTCCAAAAGATTTAATTACCGAAGCATTAAATAATACCATTTCTATCGCAGATAGAGTTAAGGGATATAACTTATATCATGGACAAGTAATACCACGTTTACCCGATAATAGGGATATAAGTAATTTTGAATATTACTTAAAAACAAGTAGAGTAAATCCGAAATATGAATATATAAATAAATATATTACATCTCCTTATGAAGATGATCGTTATGGAGTATTTTTAGTATTAGATGCTTTGAAAAAAATGCAGTTACCACAAGAACGATTAGAGAGACATTTGAAACAAATTGAATTAGAATTGGAAGAGATGTGGGTAGTAAGCGATAAAATACAACAACGATTGATGTCATATTTCTTAACAATTAAAGTCGTAATAGAGAAAATATGGTCTGAAGTCGGTTCGATAACTGGAGCTGGTAGAGGTTCTGGTCCTGCTAGTTTAGTATGTTTCTTGTTAGGAATTTGTGATGGAGATCCTTTAGAGCAGGGTTTCGATTTATGGTTTTATCGTTTTATACATCGAGAAAGAGCAGAGTTGCCAGATTGGGATTTTGACTCAGAAGCAAGTAAAAGAGAGACAATTTCACAGATGGTATATAAAATGTGTAAAGATATAGGCGGAGATTCTGTGTCAGTTTGTACTTTTGGAACAGAGGGTTCTCGTTCTGCAATTCTAACTGCTTGCCGTGGGATGGGGCTATCAAATGATATCGGACAATATCTTTCAAGTTTAATTGGGCAAAATAGAGGTTTTAGCTATTCACTAGAGGATACTTATTTTGGAAATCCAGATAAAGATATTCCGGCATCAAAAGAATTTAAAAATGAAATAGATAAATACCCCAATCTTTTTAAAACAGCATGCGCTATATCTGGTTTGATTACAAGACTTGGACAACACGCATGTGGACATGTATTATATAATGGAAGTATTTACGATATGAATGCATTAGCAACAACGCCAAATGGAACGCGAGTAACTCAGTTCGATCTTGGAGACAGCGAGAAGATGGGATCAATCAAATATGATTTTCTATCAACAGATGCTTTAGATAAAATTCATGTTTGTATGGACTTATTAATAAAAGATGGATATATTGAATGGCAAGGAAGTTTGCGTGCGACATATAATAAATATCTTCATCCAGATGTATTAGATAGAACAACTAAAGAGATGTGGGAGATGTTAAATGCTGGTAAAATTATTAGTGCATTTCAAATGGATTCTGTTGTCGCAAAACAGACACTAGCAAGTATCCATCCATCTTCTTTATTAGAGTTAGCGGCGACAAATAGTTTAATGAGATTGGTGCCTGAAAAGGGTCACAAATCGCCAGCAGAAGAATATCTTGAATATAAACTAAATCCACAAAAATTAAAAGATGAAGTATATAGTCTTAATGGAACAGATAAAGAAAAAAAGATATTGTATGAATATCTAAAGAAATATAATGGAGTACTGGAATCTCAAGAAAATATGATGCAAATAACGATGATACCAGAATTTACAAATTTTAGTTTTAGTGATGCATCTAAATTAAGAAAAATTGTTGCCAAGAAAAAACTAAAAGAAGTAGATAGTTTTAGAGAATATTTTTTAAAAACCGGTATCGAAAATGGATGCTCAGAAGACATTCTTAAATATATATGGGATGTCCAAATTAAACGCCAGCTTGGGTATAGTTTCAATCTTACACATTGTACTTACTATTCTCTTATTGGGTTGCAGGAAATGAATTTAGCTTATCATTACCCATCAATTTATTGGGCGACTGCTGTTATTACGGTAGAAGCAGGAGCATTAGGAGAAGAAGATAACGGAGGAGTTAATTACGCTAAAGTAGCTGCCGCAATTGGACGTGTTCAATCAGAAGGATATAAAGTAGAATTACCTGATATAAATATTGCTGAATTTGGCTTCGTTCCAGATGTACAAAAAGATGCAATCGTATATGGATTAAAAGGTATAAGTGAAATCGGAGATGAACTCGCAAAAAGGATAATTAAAGAAAGACCATATAATAGTGTAGAAGATTTCATTACAAAGATACAACCACAAAAGAAACAAATGATCAATCTTATTAAAGCGGGAGCTTTTGATGCTTTTGGAGAAAAAAGAATTATTATGAATAATTATTTATTGTCAATAACCCCTCAAAAAACCCGAATAACGCTTCAAAATATGAATAGTCTTATAGAATATAATTTAATTCCAAAAGACCTAATTTCGTATAAATATTTATACAATTTTAATAAGTATCTAAAAGATTTAGAGATTCCGGAGGGATATCGACTAGACGAGAGAGCTATAAATTTCTTATGTAAAAATTTTCCAAACATAGATATTTCTAATGGTCTTTTAGATACAAAGGTTTGGAAGAAAATATATGATAATGAAATGACAGGTATAAAAGATTGGATGAAAAGTAATGAGGAGGAATTAATTCAGCAAATACAAAAATGTGATGTAAACAAAATCTGGGAACAATACTGTAATGGAAACGACAGTAGTTGGGAGATGGAAGTATTAGGATTTTACTACTCAGGACATGAATTAGACTCTTTGGAAGAAAGTCAAATAGATATTGCACATTTAAAAGATGGAGATTACAAACATACTGTTTCCATTTGCGGAACTGTATTAGGCAAAGACGCTTACAAGCATATGGTTACATTATTAACTACTACTGGAGTTGTGACGTTAAAATTCACTGGAGAATTATTTGCTAATTATAATAAAATTATAAGTGAGATGACTGCCGAAGGTAAAAAAACATTAGAAAAATCTTGGTTTAATAAGGGAACTCTTCTAATTGTAAATGGATACAAATCTGGAGAAGTTTTTAGGGTTCGTTCGTTATCTAAGATATTAGAAATAGATTCTTCAGGAAAAGTTAAATCAACTAAATATCGATATGGAGAGGGATAATTTTTATGATAGGAATTCTTGATTGGGATCTACTTTCAACAAAAAAATTCTGTAATTATAACTTCGGCGTTCTTCTTGTGAGCTCATACTATTTAGAGCAGGGGATCAAGTGCAGATTAATATTAGATATAAGTTATGATAACTTAAAAAAATATAATAAAATATTTGTATTTAAAGATTATAAAACAAAAAGTGTCCCACTAAATTTTATTCCAAAATATTTATTTTTACCAATAGAGGAATATGGGGAAGGCTTTCCAAATAGACCTCAATTTCCAGATTTGCCCAAGATTATTTATACAAAAATTAACACGTATATTTATAAACCATTGTTGTATTACATTTCAGAAGGAGGGAAAAATTTTATCTTAGATAAAGATTGGAGAAGAGATTTTTTCCCCTCTAAACTTTTCTTTGAACAAGATGGAGAACTCTTGCTAAGAGAAGAAGGAATACACAAAAAAATGTACATTTATGATAATCCCCTCTTATTTTTCAATTCTGATGTTGGAATTGAAAAGATGACAGAAATTAAAAAGAGTAGTATAATTAAATTTGTAAAACCCATTTGTATAAGTAAGATAGAACCCAAATATTGGGCATGGTTATTTAATAATAAAACTATTCGAGGTTTTAAAAATAGTTTGTACGGAATTGAAGATGATCCTTATTGGATGGAGTTTTATGAATGGATTCAAAACCACCACACTCCTGGTAATATAAAAATAACAATAAAAACTAAAACAGGAAAAGTGGAAACTTTAAAAAAACAAGGAGGGAAGATTTATGGAAACTATAGATTTGAAAGAAATGACAAAAGAGCAGTTAACAACTCTTTTACAGAAAAAAATATTCCAATTGGGTATGAATGGGTTACAACAAAACGATATAATGAAGGTAATCAACGAAGTAGAGAAAGAATTAGCGAGACGAAAAGAAGCAAATATCTCCCAAGCGAATACGCAAAAAGAAGAAAACAAGCAAGATGGAAATCTAACGCAATCCGTTCAGGAAGATTCTAATGAACAATAAACAACAGAATCTATACAATCTATTAGCAGAGCGAGGTTTCGAGATAACAAATATTGAAGATTATAAAAATGCAGACAGTTTATTAAGTATCGTTTGTTCAATGGGGCATCGTCAAACCGATACATTTAACAATTTTCAAAAAAATAATTGGGAATGTATAGAGTGTATCAAAGCTGAAGAAAAACAAATACGTTCAACAAGAGGATATTTGTTATCTCTAGATGCTGCAACTAATACAACAGGTTGGGCAGTGTTAAATAAATATGGACAATTAATAAAAAGTGGATATTTTACTGCAGATAAAAAATTGCCCTTAATGAGAAGAATTAATCAGTTAATAGATGAAATAGAAAGACTAATAAAAGAATATCAAATAGAGATTTTAGCAATAGAAGATATACAACTAGAATACAATACATTAGTATTTAAAACTCTAGCGATGTTACGAGGAATACTTTTTTATCATTTTGAATATGAGAAAGGAATAAAAGTATACTCTTATGGTGCAGATATGTGGAGAAGTTATTCAAACATAAGAGGGACAAAAAGAGAAGACAAAAAAGAAGCAACTTTAGTCAGAGCAAAGTTAATTTATGAAAGAGATTTTGAAGAAGATGAGGCCGATGCCTTATTTCTTGGAAAATACGTTTACTCACAATTAGATAAACCAGAAGAAGAAATTCATGAATTAATAAATTTTGGAAAGGAGAAAAAAGAGCTATGAAAGAAAAAAAAGATTGGACAGGAAATAAAAAAAGTACATTTGTAACTCTCGGAGCATCAAATCATACGGATCATTCCAGAGCTTGGTTGGATTTTTATGCAACTTCTCCAACAGCTATTACCAGATTATTAGAGAAGCATCAAATCCCGAGAATGCCAATATGGGAAATTATGGCAGGAGAAGGTAATTTAGAGAAGCCGCTAGAAGCAGCAGGCTATACTGTTATCACGAGCGATATTGTAGAACGTAGAGAAAAATTAGATTATGTGGAAGACTTTTTTACAACTACCGAATTACGAGCTCCGATCATATTAACTAACCCAGCCTATTCTATCGCAATGGAAACTGTATTACATTCCATTGAGCTTGGAGCGGAATATATTTACATGTTTTTAAAAACAACTTTTTTAGAAGGACAAAAAAGATACGAACAATTATTTTCTCTATATCCGCCTAAGGAAATTTGGGTTTTCAGTGGAAGAGAACAGTGTGCAATTAATAATGACGAAAGAGAATTTCAAAAATCAAGTGCAGCATCTTATGCTTGGTTTATATGGGAAAAAGGTTTTAGGGGAAATCCAACGGTGCATTGGATTTAAGGAGGTGTGATATGAAAATAAAAGTTATAAAACGAAATGGAAATGTTGTAGATTTCAATGAAGAAAAAATCAGAAACGCAATAACTAAAGGTTTTTTAGATTATGGAGAAATAACTGAGGAAAAGAAAATATTTATTAAAGACGTAATAAAAGATATACAAACAGAAGCACAAAAATATACAGATGGGATAGAAGTAGAAGAAATCCAAGATATAATAGTAGCTAAAATGAGAAAGGCTGGCTTTCGCAAAGTAGCAAAAGGCTATCAAGAATACAGAGAGAAAAGAGCAAAAGCTAGGGAATTAAGTAACGTTTTAGACATTCTATCAAATGAGGCAACAGAAGAAAAAAACGATAATGCGAATGTTAACGGTTACACTCCGTCTGGAAGACATCTACACATTTCTGAAGATGTAATAAAAAGTTATATGAAAAATTATTTTTTCTCAAAAGATGTTACAGAAGCGATAAATGCTGGGATTATTTATCCTCACGATTTAGGATGGGGAACAACAACAATGACATGTGTTCAAATTGATTTACCAAAATTATTTAAAGATGGTTTTAGTACGGGACACGGATATTTAAGAGAGCCATCAAATATAAAAACCGCATTTTTACAATCTGCTATCGCAATACAAAGTAATCAAAATGATATGTGGGGTGGACAAAGTATTCCTAATTATGATTATGCTCTAGCTCCATACGTACTAAAAACTTTTAAGAAACATCTTAAAAAATTATTAGCTTATGAAGATGCTAAGAAGCATGAGAGTGCTAGTATTGCTTTGGAACCATTATTAAAACAGGTAGACGAAATAAAAAGTATAGAAGATGTTATACCCGGTTATGAATATATCTGTAAGACAGCATATGCTTATACTCAAGAAGACACCTTCCAAGGAGCAGAATCTTTGGTCCATAATTTAAACTCAATGGCATCCCGTGCTGGTTCACAAGTTCCATTCAGTAGCTTAAATTTTGGAATAGACACAAGTCCAGAAGGAAGAATGGTATCAGAGTATCTATTAAAAGCTCAAATGGCAGGTTTAGGAAAACACGAAACACCAATATTTCCAATCTTAATTTATACATTAAAAAAAGGTATTAACTTTGAAAAAGGAGACCCAAATTATGATATCTTCAGATTGGCAATGGAATGTTCAAGTAAGAGATTATTCCCAACATATGCTTTTGTTGATGCAAGTTTTAATTTGCCATATTATGAAAGAGATCCTTATTATGGTATTATAAACACAATGGGCTGTCGTACGAGGGTTATGGCTAATGTTAATGGTCGTGAAGGAGCATTTGGAAGAGGTAATATTTCTTTTACGTCTATTAATCTACCATTATTAGCCTTAAGAGCAAAAGGAAATATTGACAAATTCTTTAAAGAATTGGATTATGCTTTAGAAATTGCTGACAAAGAACTGCTAGAAAGATATGAAGGACAGTGTCAAAATCGTAAATATAATTTTCCAAGTCTAATGGAGCAAGGAATTTGGCTTGGTTCAGACGACTTAGCGCCAACAGATGAAATAAGAGACGTTGTTAAACAAGGAACTTTATCTATAGGTTTTGTTGGTTTAGCAGAATGCTTAATTGCCTTAACTGGAAAACATCATGGAGAGTCTCAAGAATCTGATGAATTAGGATACAGTATTATTAAGTATATAAGAGATTACTGCGATAAAAGGGTCAAAGAAACTCACTTGAATTTTAGTTGTTTAGGAACACCAGCAGAGACATATTGCAAAACAGCGTTAGAACAAGCTCGTAAGCAATTCGGAATTATTCCAGGGGTAACAGATAGAGCATACTTTACCAATAGCTCACATATCCCAGTGTGGTACAATATCTCAATTGCAGATAAGGCAAGAATTGAAGGAAAATATCATAATCTTGAAAACGCAGGTCACATATTTTATTGTGAAGTTGATGGAGATATTTCAAAGAATATCGATGCTTTTGAAAACATACTGCATATTATGTCTGATGCTGATGTTGGATATGGAGCAGTTAACATAGGAGTAGTTGAGTGTACAGTTTGTGGATATAGTTGGCGTGATGGTAGCGATAATCACATTTGTCCTAATTGTGGAAGAGACGAAAGAGAACCTATCGATGAATGAAATTTGGAAAGATATTAAAGGATACGAAGGATTATATCAAATCAGTAACTTAGGACAAGTTAAAAGCCTTGCTAGGCCTATTAATAATTTCAACCAATGTTGTAACAAGGATAAATTATTAAAAGGCGGAATAAAACGAGGATATAGACAAGTTATTCTCTTAAAAGATAAGAAGAGAAAATATGCATCTGTACATAGACTTGTTGCGGAGGCTTTTCTTCCTAATCCTCATAATCTACCAATAATAAATCACAAAGATGAAAACAAGTTAAACAATAATGTTAGTAATTTAGAATGGTGCTCAACAAAATACAATGTAAATTATGGAAATTGCATTGCAAAACGAGCAAATTCTAAAAAGAAGCCAGTACAACGAATAGATAAAGATGGAAAGATATATACATATTTATCAGCAACAGATGCAGGAAAAGAATTGGGTATAAATCCTAATTTCATTAGTAGATGTTGTACAGGAAAAAGAAAAACATTATATGGAGAAACATGGAATTTTATATAGGAGGGATAAACAAATGGAAAAAGAAACTTTAAAAAATAAAATAAAAAGAATTATACCTTTTAGAAGAATTCAAAGAATAACGGGTGGACGTAGTTAGTTTAGCCCTACAATAGCGTAAACCTTACTTATAAGGGTTTCCTTAGCCAGTTCCGTATTAACGGTCAGAAGCAAAATAATAACTAAGGAGGTATCAAGAGATGAATAATAATTCAAACCTTGAGTTTAGAAAAATAAAATCATTACAATTTTTATATGAAATAAATGAAAATGGAACTATAATTAGAAATGTTAAATCAAAAAAGCAGTTAAAAATTAAATTAGATTATCATCATAGTAAGAAAGGTTATTACACAACGTTTGTATGCATTAAGAAAAAAGTATATAGAGTAATGATACACAAAGTTGTTGCAGAATGTTGGATTGGTGATAAGCCTGCTGGAATGGAAATAGACCATATTGATAGAAATAGCCACAATAATGACTATAGAAACCTAAGATATGTTAATCATTCCGAACAAATGAAAAATAGAGTTATGTCAGATAGGGTAATTTCTATTGCAACAAATAATATTACAGAAGCAAGAATGAGAAGACAGATAAAAACTAAAATTAGTAATAACAAAGAAATATATGAGTTTGATAGTTTAATGGATACTGCAAGATTTTTTAGAAAATATTATAATTATAGTAATGGTAGGTGGCCTGAAAAACATCTACAACAACGTAGAAAACATATAAAAGATTTCGATATTATTTATCTGAATGCAGAGACTGGACACGCTAACTCTACGGAGTAAGGAACAGTCCAACATATGTTAGATGTTGTATCTAACTACCCCAGGCAGAGAAAATGCTGGTAAAAAAGCAGAAATAAAAGATAGAGTAAAGCATCAAAAGATTGAGGAAAAAAGCAATGAAAAGGAGGCTTAAAATGATATCTTTCTTAAAAATTGCTTTTCCAGCCTTAATGGTAACTGGAGCTCTAGGAAGTCTTGTTGTAAACATTATTAGTAAGGGAGACAAAGCTACGTCATTACAATGGATAGGAGCAAGTCTTCTCTATACTGCTTTATTATTTAGAAATAAATAGGGTCTATAAAAGACCCCTTTATTATACGTATAAGGAGGATTATATGGCGAAATTATATTTTAGATATGGGGCAATGAATGCTGGCAAAAGCACAGCTCTTTTACAAGTAAAACATAATTATGAAGAACGTGGTATGTCAACATTATTATTAAAACCAGCCATTGACACAAAAGGTGCGAACAAAGTTGTTAGTCGAATAGGAATAAATGCGTCTGTTGATATATTATTAGATAAAACAGACGTCATAATGACAAAAGTACCCCTTCAAAAACCAAACGCTATTATTGTTGATGAAGCTCAATTCTTAACAGCTCAACAAGTAGATGAACTTTATTTAATAAGTAAGATATATGATATAAGTGTTTTATGTTATGGATTAAGGACTGACTTCCGCACAAACGGTTTCGAAGGTTCTACTCGTTTATTAGAAATAGCTGATGATATTGAAGAACTAAAGACGATATGTGCTTGTGGTAAAAAAGCCACTTTTAATATTCGTAAGATGAATGGTATACCAATATTTGACGGGGAACAAGTTTTAATAGATGGAACAGATAAAATTGAATATGAAGCCGTATGTGGTAAATGCTTGATTAAACAAAAAGGGAGAGTGAGATAATGGCAAAAACTGAAATATTAGAATATAATGTTAATTGGAATAGCATAAAAAGAGCTTGCATGAGAACTATTGGTAAAGATGCCGGAGATAAAGAACCACCAGAAACATGGAAAAAGAAAATTTTAATTTGCAGACATAGCCCAATAAGAAAAGGGTGGATCACTTGGAAATGGTCAGATATTCCATACGCAATTAGTACACACTTTGCACGCCATCACGAGGGTACTGAAAAATATATATCTACTTCTAGAGCAGATAGAACGGAAATTAAAGACAGATCTCAACGTAGTCAAATGGATTCGGTCTCTATGGAAATGGATGCGAATATTGAGGGCTTAATCAACATTGCGGGTCGTCGTTTATGCACTTGTGCAGACCCTACTACTAGAGAATATACTGAAGATTTACGTGAACAAATAGAAAAATATGATGATACTATCGCATGGGCAATGGTGCCACAATGTGTTAGAGCAGGCGGATGTTGCGAACCTTTTTCTCAATGCAAACATTATGAAAATTTTGCTAAAACGCTATCTAAAGAAGAACAAATGGATTTAGTAACAAGATTAGATAAATATAATGAATACCGTGGTAAGATTTTATCTCTTACTAAAAAGAAACAGGATTAAACCTGTTTTTTTATTGACACAATGTCCTTTTTTTTGTTATAATATATTTGAATAAAGAAATGTAAAGGAGAAAAATATGCAAAAAGATGTAGAAGGCTTTTTAGAAAAGCTAAGTGAATTAAGTTTATCTTATGGCATCGCAATAGGTGGATGTGGATGCTGCGGTTCTCCGTATTTAATAAATATAGATGGAGAGACTGAAATAAACGGTCTTCAGCATGATGAATTAGAGTGGAACGAAGATCATTATATAATAAAAAATATATATGAAACACCAGAGGAAATGAAAGTAGAATAAGGAGGTAAAATATGCATGCAATAGTAGCAGTTATACATCGAGAACAAAATTTTGACGAAGAATGGTTTTCTAGATTTTGTTGGGATAATACAAACTATTATGAAAGAGCATATCGAACAAATAGTTTAGAAGAATCTTTAGAACAAGTAGAAGAGTACATTTCTTATCTTAAAAAGAATAAGCAAGAAGATCATGATTGGTATGATACAGTATTGACAGAATTGATGTCCAAAGAAACAGAACGTGAAAGAATTAAATTTGTTGCCGATCAAGACGGCTGTTATGTAGATGATAATAATAGAATATATGAAGAATATAATCCAAATGGTTTTTGTGATTGGTTTGTAGTTGGAGGACGCTGGAGTAATTTACTTGAAAGTTATAGAGGAGAAAAGGCGGACACAATGAAACTGAAAGACTTTATGGGATTTTCTGAACCTGAGTTCAACTCTCCTTATGGCGTTGTTTTAGAATATAAGGACGAAGAATGGCTTGAAGAATTAGGACAAAATGGAAAAAAGTGGTTTGATGTTTTAAATGAAGCTCGAGATTACAGCGATTACAAAGGAGAAGATTTGTATATCACGATGGTAGATATCCATCAGTAGGAGGAAATATGACTAAAATAGCGGGAGTAATACATAATAGTGTTGTTGATGGTCCTGGTTTAAGGACTACTATTTTCTTTTCTGGTTGTCGTAGAAATTGCCCTGGATGTCATAATCCAGAAGCTCAGTCTTTTGATTATGGAAAAGAAATCTCAGAAGCAGATATAGACAAGTTAATAGAAGAAGTAATAAATTCTGGAGATGCGGGAATTACATTGTCGGGAGGACATCCATTGGAACCAGAGAATTATAAAATAGCAGAAACTATAATAGACAAAGCGAAAGCTAAAGATCTTGATGTATGGCTTTATACGGGTTACATTTTTGAACAAATTCCGTTGATGTATATGGATTTGATATCAAAAGTAGATGTACTTGTTGATGGTCCTTTTATTCTTAACAAAAGAACTCTTGAATGTCCATTTAGAGGATCGTCAAATCAACGCTTAATAGATATACAAAAAACGTTTGAGAAAGGAGAAATAATATTATGGGAATAAACACACAAGAAACTGAAACAGAATCAATTATAGAAAATAAAACAGAGGAACGAGAAAACGCACTTGTGAAACATGCTCGACATGAATTAAATTTAATTTTAGAAGAAGCAAAAACAGATGGGGACGAAGAAGATGTACGTATGCAAAAAATATTTAATGACGGTATCTTAAAAGTAGTAAATGCTTTTGCAGATTGCGGTCATAGTGGTTTCAGTGCTTCCATAGCAATAAATTATCTTGATCGACTACTTAGATTTAAACCACTTATGCCACTAACTCTTGAAGATGATGAGTGGAATGAAGTTGGTATCCAACATAACGAAGATAGCCAAGTAAAAGTTTATCAAAACAACAGAGCTTCTAATGTATTCAAAGAAGATGATAAATTTGACGGTAAACCTTATTGTATAGATGGACCAAATGGAGAAATTGTTACGTTAGAAGAGTATCCAAGAGTATATTTCGGAGATTTTAGAACAGCAAAAGAAATTGAAGAGCAAAATAAAAAAGAGGAGGAAAAAAGTTATGCTACTGAAGCGTAGAGAATTTGAGATGGTCTCTCGACAAGAAATAGAAAAATCAGAAGAATTAAAAAAATGTAATTTTTATGATCCACATTTTAGAGGGTCATTTAAACTACATTTTCAGCCCCGTAGAGCGACAAAGAATAGCGCAGCGTATGATTTATACTCTCCTATACGAATTGTTCTTAAGCCAGGCGAAATAGCCAAAATACCAACGGGTTTTAAGATTAAAATGCCAAAGAATGAAGCATTCTTTATTTATATAAGAAGTTCTTATGGAGCTAAAGACATTATATTGCCTGCGGGTGTAAATATTATAGATGCAGATTATTATAATAATCCTAAAAACGAAGGTCATTTTTTCATTTGTATTAAGAATAATAGTAAAAAAGATTTTGTCATTGAAGAAGGAGACCGAATTGCCCAAGGAGTATTTCAAAAATATTACACTTGTGGTGAAACTGTAAAAACGAAAAGATCTGGAGGATTTGGTAGTAGCGGTACCAAATAGGAGGTAAAATATGGACAATGATTTTCAAAAACTATTTCCATACTTTGAACAAAATAAAAAATTTACATATTTAGATAGTGCCAATACTTCTCAAATTTTAGGGAGCTGTTTATCTAGTATGATAAAAGTATATTCTAATTACAATTACAATATTGGAAGAGCTTCCTATAGCGGCGCTCGTTGGACTCAACAATTAAAAGATTGGTCTTTACAAGTATATGCAGACTTTATTGGAGCTAAATCAGATAATATTATATTGACAACAGGAGCAACAGAAGGATTAAATCTTATAGCTTATTCATACTGCAACATGCTTCACAAAATAAAGAAAAAAGCTGTCTTATTGACAACTAAATTAGAACATGCTTCGGCAATAATGCCCTGGATGGTCTTTGGTAAAAACATTGTTGATATAAAATACATAGATTTAAAAGAAGATTATACTCTGTCGATAGAGAACTTTAATAAAGCTGTCAAAGAATATAATCCCGATATTGTTCTTTTATCTAGTATGACTAATACAACGGGAGAAATTAGACCAATAAAAGAGATTGGGGCTATTACAAAAGAAAAACATATCACTTTTATTGTAGACCACGCTCAGGGAGCAGCCCATATTCCAATAAATGTAACAGAGTGCAATATTGATTTCCTAGCATTTTCCCTACATAAAATGTATGGACCTAAGGGAATTGGAATATTATATGCAAAGATACCAAATTTTATAAGACCAATGAAAGTTGGAGGAGGAATGAATAAATATTTTCTTCCTGAAGGAGAATATGAGTTCTTAGACAATAATGATAAAATGTACGCAGGAACAGAAAATGTCCCAGGTGCATTCGCAGGTACAGATGCCGCTCTAACTCTAGGTCAAAGCTGGGATATAATACAAATGCAAGATTTATATCTTGGATTATTCGCACATAGATTACTATCTAAATTGCCCAAAATAAAAATATATTCTAATCCTCAAAGTCCAATTTTATTATTCAATATAGATGGATTTGAAGCCTTAGATGTTATGAATTATTTAGATAAGAAAAATATTTTTATTCGAGCTGGAAATCATTGTTCTAAATTAACTAAGGACTTGTTTGGATTATCGACTTGTAGAGTGAGTTTAGGAATTTATAATTCAGAAGAAGATTTGATGAAATTATATAAAGCATTAAAAGAAATGGAGAGTGAGACACTGTGTCTAAAAAATGTCCAGGACCAAAAAACTGTAGAATCAGAAAATGCGGAACAGATAAATGTCCGTTAAAGAAAAAAACATTATTAGATAGAATAAAAGAGATATTTAAAAAGAGAGCTTAATTGCTCTCTTTTTTAATTGTTTGAAGCACTAGAACCCTCAATTAATATTCCATTTATGAATTTTAATGTAATATCTTTTGATAACAAATCACCACCACGAACCTTATAAGTGCGAGAAATCGCATTTTTTCTCGATCCACTGTAAGAGTCGGATACACTTATTGGTCCATTAATTTGAATTCCAGCTCCTCCTTTCAATTCTAATTTACCACCCGAACCGGATGTTTGTATGGCCACGTTTACTGAGCTAATAGTTGTTTTGGCTCCACTTGTTATAGTCTGGTTTTCAGTACTTTGTAATCTCATTCCGTCATTTAATAAATAAGTTCCTCCTTGTCCAACTTGAGGATAGAAAGCGGCTGAACCATTTGGTCTAATAGTAGCATGATCACTTACAAAACCATTTCTACCATCTATTTGCCACCCGCCTATATTTCCACTATAAGCGTAAATAGTGCCTCTAAAAGTTCCGCTTGTTGCATCAATACTTCCTTTAAAAGAACCACTAGTGGCTGTAATTTTACCTGTTATATTTACATTACTAGCTGTAAGATTACCTCCATTATCTACATTGAAGTTACCAAAGCTTAAAGAACCGCCAGTCATTGTCAAATTACTACAACGAACTGAACCATCGTGTCCAACTCTAAAAGGTGCATTTTCTGTATTATTTACATCTGCTCCAGCCCAAAAGGCATAATGTCCACCACTAACAGCATCCATTCCAACTTGTGGACCGTAAAGCGTATCTCCTTCTATGATATACCCACCAATCTTTCCAGTTGTTGCAGTTAAATCTCCCTCTATAGTTGCTTTAGTTGCCTTCATTGTACCATCATGCTTTACCCAGAATTTAGCATGACTTGGATCTGTATTACCAGCCCAAAAAGCGTAATTATTTAAACTACTATTATCGGAACTCATTCCAACTCCGCCTTTTTTAAGAGCAGTACCGCTAATGTCCCATCCGCCAATATCTCCGCTTTTAGCTCTTATTTTTCCTGCAAAATAAGCATTTCCACTTTTTGCGTCTAAGAAGAAAGAAGTTTTATCATCTGGTGTAATATTTGGGGAAGAAGCATCCACTCCATCTTTACTAATAGCAGTAATTCCTTTACCATCAATTATAATATTAGCTGTCTTTCCTATATTAGATACAGAAATTGTATTAGAATCAATTGTTCCGGCTGATAAAGCTTTAATACTAATTTTTCCTGCGTTTAATATATTCTCCCATGTTGTTCCACCGTTAGTTGATGAGAAAATACCTTTTCCTGTGTATTGCATTCTTAAATCTGCATTTTCTCTATCTGTTGTAATAATGCCATTTTCTCCTAATAAAACAGTACCATTGTTAGACATTATAGTTAGTTTACCACTATTATCGTCTAATGAAGCACTAACAGTATCTTGTGCGATAGTTCCGTCTGACTTAATTACAGCGCTACGGTTATATATCTGTTCCTTAGAATAAATAGTATTGGCTGCTGTAACTAACTTGCCTATTAATTCTTCTGTGTTTGTATCTACTGTTTCAATCGTTATTTGATGATTTGCAGGATTAGATAAACTTCTTACAACACTTGTGATATTGGCTTTTTCTTTAACTATACCAAGTTTATTATCTGTAACATAACAATAATCTCCTGGATTAGGCAATACTAATTCTGGCTTATTTAAACGGTATACAATATCATGATACACATCTTCTGTCATTGTAGAATATTCAGGTAAACCAGAAACATCGACAACACCTAATTCATAAGTAATTAAAGGTCTATGATATAGGTTTAATGCTTTTAATCCCGCATACCATAAATTATAAATATAAACCATTGTATCGTCAGTAAATACACCTTCTACAATGTAATCGCCATATTTTTCTCTAAGACCATGCTCTAATGAAGTAATCTTATTTTCCAATATCTTAACTCTTTCAAGCAATAATGTAATAGCAGTTTCTACTTCTGCGATTTTTTCTAAGGCGTATTGTTTGTTAATTTCTTCCGTTATCAATCTATTTCTTGCATTATAATAATTATGAGCCAAAGAAGTCTCTTTAGGATCACCTGGCATTCCGTCTGGTATCATATCAATATTAGCAGGTGGATTGAACCAATATTTCAATGCATCACTAGCAGTGTCATAATCTGTTTTAGGATATAGTTCCTGTTCTCTTAATTCTTCAAAAAGACCAGTTCCTCTATTCCTAGCTTCTAAACTTCCATCAGGACTATAAAGCCATTCCTTTTCTCTCTTTTCTGCATCGGCTTTTGAATCTTTAAGATCTCCTTCATTCCATCCCAAATAATAGCTAATTGTATCTTTGAAAGAGTATGTATTAGCATACCAATAAACTTCTCCAGTATCTTTTACTTTTACCATATTACCTATTTTAGGATTTGGAAAGGCTTCGGCTATTTTGTTAAATGTTGGCACTTCTACTGCTTCTGACTTAGAATATTGAACTTCAGCTAAACTCCATCCCTCTGTTTTAAAATCGGCTCCAGGAGGATAAAGATAAAGACTACTATCTTTTAGTGAAGTAACTCCATTTTTCGTTTCATAAATTGCATAAGTCGTTCTCAAAGATTTGTCAATGGCTTCTGCTGCTATTTTACTTTCGTCATAAGTATTATTCCAATTCAATAATTCTTGACTTAATGTGCTATATTCTTTAAGCAATGGAGCTCTTTTTTTATTCAAATGACTTATCGGTAAAATAAAATTATATTTAATATCATTAACCTGTTCTTCTGTCATTAATTTTCTGTCCAAGAAATAAGAAAAATCCATTATATAGTTATCTGCATATGGAGATAGTACTTCCCACCAATGATAGAATTGTCCTTTATCTACCCATTGATCATTTTCTCTATCAAATCTTCTTTCAAAAGTAATGATATTACTTGCTTCAGAAGGCTCTGAACTTAAATAAGTATCGAACCAAGCATTTGCTTCTGGAACCCAAGAATAATAAGAATCTTGTTCTTTAACGAATACTGTTTGTCCCAATTCCCCTGTCGCAGGTAATTGGTCTAAACTATTTACTTCAGGTATAGCTCCAGTCCCCCAAGAACTAACCGGCAATTCACCAACTAAGAATGTATTTGTAATAGGTAATCTTTTGCCATCTTTTTTAGTTTTTTCTATTAATTGATCCCAAGTATATTTTTTTAAACTAATCTTAGCATACTGTCCCTCTCTTGGATTAGCTACTCTAGCATTTAAATCATCCAAAGAATTGTAATCTGCTAAATAATACTCTGGATTTACTCTATTACAATCTTGTATGTACACTTGTCCATTCAAGTCTTCTCCGCCGTATACCCATAATTTAGATACGGCTTTTTCTCCATCTTGAGTAATTCTACTACTTTTCAAATTATCTCTATATAGATATGTTAATCCGTTGTCTTCCCCAGGAACTGATTTTAAATTAACAATCTTATTAACATGATCAAAACGAGGATAACATTTAAAAGCATTGCATAATTCAGATATTGCGTTATATGCATTAGAATTATCAAAATATAAATATGTACTTAACTCAACTTTCTTAGGATTTACTACTCCATCTTCAGCTAATTCAACAGTTCCGTTGTCTATATATATCTTATCTACTTCTCCGACTTTCCATCCGGTACCTTCTAAGATATAATCTAAGTATTTATCTGCATAGTTAGGAGCAAGATAAGGTTTTTGTGGATCTAATTTTGCCCATTTTCCCTTTAGAGTATCTTTTGTTTTAAACACTTCTCTTTTATTCTTATGCGTATCTTCCCAAGTATCATTTACATATTGCCAAACAGTTCCAGTTTCGATGACATACATTGTTGCTCCGCCAGTATAAGAAGGAACAGTATCATCTAAATTTTCTACCTTATATTTAGTTCCTAGAAAATCATTTGGGAATTCAAAATCTAAGGTTTCATATATATCATACAAAAGTCTACTATTTTCTCTATATAACAATCCATCATAACGTCCCATCGTTTTTTCTGGGTCAAACCACACAGTGTCCCAATAAAATTGAACTATGGCAGGATCAATATCATTTATCCCAATTGAACCGTAGTCATATTTATTTGGATCTGGTGCTAGTGGATATCCACCCCATTCAGGACTCCATACTGGTTCTGGAATAATATTGCCATCGCTATCTTTTATACAAGTTTGAAAAGTTCCCGTTTCTGAGTTAACTTCTAACTCATGCCAGTTGATGAATTTACTCTCATCATTCAAGTCTTTTTTACTTGGGTCAGTATTCACTAATCTAAAAGCTCTATTTTCACTTGGTATATAAGCAAATGCCCCAGGTAATGCATCTAACCATCCACCCAATTCTGAATAATTATTAAAATTCATTCGAGATTGAACGTCAGCCTTAACGTAAAGAACTTTCCCGTCTACGTTTGGAACCTCATTATTAGGTGTCATAGAACGTTTTTCATCTAAAGTATCTTCTCCAATAGTTATACCATTTTTAGCCTTAGATAAATTATGTCTTGGATAATCAATACAAGTATAAGATTTTAGAACTATTCCATTTTCATCTCTACTATCTTCTTCTGGCTGAACTATAAAATATAATATTAATTCTTCTTCTTTATCTCCCGTCTTTGTAATGCGTGTATACTTTAACTTAGACAAGGGAAATAAATGTTTTAATATTGGGTTATCTATTAACTCTCCATTTTTTAATATAAAAGCAGGAGCATCAAATGTTAATTGATACCATCCAGCCACATCACTCTCAAGGTTGACATTAACAATTCCTCCTTCTATATCCGCATCTGAAGAAGTAAACAAAAGACATTGATTTACGTTATTGTAATCAACAGCATTAATTCGTTCTCTTATAAATATCTTCTCCATCTTCTCACCTCTCTTAAATCATATATATTGTATCTATGTAAATTGGCGTTTCATTAGTAACTGCAGTAGTAGCAGTCGGGAATACTTGTATATTTCCATCACTATCTATTCTAATGTGTACTCCGATGTCATTGGAGTTATTAGGAGACATATAATCTCTTGCGCCTGAAGGTCTATACCCTTCCGGTATTGTACATAAATCATTCCATGTGCCTAAAGTCAATTCTCTACGGATTAATCCTCTTAATTGAACGATACCAGTAAAAACTTCTTTTATTGCGACTGGCATTTGTCCAGAAGCAATAGAGCATCCTTCTGCCAAAACACACTCTGCCGTTGTTTTTTGAATTAAGGTTTTCCAACTAGTATCATAATCAGTATCACTATTTTTAACCAACGCTTGTCCCACCGTTCCTCCTTCAGGAACACCCCAACCAGTATCACCTTTTGGACCTTGCGTACCCATAGGACCTACGTCATACCAGCTTTGACTTGCGATAAGCAAAACTGCAATATGTGGTATTGGAAAGACGCTACCTTCTTCATCTTTTAATATTAAATAAACATTATTATTTGTAACTGTAGTCGGATCTGGCAAAGAAGCAAACGATTCTAAGGTATCATAAATTTGAAATGATCTTCCTGTTTCTCCTTGTATTCCTTGTGGTCCTTGTTCACCCTGTACTCCTTGTGGACCTTGAGGTCCTGCGACTCCACTAAATGGACCATTATCAGTCCAGGTGTTATTTCCGACTAATAGTATAAACAAGTGTGCACCATCTTCATATTGTACTCCATCAGCATCTTTTTCTACTAAATAAGCAAAATTGTTAGTAACCGTAGACGGTTCTGGCAATAAAGTAATATTATCTAACACGTCTGTTATTCTAAAGCTATCTCCTCTTGGACCCTGTTCTCCCTGAGGACCGACGCTTCCAGTTTCACCTTTTGGACCCTGTTCTCCTTGAATACCCCTAGGTCCAGTATCTCCTTTTTCTCCTTTTGGACCAGTTAATCCAATGTTTCCAATAGGACCCTGAGGACCTTGAGGACCTGCTGGACCTCTTTGTCCTTGAGGCCCTTCAGGACCAACTAATCCTTGTTCTCCTTTTTCTCCTTTTGGACCAGCAATTCCTTGAGGTCCCTGAGGACCAGTTAATCCTCTTTCACCTTGCGTACCAGGATCTCCTTTTTCTCCCTTTGGACCTTGTGGACCTCTAATTCCACCATCTTCATATTTAGATTGTAATGTTTCACCATCACTAAATATAACTTCTTGAGCATTACCTGTGCCAGATGAAACCAACCCTAATTCCTTAGATGTCTTATTTCCAATCAGTTCTCTTCCGTTTATTAGAGGTTTCTTGAACAACTCTTCATAATTTTTTGTTCCAGAACCTCCTCCACCGGAAATATTTACTTCATTAATAGCAGCTACTAAACTACTCTTATCTGTTGTATTTAATTCACTCAATATTCCTAGATTCTCCTCAGCAGTACTAATACTTCGAGTATTGGTTCTAACGTCTCCTCTCAACGAAGAAGTTTCTTTTTCTAAAGCGGTAAGTTTATTGTTAATCGTTGCATCGTCACTTTGCAAATCTTTTATTTCTTTCTTAATTGGATCTATTTTTAAATCAACTTCAGTCTTTGTATATGCCTCATCTTTCTTCGCATATCTATCATCATGATTATGATCTAATTTTGAATACCTGTCATCATGATTATGATTAATATCTGACTTATTATCATTAGCATTCTTTACTCCACTTTCAATGTTATTCATACGTTGTGCATTTACTAATGTTTCGTCATCTTGCCATGCGGTAGGTGTATAAGCCATGTCTATCCCCTCCTTTTCCTATTATATAGTATCGATAAACTATTCACAGTATTTAATACAGTATACCAGATAATGTGCTTTTTGTCAAACAAAAAAAAGAGCTCTAGGCTCTTATAAAGTAGTTTCATCAACTAGAATAAACTGAGACCAAAAATCAAATTCATTGTAATTAGAGATTACTGTTGTGTTTGTTACAGTGTATGTTGATATATTTATTTCTGGTTTATAAAAATTACTTTGATTATAAGTTGCTTTAAATATATCTATATTAGAACTTCCATCTGTTAAGATTAGATTTGTAACGGATGCTCTTCGTACTGTGCCATCAGGATAATAAGTTATCTTAAGAAATTTATTTATTAAAGTATCTGTTGTGGGATCTGGTGTTGAAGGTGTTGCTTTTAATATCGGAGTTTTAGAACTTACTTTACTCCTTGTTGAACTTGTATATTTATATTCTGAGTATAATTTAGTAATATTATCTGGAATATTAAAATATAATTTAGTACCATTTTTTAAAGTATCTCCTACTTTAAGCGGTCTTATATTAGGATCTTTAATATAAATATGTCTATATGCTTGACAATCTGTAACTTCAGTAACATCTTGTACTTTATCTGACATTTTATATTTATTTTTATTTACTTCCAATTTATTTGTTTCAAGATTATAAAAATATATATTATTTCTTGATGCTGTAGCTCCAACATAAATACCATACTCAAATGCAGTATCTGTATATTCTTGTATTCGAGTATTTAAAGTAGAAGTAGAATTATACTCACAGATTGTTCTATTGTCCGTTGTCTCATTCAAATTAGTTATATCGACAAAATTATCAGGAAAATCTGCGTATAATGTTTTATTTCCTAATATATCCCCAACCATTATTCTTCTTTTATAATATTCTTTTATTGGATAATAAATACTGCTTCTTCTTTTAATCCCTATCATAATTTTTTACTCCTGTGGCGCTGTATATTTACTTCCTTTAACAACACAGTTCATCACGAAGCCATTCCAAGTAAATACCATTTCATACACTTTTAATAGTTGTGGTGTAAATATACCATCTACTACATCATCCCCAACGATACTCACCATGTCACCATAATCGGCAGCCCAAGAGAACGATGTCGTCGCAGTAGAACGATGAGGTGTTTTAAATACAACCGTACATCCAAAAGTACTCTCTTCTCCTATTTCAGAACCATCGAATCCAATTGTTAATGTACAATTTCCTTGGCTTCCTTGCCAGATTCTCCATTCAGAATTGTCGCTTGCTGCGTTTAAGTTTAATTGTAAGTTTGGATATGTTCCAGTATGTATTTGTGGTTTTTGTCCTGCTTTAGCATGCTCTAATTCATTTTTTAAATAACCGATTTTTTGATCTGTTATAAATTCTTCTATCGCTGTTCCCGAATAAATTACATCTTCTATATTAGAAGTTGTCTCCATAGCTAAATACATTGCAACAGATACTGTTACTTCCATTGGAGTATAAACATTTTCTGGACAAGTGAAGGTCATTTTTATACTATCTCCGGGATTTACTCCTTCTATTGTTCTCAATTCTCCTATTTCGCTTGTTTCCAATAAGACTCTATTTTGAGTAGTATTTTCAATCTTTAATGTACATTCTCCCCATATAGCAGATTCTTTTGAAGAAGTAATAGTTGCTAAGAATCCCATTGCACTTATATTATCTTGTGTTATTGTAAGTGTTGTTTCATATGTCATTCCATCTGCAGATGTTGCAGTAAAATCAACAGATCTATTTGGATGATTAAAACCATTAGCCCCGTCAGTTATTGTACAAGTTGGTAAAATGCCTCCACGATAATCTTCATAATGATGTGTATGGTGTTCATTCATGTCATATTTCATATTTAAAACATCTGTACGTAACGAACTTTCATTCATTTGATCATTTAGTTCTGAGTTTCCAACAATATAATTAGTATAAGACGCTGCTGAGGTTGTTTGTTTTGGTTTTTGCCAATGTTCTATTTTAAATACAAATTCATCATCAGCAGTTGCGGTAGAATCCCCAGTATATTCAATAGTTACTATATCATTTTTTTTCATATTCCATTGAGAATAATGAGTTCCAAATCCTTGTAGCAGTCCAATATAATAATCTTCGTTATTTATTTTTGCTGAGAGCATTCCCATTCTTCCTGTTGTTGAGCTCGAATTAGTCAAAGAATAATATACACCATCTACATCTTCATTGAACTTAATTGTTGCAGTCTTTGTTGTATTTCTTGCACCTTTTACTGTTAATGTCTTAGCAGTCGCATCCCAAACAAAATCTCCTGCAGTCACAGTTATATTTGGCAATGCATCTATTTCTTTATCATATACATAATAAGATTCATTATCCATCTTAACTTTTGTAACCCAACCTTTCTTTTCAGTATCGTCCCATAAAAGACTATAAATACCTTCTCCAGTGAAGCAATAAGCCGTTCCACCCGCATAATATATTATAGCATTTTTTTGGACACGAACTAAAGAATTGTCGATAACATTTTTAAATGGTTCTGTCCCATAATAAAGGATACCATTATACATAGAGTTATATCCTAAAACTCTATAAAAATTGTCAGTGCTACCAGAGAAAACGCTTGAGATATCTAATTTTCCAGTCTTTTCTTCAGTGATAGAAGAATCTTCTGATATAGTTATCGTTTTCCAATCATGTCTGTTTCTAAGGTCGTTATAGTTATTTTTTATAACTTCTCTTACTTGATAAGTAACAAACGCTAACGAATCCTTGTCTACTACTTTAAAATCGTCATTATATCTATAAGTATTCATTCTTTCTCCCTCCTTTATTCATTTTATCTTGGCGGATTACCTTGAAGTACCTTATCTATATCTTCTATATCTTCTAACGACATAAGATCTAGGGTATCACTTTTCGTTTGCATTGTTATAGTAATATTTATAGTTTTGGTGCTTGCTGTGTCTCCGTCCGCTGGAATATCAATTTTTAACGCAGTGTCAGAAGAAACTATATGGACACCATTCCAGTAGACTTCAGCCATCCCTTCAGCACTTATGAAATAAGAGAAGTATTCAAAATTATTGTCTTGTCCATTTTCATAATTCCAACTATATCGTCTAAGTTTTTCCTGTTTTTCCTCATATAATATTTGTAATCTCCACACTTTTTTAAAATCATCTTTTTTAAAAGAAGTAGAAAAAGGAACGGTGCCCGAATACCCCTCAAATTCTCCTCCTTTTGTAAAAGTAACATCACCTTGAAAAATAATATTAGAGTTTTCATAAAATGGTCTATTCTT